TACATAATTGGTCTTATAAATAATAATCATAATATACATAATTGGTCTCATAAATAATATATATAAATCTATATATAATAAATAATAATATATAAATCATTAAATATAATATTATTCATAATATGCATAATCTGTCTTATAAATAATATATAAGTGGTATAAGCATTTAATTTTCTTCGGCGGGAGAGAACTATAAGCCGCCCGCGGCGGCAATGTTAAAATTTCTGTCTTGGCGATGAATTCCAGAAATAGAACTCAGCCGCAAAACTCAGCCGCGCAATTTTTCGCGCCAAAATACGCAAATCCGCATATAATACGCATGTCTTAATTACTGTTTTTTCGCGCCATTTCCTCTCTTGGCGATTTCTCGGAATGAACAAAAACCGCCCAAAAATAACAAAAAACATTGATTTTTCGCGCAAAAACAACAAAAAATGAAGAAATTTTAGCAATTTTTGGCAAATTTTGAATTTTCGCGGGATTTTGCGTTTTCGCGGGAATGGTAAACAAAAAGTTTAGTAAAATTAAACTTACTAAAGTAAATTTTAGCGTAGGAATTGTGTGTTTTCCCGTCGCGAAATTTTCGGGGGATTATGCGTTGGTGCAAGGTGCTTTGTGGGATTTTCCGTGGTGGTTTTCGTGGGGTTCGTGATGTTTTAGTGATATTTTCGCGGTGAATGAATGGGGGGCATTCCGCCCCATGCCGTATCCGAACATGTGTTCGAATCCCGAACGTCCCCCTGTTGACAGTCCGTCAAAACGTCAACAACTTGTTTAAACAAAATTAGACAAGAATTGTTAGCACTCAATCTATGCGAGTGCTGATTATTAGCACTCTCTTAATGTGAGTGCTAAAGTCTGGCGTGTTAGTTTTCCAATGTTTCACGTGAAACATTTTTCATCTACGGCACAATGACGTTTTACACGAGTTCCATTTATACCGTTATAATTCCATTTATTCCGTGTATATTTCCATTTATGGTTGTGTATAATATCCATAATGTCAAATATATTTTACATTTTTCCATCACTCCCAATTTGCACGCTTATTTTTTACTTACGCGCTAAAGTATGCATAAATACGCGCAAAAATCGACTTTCACACAATAAAAAATGATATGTTTTCCTTCTTATGCTTACGGGCGAGGGGCGCGCACACACGCGCAACGCGCACAGCATACGCGCACGCACACGCGCGGGGGCTACCTTATGCGTATAAGCACAAGATATAGTAGTAAGCAGCTATTAAACCACCATATATTGAATTGTGTTAATTGTATTTAAATTGTTTGTTGTTTGTAAGCACTTACATGACAATTAGGCAAACAATCTGAAAACATAATATTCACATAACCAAAACGTAAACCAAAAGATACCTTATGCGCTAAAGTAGGCATAAATACGGGCAAAATCGCGACTCGAAGCGGTTAGGTTTGCGTTAACTAACATGAATAATTGCATAAATATGCATTTTTAAAAAATCATATTTGAACGCTGAAAATCCGCGTAGTTTAGCGCAAAAATTGAATTGTGTACAAACATATACAATTTGAATACGGTATGCATGACGTAAACCAAACAATTCTATACAATTTCAAAATAAGTAACACATGTTACTTTTCTATGTCCAAAACACAATATTTAGGCAAAAAATATTTTAAAACCACAAGATATAGTGGTTGACTTGTTTAAACATCAAAATGTAAGCGTTTACATTGTCAAAATATTGTCTGACAAATAGCAAAAATGTTTTAAATTGTGCGAATTGTATGTACCAGTAGCACTACAATTTTGTTTTGTCAATAGCAAATTAAAAAATTTTATGATTAAGTTTTTGGCGTTTATTTTAGGATATTGCGCGACGGTGGCGTGAAATAGCATTAAATATTCAGACAATAACCAAAAATAAAAATTAAAGTTTAAATCTTTTGATAATTTAGTTCCAGCTCTGTTAGGCACTACTAACGCGCCAAAAAATCACACGACATGCCTGGCATATGTTAATTGTGTACACAATAACGCAAAAAAGCATTTAATAGTCGCACAATATGAATTTAAAAAACATGTATTTGTTCTTTACAATCACCGAAACCGTGGTAAGATGTAGTCAAGTTCAATCGAACGGGCGGTTGAACGGTTGTAGTTTCTTTCCCGTACATAAGGAGGTGGTTGTTATGATTGTATAAAGTTGTTTTGGGTGTCGTAAATTGTACCCATCCCATACCCAACGTAAATTGGGATGTTCCGTACTTGACTGTACAAGTTCGCTTGTCTGTACGGGTAAAATCTGAAAAATACATATATGCACGTTCGAGGGAGTACGGGAACGCTTTATCCCTACGCAATCGTAGAAACGTAAGAGCAAGCGAGGCATGATGGGCTTATTATGTCGGCGCAGCAGGGCTACACTTGCGCGTATACGCTACCTCTGTCAAGTTCGTGGAAGGTCAAGTGTCGGATTAGTACGCGTGGCGGAGTGCATGATGTCATATTTTGGGCTATACTTGCCAGCCGCAAAAGGAGGGCGGCAAAAGGGCGAAAAGCAAGCACAACTGGCGAAGTATACCCAAGCCATCATTGCAACTACTAACAAGGGTAGGTCTATTAAAGTTACCCTTTTCCAAGAAACTACACCGTTCCAACGTTCAGAGCTACCCGTCTGCCCATTGGGTAGGGCGTCAAGGCGAAAGCCTTGACAGGCGGTTCGAATCCGTCAAGACGGGCTTCCCAACAAAGGGGGTCACAAAAAATATTATATCAAAGGCGCATAGTATGCGCAAGAAGGAGGACATTATGACAACAATCAACGCAAAACAGGCACAGGCACTTAAGGCACTCGTAAACGCAGGATTCAGCTTCGAAGAAGCTGCCGTGATGTACAAAGCACTCGTTGGTGACGAACAGCCGAAGGCTGAAAAGGCAACCAAGAAGGCACAGCCGAAGGCTGAAAGCAAGGCAACAAAGGCGGCGCAGCCGAAGGCTGAGGTCGAAAAGGTCGGCGGCATTACACGGGTACGCAAGACACAGCCGAAGGCTGAGAGCAAAGCAACCACCGCAACGGCGAAGCCGAACGCTGAAAACGGTAAGGGACTCATGTTGAACTGCAAGTTCAACATCGAGCAGGCAACTCGCACAGATGACCCGTCCGTAAAGGTCTGGCGTGTCTCTCTCGCAGAGAGAGTGGCTAAGTCCGATTGGGCTGACCTGAGCCGCTACTTCGGGGCTGAGTTCGACGCAGGCTACTGGCGTGGGGCGTGGACGTTCTGCTTCGACCCGTCCAAAGTTCTCGCAGGAGGAGAAATGACTGCAAAGCAGTCAAAGGCAGTTGAGGCTCGTAAGGCTGAGCGCAAGGCGGCGCGTGAGGCAAAGAAGGCGGCTAAGAAGAGTGCGTAAGCACTCTTCGCCGTGGAAGGAGGAAGAATATGAAAAAATATAACATGCGTTATTGCTTCGGTTTTAGGTCGGATATCTCTGGATACCCCTTTAGGGTATCCAAACGGTTCAAGTTAGAGACTTTTGTTCGCGGTGGGAATGAATATTATGTCGCGATTGGAAGCGCTAATGATGTGCTTAAAGTAATACGCGACCTTGAATCTGATGGTTTTGTTCCCGCTGTTTTAGGTTGGCGGCATAGTTACGTGTTTAGAACACGCGAAACGTATCGCGTTATATTTAACAAGCCGTCTGATGATGAGGAATTTGATAAGGTATACTGTGTATATGCGAAATCTCGTAAGTTACACGTATTTTGAGAGGAGGTTAATATGAAGTATCCGAGTAAGAAGTGGAAATGTAAGAATGAACGTAGGTGGAAAAGTAGTTACGCTTGCGATGTGAACGTACTTTTCGCTGACAAAATCGCAGAAATCAACCGCAGAATCCGCCGCAGAGAGCAGTTGGAAAAAATCGCTGAAAAGCGGTATCTTACAGACGCAGAAGTCAAGGAGTTACGGAAACTTGACTATCTCGCGAAAGTAGACGAGTCGTTATATCTCGTTGAGCGCGAAATGCGCGAAGAGTCCGAGAAATATGCACAGTATGTGCATGATGTGCCCGAATGGGCTAAGAATTAAGGAGGTGGTATCATGTTACTAAAAGATAGACATAAATTCGGTGTGTTAGATTGGATTACGGGCGGCGAAACTGGATTTGTAGCAGGAAGAACTCGCGATGGAAAGAGGGTTGCCGTTGAGTTATGGTATCCAAGTGCATTCAATTTCGTTGGAAGTCTTGCGCAGGAAACCGAATGGTACGTGTTTAAAACGTGGGGAAAAGCGAATGAGTTTCTTCGCGAAATTAACGCGGTGGAAGAAGGTGAACCAACACCAAATATTGATTATTACTGGGAAACCTATAGAAACCGTTCGGAAGAAGAACGCGCAAAAGAAGATGCTGTGTGGCAAGAGTTTTATGATGGCTACTATTAGACGGCGGAAAAACGTGCTATAATCCTACGCGGAGGGTTATATCATGGAAAAAATCAAAGAAATAAGGCAAAAAACGGGTAAAACACAAGCGGAATTCGCAAAAACATACGGAATCCGCTTAAATACCCTATCCGCATGGGAATCAAACGAAAATGAACCGCCAAAATACGTCACAAACCTACTGGAAAGGTTTGTGGATGAAGACACAGCGGAAAATTTCCCGAAACCGCCAAATGTCTTAGGCGTGGGAATGAAACGAATATACGAAATCAGCGGACTGAAAAAAATAGCATTCGCTGAGAAGTATTTGATACCAGTTAATACGGTTTACAGGTGGCTTAACGGAAATAGCAAACCGACTCGACACATCGCGTATCTTCTCGAACGCGCGGTGCGCGAAGACACTTATGAACCGTGGAAAAATTATATAAAATATAAGGAGGATAAAAAATGAGTAAGTATAAAGCAATCCGCGAGGCAAAAAATATCATCGCGGAAGAAGGTGTATCTATTGAAGACCGCGAACTGTACAATCTTCTCGAAGAACGTTTCCCGAAGAGGAAAAACGCTAAACTGCACACGGCGTTACAGATTGTCCTTTGGACTGGCATATTTGTCAACGGACAATTTATGATGCACGCAACAAGAGACTGTATGGAGGCGTGGGAAAACCGTTTGGAGAAAAAACTTGACGCAAACGGTTACATAGTGCGTGACATCTGCTCTGTAAATAGCATATATAGCTATACAGAATGGATGGATATATATTATGGGAAAAGCGGAAAACGGGATTACATCACACTTTACGAAAGAGAATATGATTAATCGTTCGAAAGTTTAGCACACGCGGAAAAGTGTGCTATTCTTTGGAACAATTAACCATAAAGGAGGAAATAAGTAGCATGGATTACAGAAAAGTGATATTTGAAAATGCTGAGGTCGGATTTGACTATCGAATCGACCTCGCGGGGATGTACGTAATTCGGTTCAACGGAAAATTTGAACCGATTCACGCCGCGCATAGCCGCCGCCCGTACATCATTAACCCGACAAATCATAATAAAGTATTTCTCATGGGGAGTGCTTTGGAAGCACTGGAACGCGCGATTGTGTGGATTGGAATTTAAACAGAAAGGGGGATATAAGTAGTGAAGGGAATAGTTTTTGGACTATTAATAACCTTCTTTCTGGCTATCGTGTGGAACGCGATGGTCGGAATTGAAACCGCGCTAACAAACGCGGAAATTTATGCAAACATTGTTAAAGCAACTGCCGCACTGTTTGGAATTTTTGTGGCGGAAAGATTGGGAGGTATTATATGACAAAGGAAAAGTATTTCAAGGAAAAGTATATCGATGCAAGGGATGAAGCATACGATAGCGGAAAACTGGATTATATCAATCAGAATGTTGGAGTATATACAACGGCTATGATTGCCGCGCTCCGCGACATGGCTGAGAATAACGTCTATCCTGATGGAAATTTCGGGGACGATGAATGCAACGTCTGGTCGATGTTTCACTCATATTACCCGAAGTATAAGAGATGATGCTTTAATCTTCAACCTGTCCACGATTGGAAAATCGCGGACGGGATTGTTGGTTAAAACAGCACAAAATTAAGGAGGTAAAATATGATTCACAAAAACAGATGCAACAGGCGTTGGCAGGATGATAATAAGGCGGAACGTAAACAGCGTATTTGCCACTTTTACACAGATATGGTCTCAGGTGGAAAACTTGAATGGTATTCCGATTTTGGAAGATACCGCAAGGGAAAAATTCATTGCAGTTGTCCATATTGCAGATGTAAAAGCAATGACCCGTACTACGGAAAAAACTACAGCGCAAGTGACCGCCGCAAGTTTGCAGATATGGAAGAACAGGAAAAGGAATGGAGGGAAACGAAATGAAGGTTATGGTAGCATTTGGTATTCCGCCGAGCGGAAAAAAGGCACAGGTTTTGCGCCGAACGCTTATGCCCGACGGCGATGAGTCCGAACTTATAAAGAAGTACGCGGAATGTGTCGCGGAAATCATGTGTGCGCGTAACGTACATGTAATAGTAAAGGAGGTATAAAATGATGACAATCAGAGAGGTTATAGTTGATTCTGGAAGATGGAACGCAATTGCGGAAATTATTGGGGAGATATTAAAACTTTCCGCTACAACGTATCCTGTTGATATGCAGTATGAAGAAGACGGAGAAACAGTAACAAACTACGTAGTACAGAAGGATGTGCGCAAAGGAATTTCGCACTGGCTGATGTTAATTGATAACAATATGGAAGAATTTGCAAGGGATGAATATGGAATACATGAAATGGATTTCTCAATTATGAGGTCATTTAGCAGATTTGTAGACTCCGAGTTAAACACGAAACTACACAATATAGCTGTTGATTTGATTCATGGAAAAGATGTACCGAAATACAAATTGGAAAACATTCGGGCATTATCAGTCTTAAATAGTAGTATTGATTACATAGTTTGTGGTTTATATTTGGATATAGACGGAGATTTTATTCCATTCAGTATCCCGTCTGGATGGAAAAAAGGAGGTGATTAAATGTCATCACTGGAAAGAAAAACCTATTTGGAACTTGAGGAAAAATATAAAGCCGTTGTCATCTGGCGGCGGCTTTACGGATGTACCGCCGAGGGTGAAGTTATCAATGGAATGGCTTTCATGGTTGGCGGATTTACGGTAGCAACTGTTTGGGAAAAATAAGGAGGAGAAAACAAAATGTTTGGAATGATTAATGTTATAGCTTATGACGGGACAGATGCTTACTGCATGAAGTTTATTGCAGAAATGGAAATTTTCACAACAGAAGATTTCGCAACTCGCGTGGAAGCAACTAAGGACGCAAAACTCCGCATCACAGATTATGTGGAGGAATGCGGCGCGGAAGTTGTGAAGTTTGATGAGAAACATACGATATCTCTTGGAGTTTTAATACAACTCAAGGAAAGCGGAACTGCGGAAGAAAAAGCCGCCGTTGATAGATTTGAAAAGATGTACTTTGAAAAATAATTAAAGGAGGGAAAACAAATGAAAACATACACAGTGGAATTTAAAAACCCGACACACAAGGATATCGCGAAACGTATAATCATCGAGGAAGGAGGTGAAATTATACAGGGTTTTCAGTGTTACGAATACTACTGTTTGGAGTATTCCGTAACGGAGGAACAGGACGCGAAAATTGTGAAGCGTCTGGAATATATCGGATTATTGTAAAGGAGGAAAACAGAAATGTTACAGAATATTGATAACAGAATTTACGAAGTTTTGAATCAGGCAGAAGTTGCGGAGGTATCTCTGGAAGAATGGATTGATGACTACTGCGTGAGCGAAACGGAACGGGAGAAGGCAGAGGCGGCTCTGGAATTAATAAGGGACGCTATGGAACTTTTAACCGAAGCTACAAATATAATCGAGGAGGTGGAAGAATGAGAAAATACACGGAATACGATAACAGGGAACGCCGCGCGGAAATGAAAGCAAAGAGAGCGCGGAAAATATTTGAACGCCGCAACAACGTAACGGCAGACGCGGATATCTGCTACATCAATGATACAACGGATTTTGCCGAGGCGGTGAGATTCGGAAGAAGGGAGGTGATTTAATGGAAAAAAGTTTGTTGACAATCCTTGAAGCCGAGAGAGCGGCTGTCAATGATTACATCTTTGCGAAAGAGTACGAAGCGGAATATAAAGCCAAAGCTGAAACTGCGGAAGATGCAATAAAAAAAGAAGTGATGCTTGAGTTTGTTGCAGAGTACACCGAGATACGCGAAAAAGCTGAGGCAAAGATAACCGAAGCGAGAAAAGAGATTAAGGAATACCTTAATCATATCATGTAAAGGAGGGAAACAGATGAATAAATATCTTGATGCTGTCCGTTGGATGTTCGGAATGAACAAGTCGGAAGCGTGTAAATACATTAAAGAAGCCAAAGAAAATGGCGGCATGATTCTGGAAACAATCCTTGAAGGATACAGACAGAACGCGCAGAAGTCATTCTGGAACGATTAGGACAGAACATAAGTTCTGGATTGACGAAAGAGAACATAAGTAGTAAAGTTTATGAACGGAGGGAAAAGATATGAAGAAAGATGAAGCAAGCAAGATTATAAACGACACGCTGAATAATTTCATGGATAGCGCGGAAGACTTAGAAGCGTTTGCTGTCTGGCTTGACCGTAATAGCTATCGGTATTCGCTTAGAAATTCAATTCTGATTAGATGTCAGAACATGGGTGCTATCTGCTGTCAGCAGGTGAACGCATGGAAAAAAGCGGGCTATAGGGTTCGCGAAGACGAGTTCCGCGAACATGGAATGGTTGTCTTTGTACCAAAAACAAAGACAATGGTAGATGTTGACGGCGATGGGAAATATGAGAAGGAATTGAAACTTCTCACTAAGGATGAAAAGAAGAAGTATAAAAGTGGAGAATTCAAGTCGCGTAAGAAAACTATTTTCGGTTTAGGATTTACATACGACATAGCACAGACAAATGTACCCGTAGAAGAATATAATAAGTTTCTCTCTCGCGGAGAAAAATCTGTAAAACATGCTGATGCGTGGAACGCACTTAAAAAGTGTGTAACTGAAAAGTACGGAATTCCAGTATATGACGGCGCGGATGAAAAGAAAATCCACGGGTCGGGATTATTCGGATATTGTCAAACAAGTGCTGATGGAAAACAGGAGATTCACATCTCGCCAACGATGAAAGACACACAGAAACTTTCGGTTGGCGGACATGAGATTGGTCACGCTCTTATGCATAAGGCAAGAGGGAAAAGCGTTGACCAGATGGAAGTAGAGGCGGATATATTCAGTATCCTTGTCAATACACATTATGGAGTACCGATTGAAGACACGCGGAAAAGACATCTGAAAGACCATTTTGGAAAGTTGGAATTTAAGGATGCCGCAACTAAAGACAAGCAGTTGGCGGCTATGGTCTCAGATGTGCTTGAAACATACAAAAAATATATTACAGATGTTGACAGTATGATGAAACAGTAAGGAAGGAGAATATAAGATGTGGGATTCAAGTTAGGGCGGAAAAATATCCGCCCACCACACACAATTGAATATTGGTAAAAATTGAATATCGGGAAATAAAGTGAATATGGAAAAATAATAAATACTTAAATCCACGGAGGAAAAAATTATGATGAACAACACAATGATGAACAACGCAACTGTTAACGCTGAGAACAACAACAACACAGTAGAGGAGGTTACTATGAACGCTATGGAACAGTACGAAGCAAAGATGGCAGAGATGCAGGCTGAACTTCTTGAGAAAGCATTCCCCGAAATCAGCACGACAACAACGAGCATGACGGCGAAGGGGATCGTTCAGGCTTTCAAGTCTGGCAAGATGGAAAGCGGAAACACTGTTCAGAGAACGGATGTTTGGAAAGCTGAACAGAGAGATTTGTTTGTACATTCAATCCTCACTGGCTTCCCCATCCCTCAGATTATCTCCATCAGGTCTGAGGTAGTTGGGAAAAATGACAAGATGGTTATGGTTGATGACCTCATTGATGGAAAACAGCGGACAACTACACTCCGCATGTTCCGTAATAATGAGCATCGGCTTGGAAACATTCAGCCGATTGTCATTGATGATATGGCATATGATATCTCTGGAATGACGTTCGATGAACTTCCCGAAGTGATTCGCGACAAGTTCGATAGCCGCACGTTCAATTTTATTCGAATTGATGGCGCGGATGACGATACCATCGCGGAAATTTTCAAGCGGCTCAACAATGGAACTCCGCTCTCCGCTATTGAGAAGACAAGAGTAGCAAGCAAGGAACTGGAAACAATCATTGAGATTGGCAAGCACCAGTTCTTTCATGATGTTCTTACGGAGAACGCTCTTCGGAAATACACAAACGAGGATATCATTATTAAAACAATGATGATGCTGAACGTTCCGAAAGCGGATATCTGCCTTGATAATAAGGTTGTAAGACCGTACTACGAAACAGTACACTTTGAACAGGAAAATATTGATGAACTCAACGCAATCTTCACCTTTGGTCTGAGAGTTGCAAAACACCTTAACTCTGCGACTGGCGATAACGCCAAAAGAATGAAGCGCATCGGGAAAAAGGTTACTGTGAGAACACACTTTATCTCCCTTGTGCCGTTCATGTACGATGCAATTCAGAACGGGTACGCCGCGGAAGACTTCGCGGATAAGTTCTGCGCGGAGTTCTTCGAAACGAATACTGATGACTACAGTATTTACAGGGGAAATGCTTCTTCTGGAAGCAATCACCACGCACAGGTTTTGAAGCGTTGGGAAATTTTGGAAAAAGTATACAACGCTTGCAAGGGTGAGTTCCGCAAGCAGGAAGAAGTTGATGTAATCATCAAGGCGGAGGCTGAGGCGAAAGCCAAAGCCGAAGCCGAAGCGAAAGCCGCGAAGGAGGCTGAGGAAAAAGCAAAGGCAAAGGCTAAAGCCGATAAGGAAAAGGCTAAGGCAAAAGCCGAGAAGGAGGCGGCAAAAAAGAAAGCAGAACGCGAAGCAAAGAAAGCAGAACGCGAAGCTAAGAAAGCCGAAAAGGAGGCGGCTAAAGCTAAAGCGGAAGCGGAAAAGCAGGAGAATGCGGAACTTGAGGCGGAACTTGACGGAGCGATGAATGCGCCCGAAGAAGAAGAGTTAGTCAGCGATGAAGAATTCGCTGAACTGGAAGCTGAACTGAATAAGGCTCTTGCATAATACAATGGAACGTTAAACATAGTGGGGTTGGAACTAAACCAACCCCACAACTTTTAGAAAGGAGGGAAAGAAAATGACGATTAAAGATATTAATTTTGCTGACTACAAAAGAACACTTTATAAGGGTGTGATTGGATATAAATCTGATATGAATACTCCCGAAGTTAAAGGTAAGTGGATGTACCCAATGGAAGATATACTTGCTGATGACATCGGAGAAGGATTCGCGCTTCATGTGAAGCCGCCGAAAAAAAGTTATAGTTCAGCGGTATATAAGTTGTATTATGACGTTGGAACTATTACTAACCTTTGGCTTGATACTGGCGCATATATCGGAGAGTATGCGGAACTCGAAAAAATCAAGATGTTTATAATCGCTGAAAAGGAAAAGGGGACGGGAACTTTCGAAGGATATAAGGAATACATAAGAGAAAAATTGAAACAAGATAAGCTGTGGATTCCAAAATCCGAGCTTATACCTTTGGCGGCGGCAGGTGAACGGGAACTTTTAAGGGAATGCGCCGAACAAAGAGCAAGAGTAATTAAGCGGCGCGAAAAGGAAGAGGCGGAAAGAAAAGCGGAGTGCGCGAGAAAAGAAGAAGAACGCCGCTGTGAAAAAGAAAAGGTTTTCGAGAAAAAGAAAGCCGAGATTATCGACAAGATAAAAAACAACGGAAGAATTGATAATGAATATGTGTACGGCGAAAACATCATTGTTAATATGGTTGAAGCCGCTGGAATAAACATTCCCCTTAGAACAAAAGGGTGGATGCTTGACACACAGAAATTTATCTACTTCCGCTGTGAACCTAACGGAATGATAAGTGTCTGCTATGACAAGCGGATTTGTAAATGCTCTCAAAAAGTATTTGAGATACTTGAAGAGATGCGGAAATATTACACCAAAATTAGATAGGAGTGAAAATATGAATAAGAATTTAAAGATTTTAAAAGGTGTATTATTATTGAGAGCTTGGAGAAAATACACCGCAAAGGCTACTATGATGATGTATGGCGAAAATTGGGAATCGTTCTTGGCTATGTGGGGGTGTAGAGTAATAACAAAGGAAGAAGATATTGAATCTGTTAGATTTGATTACGAATACCTTGGCGAAGAAGAGTTTGATAATTGGCTTGATTCTCTTCGCGAGGATTTAAAGAAAACTCCCGAAGAGTTGGAGGAAGAAAGCCGCATATCCTGTGAGGAAATTGCGGAAATAGAAGCGCAAGAACTTTATGATGAGTTACATGGCGACTATGATTATTGTCCATCATCAACGGCGGGAGATTATAGCCCATCTAACCCTTGGAACGCGCCTGGGATGTCAATAAGAGATTTTATTTAATATAAATAAACACAAGGAGGAAAAATGATATGAAAAAAGAATTTGAATTCACTGTAACTGAGCCGCTTTACAACAACGAATATGCAAAATATTTCAAATACAAAAAATCATGGGAAGGGAAAATCAAGATTGAATCAATAACAGAAAATTGTATAGTCGCTACCGCAAGCGCGGAGTGTACGAGATTTGATATCGTTCTTACTAAATACTATACAGATAAGGACGGGAACAATAGCTACTGTTTCACAATTCCAAATTGGAGATTCGGCGGAATACTCACAAGAGGTTGTGGTTATTCGATGTATAACGATGACCAGTTACGGCATGGAATAGATAATCCGATTGATAGACTTTCCGCAACTTACGCTATCGGAAAGTTAATTGAGATTTTCGAAGGGTGATAAGTATTTCGTGAGAGACTTTTAATTAGAAAGGAGAATAAAGATGAAGGACTGGACTATTAGTGAAATTGAGGCGCTTACACTCGCGGAAGTAATAATAATGAATGAAGATGATGTGGAGATTAACGGACACGACGTATATTTTGTGGATTTTGGCGGATATTTCGGATATTCTGCGCTCGTCTTTAAGGACGGCGCGCATATCTACTACGCCAACGATTACGAATTGCACCATAAGGGAAGAAGCAAGGAAGAATTGAAAGAATGGTATATGGAAACATTACCAAATAAAGTCTTTACGGACGAGGACTTGGCGGTAGTAAAGAATTATACGGATTATGAAAATAAAGATTATTTTCTGCGGAATTATTATATTCAGCGGATTCCGTATGAAACGGCATTCCATATATACCATAACGAAAGAGAAGAAAAGGAATTCGCGGAAAAGGTAAAGGATAAATATTATAATCCCATCTCCTTCTGCTATGTAGACCAGAAATATAAAGGTTTCTGCGAAAGACAGAAGGAACTTCTCGAAAAATTAAAAGCCGCGAAAGAAGCCGCGGCAAATGGCAATTTCGATTATTGGAAAAATGCTTTCCTCTACGAAATGTTTAACCATGAATACGGCATTGCATGGGATAATGATTACAATGTTATCTCATGCTTTGCAAGCATTGGATACAACAACAACACTTTGGAACAATGCTTTGATGATGCAAAGTTCACGGAGGTTCAGCGGAAGGCGTATCGCGCCGCCCGTGATGAATATTATAAAACTGCGACATTTTAAGATTTGACAAATCAAGAAAGGAGAATTAAAGTAATATGAGGGGCGGATAGAATTTAAAATCACTCTGTATTTTCAAATTACAAGAAAGGAAAATAATATGGTAATCAACTGGGATAATAAAATCAAGGAAAAATCACATCTCTATTGCGTTAGTTTTATACCGCGTAGAGATTTACAGTTTGTTGTGTTAGCAACAAACGAATCGCAAGCTATTAAACTTGCGTATGAAACATTTCGGAATTACGGGGATTATATATTCGATGACTTCTTGGAAATGAGTGCCGCCGAGGAAATTAACATGGATTTTCTTGCGGAAATCATAAACAGAAGTGTCGTTAATATTTACGACAAAGAAAACAAAGTCATCGCTCTTGAAGTTAATTGGTAAGGAGGGAAACTAAATGAAAGTTTTATTGCCGAAGAACTATAAGAAATATTTTACAGTGGAAGAGTATGAAATCGCGAGAGAGATTATAAAAACGGAAAGAGAGGATGATGCTTCAACCGCAAAAGATATGGCGGAATACGCGGTCAGAGAAGCATTGAAGAACGACGATTTATGCTATCTGGAAGAAATTCTGGAAGCGAAAGCGGAAGTTTGTAAAAATAATTATCTATTATATTATGACAGATATTTCGAAGGCTCACAATTAATGGACGTTTATATATCTGGTGTTGCGAGAGTGTCTTTCGGATACTTAGAATTCGGCGCGTATCTCTCTGATATATGGGAGATTGGCGCGAGAGAATGTAAAGTTGACACTGTTAAATATGTAAAGGAGGAAAAATAATGAACGCAAATATTAAACAAGAGAGAACACGCATGGTTAAAGCAATGGAATACATTTGCCGTCAGATTAATGACGAATCGGTATTCGAACCTTGGTTATACGGTGGAGTGGCGGACGGAGATATTTACTACGGAGATTTTGACCCTGTTGATGACAACGTGGAAATATATATTGATGATGATTCTTTTGCTGACTTGATGGGATGCTTCCTCAGAAGAATGAAACGCGCAAATGAATCTGGTGGATTATATTGTGGCGGAATAGTAAGTAAATAATTGAAAGGAGAAATTATGAGTAGTTTACATTTCTATTATCCAGACGGGAAAAGTGATATGGTTTTCTCTTATGACGAAGCGTTGCGAGTAGTCGAAGAGAGGTGCGGCGCGGATTTGAAAAACTATATAGTAGAAAACCAGATGGAAAATCTTAACGAATCAATTAAAGATTCGTTTGATAGACTTTCAGAAGTCCATGATAAGTTATATAATTTCTGTAAGATACTGGAAAAATATTCAAAGAAAGGGGGAAAGTTCGGTGACATTATGGGAAAATTGCATAATAAGTTATACGACCTTGTTTCGGACTGTGATAGCGAACTTGGTCAAATTGCGTATGATTTAGACATTGATTAATGGAATGTAAGTAGTGTATAATGGTATGGAAGGGAGAAAAAATATGAACAATATTAAGTTTACAAAAACAAATATTGATGAAGTAAAGAACGCCGTGGAGAATATTGAAATTACAATTGAAGGAACTTGCGCACATAGCAAGATACACATTAAGGGGGAAATCAAACAGAACGATAGAACTTTTGAATATGAATACGATGAATGTGACGCGGAAGATTGGGAGTTGTTAATCACTGAATATATAAAGAAAGGATATGTGCCGCATGGAACAATCAACACCGTTCGCGCGGAAATATACAAAGCATCTTTGACTGGCGATTGCTCAAATGGCGGAATATCGTCAAAGTACGATAATGTGTTGATACCGTGCTTAGATGGAAACAATGAAGTAGATTTGGAAGATCCACCAGAGAACCTTGTTTTATTTGATAGGAATGAAACATTCCGCGAATATCGGTACTGTAAACCGTACAAAGATGTCGTAGAAGGTAATTGGGTAATGATGGGTGGTACGTTCGTGTATTCATCGGACGGAAGATTTAGCCGTAATATTAACCAGTATCCAATCGCACTTCACGATAGAAAGGAGTAATAAGATGGCGGAAAAATTCGAATTATGGCTTGGTTGTTTCGGAAATGGCTTAACAGTTTGCAATAAAGCCGTGGAAGTAAACGGCGATTACAAGACTGTCGCACATATCTCAAACGCTGGGAATATAAAACTCTACGTAAAAGAAAGTTATATACCGCGCGAAGATATGGAACGTATTAAAGAAGTCGCGGAAAATAATAAGAAGAGTTTTATAGAAAAACTCAAGGCGGATATAAAAGCAAATCCGTCAAGAGTTTATAGGAAAATGTTAGAAGAAATTTCTACCGCAGAATTTGTTGAATTTACGAAGAAAAGTAATGGTTTAAGTATCGCGGAAAAAATCAAAATACTTTTACCTATATATTTGAAAAAGAATTAATTGAAAGGAGAAAATAATTTGTTTGCTACATTGTTTGCGTATTTATTTACATTCGGAATCGGAGAGACCATAAGTAGATATGAGGAAGAGAAAGAGTGGAAAGACCCCGACTGGCAGAGAATAAGATATCTACAGTCAAAGCGTGCGGGCTATGATGTTTGCAATACACCTAAGCGCGAGAAAATGCATAAAAAGTACGGATACATTTATGATAAAGATATGAAAGGTCAGCCGTTCGATATTACGTATGAGGAATATGTAGAAAAGAATGGCAGATGGTAAGGAGAATATAAGATGTACTTTGACGATTCATAGAATAATATAAAAGTTTCGCGGATAAAGTAATTAAAATAAAAGGAGAAAAGATAATGGGAAGATTGCCGCAAGGAAAAGAAATTGAGATGTTTGACGGGAAGAATCATATTGTTGGTAAAATGTTCTATGTGGTTTGCATGGAAGACAGGAAAGAGTATGGGTTCATCGCCGCAACGCCGTTTGAAGCAATGCGGAAAATGATTTACACATTGAATCTCGGAAGTAAATGCGAACCAAAGATTCACAAGACAGAAAGTGGCTTACATCTCTATTTCGAATATCATGGAAAGACATACGCAATCAGAAACAAATAAAGAAAGGAGAATAACCATGAACGAAAAATACATCATAACAGCGAAGAAAGGTGACAAGCGCATCTTTCTTCCGATTCTCCAAGGGAAACCTTGGACGGAACATGAATACTACGGTAAGAAATGTACGGTCATCGAATCTGGTAATATATACGATGTCCATTGCATCCACATTGATGGGATGCCGAAAGAAGCAACGTGGTGGGCAAACGGATACGAACTCAAAGAGAGAAAATAGGATACGAAGTTTTTAAGACCACCGTGCTGTTTTTGAAAGGAGAAAAATATGAAGGTTGAAGTTAATGATATAGTCAAGGTTAATGGTCGCGAATACGAAGTGGAAAAGGTTCTGTATTGTGAATTTTGGAATAGATATGGTTACGATGTTGAGTTTATAGATACAAGTGGAAATTACCATCACTGGAAACAGGAACAGGATGGCGGCGAACTTATAAAGGTTATGCCGCGACATGTTAAGATTGGAGAATTTGAAGGTGGTATATATAGAGATAGTAGGACAGGAAGAAAAATGTATGTTAATAGTCATGGTACAGATTGCACTGATTTACTCAAGAAATATGGAATGATTTAAAGGAGGAAAGAAAATGAAGATTTTATTTAGAAATGAAAACCGCGCGAAAATTGAAAAGGTAATCGAGGATAATCAGAAAAGGGCGCGTGTAAGGAAAATGAATGTATCATTACTTGATGATGCGCTTTGGAATCTTGAGTCAAGACTTGGTATAAAGAAGAAGGATATGATTGGAATTGTCGCGGACATTGATTGGTACGCGGCGGACAATCAGCATTGCACGCCGCCGAAATCTACACATATAGTCGTGGAGCGTACAACGTCTGGTTGGTGTGTTACAGATGTTTATAGGGGAGAACAGAGGAGGTGGAATAGAAGATTCGATGTTACCCTTACGGAAAGAGCAAAGGAAGCAATAGTCGAAAGTAAGTTGAGATTCAGATAATTCTCTTGCAATAAGAGAAAGTAAGTAGTATAATGATTCATGTAGCCAAAGGAAGAAAACGGAGGAAGAAAAATGGTATATGAAATCTACGAAGGGTTGTTTGAAAAAGTGGAGAAAAAACTTAATCGCATTGCAAAGAAATGCGCTAAGTTTGGTAACCCGTTCGCCTTTGAAGTGGTTGGAGATACGATTAAAGAAGGAAAGGACGAAGATGGAAATAAGGTGGCATACAAATTCCTTCTTGTTAAAGTGGAAGGAACGGCAAAGATAGACAACTGGGAGTTTGTAGCAACTCTTGAGAATCATACTGATGGAAACATCATAAAAAGAGTTGCTGATGTCGAAGTTCCGCAGAGATTTTGGACTACAGATAATGTTTGCGAGCATTGTGGAACACGACGCGACAGAAAACTGTTATACATCGTCCACAACGTTGAGACAGACGAATGGAAACAGGTTGGGAAACAGTGCTTAATTCTTTACACTGGCGGTCTTAATGCAGAATATGTAACCAGTTGGTATGACGGAATTTTAGAATTAGAAGAGTTTGACGGGTTCTTCCCTTCTGGCGGAGAAATCTACTATGAAGTTGAAGATGTGCTTGCATACGCAAGTGAACTCATCGACAAACTCGGATACATGAAATCGTGGGAGGATTATTCCTTACCTTCCACTAAGAAATATGTTAGAGAGTTAATTGTCAGAAACAGCAAAACGACCATTGAAGATAGAATAACAAGAATAAACAACGACCTTAAAGCAAATCGCTATGACGAAAGAGTTTTAAAAAGCGATTTTAATAAGGAGGAGACGGCGGAAAAGGTTGAGAAAATTATTGATTATTATCTCAATCTGTATGAAACAAAGAGGGATAACGAATTTATTAATAATATGGGGGTTATCCTCAAAGACGGTTATGTTACCTACGGAAATATCGGTTATCTTTGCTACTTGCCGCAGGGATATAATAAACACATTGCGGACGAAAAGGCAAGGGCTGTACAAAAGAAAGCTAATGCCGCGTCAAAACACTTTGGCGAGGAAAAGAAAAGATATAAAGATATCGAAGCTATCACATTTGATTATTTGTACAGCTTTGATAATCAGTTTGGCGGCGGGTACGCATACAGAATAATCCTTAAATCTGGCGAAATCCTTATATGGAAAACCGCAAAATCTCAGATTGAGATGATTAGCGACCAGATAAAAGAATATGATTGGGAAAAGATAAAACTGGAAATGTATACTATTGATACAATTACATTTACCGTCAAGAAGCATACAGAGTACAATGGAACGCCGCAGACGGAAATCACACGGGCAATCCCGAAGTTTAAAAATCTGATGGCATGATGACAGGCGGCTTTACGCCGCCTTGTAAATAAAGAGGGAAATATATGAAATATAAAATAAACGATTTGAGATTACCTATTTTCGACAAGCCGCCTGTTATTGAGGCAAGTTCACCGATTGAAGCATTGAAAAAGTTAGGATATAAAGACATAAAAAGACAAACCGAAAGTGGTTGCGGAGATATTGTTGTTGTTGGTAGCAGAGGTTCTTACATCTATAGCGCAACTAAGGAGAGATAATATGACACGGAGAGAGCAAACCATTGTAGAATGGCGTAATCAAATTCAGAAAAGGCTTAAAAGTATTGATAGTGGATTTTGGTGCTTCACAGAGTACGGAGATAAAGAAGATGTGGAACATATGATTGAACGCGGAGAAAAGTTAATCGAAACTCTCAAAAACGCAAAAAAGGCTATTGAATATATGGATAAAAACGGGATTAAATAAGGAGGGAAATATGACGGTTGAAGAGTTAAGAAATGCCGCGAGAGACATGGGATATAATATCGTCAAAATAAAACAATACGAAAAATTCCTTCCATGCATATGCGGCTGTAACCGCAGAGAAATGTGGTTTGGAAATACAAAAGAAAGGTCTATTATATACAAATGTATGAGATGCGGACTGGAAGTTTGCGGGGAAAATAAAGAAGACGCAAAACGCAAATGGAATCAAAAGATTAAAGAGTTAGAAGGATGAATAATATGACGGAAAGAGAAAATATAATAAAGCAATACAGAGAAAATATTGATAGTAAATTTAGGGAACTCAATGAAAGTATTAATGTTATCATGTTATCCGACGACAATATGGAGGACTCAATCGGGTTCGTAGCAGATGATATATACGAACTTCTTAAAGTCCTTTGTAGCTTTAATAATTTCATAAAAAAAGGGGGGAATAATGTCTAATATAAGATTTTTGGGAATTTACGAGGAAGAAATTAATAATGCTGTTGATATATCAGAGTTAGCCATGAAGCAGGAAGGATTTACGGAAAAAGAAATTGAAGAAATGAATGATATGGCTTTGGAACAGTTAGAAGAATGTGGAGATTGGAGTAATATAACCAATTCAATCATAGATGCTTACTTCACTGTTACCGCTGATTTAATAAAGCAGAGAAGAAAAGATAAGGAAGTTTCTTATTATGTTAATGAGATGGATTCTCATTTTTATATTGATGGAGAAGAAATTTGTTGTTATTAATAATAGCTATATGTATTACAATTTTGGGAATTGTATTTGTATGTAAAATAATTTCATACACATTTGAAAGTAAACAATATATATTTTCTGTGTTCCTTATTATATGTTTATTTATATTTGTATTATTAGGAGTTTACATTTTATATATTATTTTCAATGATTATTTAATTTATTTATTATTTTAAGGTTTGGAATAAACATGATGAATAAATATGTAATAACTATTTTTATGTTGATTTAGGCAATTATGTCAATATTGTTTGCCGCTTTATTTTTATTTTTAGTGTATTGGATTCATAAAATGTGGTTTTAATGAGCGGATAAAGATATTATGAAAGGAAGAATAAATATGAAAGACTATAAAGAAAAAATAAAGAAACTTCTCGCTCTCGCTGAAAGCAACAACGAACATGAAGCAAAAGCCGCATTGCTTAAAGCGAAAGAACTTATGGCGGCTCATAAAATCTCAGAGATTGACCTTGTGGAAATTAAAAACAAGGAAGTACGCAGAGTTATGACTGGAATTACATATACAAATCGTGGTAGCCGTTGGGTCGGCACTCTCGCTTGTACGATAGCTGAAAATTATTGTTGTGGTTGCGCTGTCAGTGGTAGTCAAACTTTGGAAGTTATGTTCATCGGACTTGATGGAGACGTTGATGTTTGCACAAACATTTTTAAGTATGCCGTTGATTCAGCGAACAGTTGTAGCCAGTATTACCTTGACCATATATATAAATACCGTTGTAACTCGCGGAAGGTTGAGAATACCGTTAAAAATTCCTACGCAACTGGATTCGTGAATGGTATTCGTGACGCTTTTAAAGAACAGAAAGACGGAAAAGAAGCGGGATGGGGACTTGTAATGCAGATGCCGTCGGAAGTGGAAGATGTAATGAAGTCTGATTTTATTACAAAGAAGAGAAGATTGAAAGGAAAAGAAATGGATTACGGCGTTTACGGCGAGGGATTCAAAGATGGAAAGAAGTTTAACCCGAATACAAAATTGCCACATTAAGAAAGGAGATTGTAAGATGTATAATACTGGTGTAATTTATTTTTCGGAGAGAAATGTTCATGGTGCATGGGTAGTATACGGATTGGCGGGAGTAAAGCAATATTACGGATACAGCAAAAGAGAGGCTGAGAAGAGATACAGAGAAGAATATAAGCAGACGTTTATCATAAATAAAAATTAATAGTAAAACAAAAATGAAGGAGAAATAGTATGTCAAATTGGACACATGTTGCAGGAATTATAAGAATTGATGATATAGAAAGGGCATTTTCTACAGAGAACAAACAATTAAATTGGGATGAAATTTTCGGCAAAGAATGCCATTTCGATTCTGATGAATCGGTTTGGAAGGATTATTACGATAATCCAGAAATTTATATGCCGAGCGGCTCTGAGGGAACTTTAACGAAAAGTGTTTGGGTAAATCCAAACATACATAATGTTGATGCATATACAGTAAGTATATTTGGCGACTTGCGCGACCATGACAATCCGAAAGAGATTATTGAGTGGTTTAAAGAAGTTATAAAAAAGCATGAACTGTGGGTTAGAAACGCAGTAATAACCGCTGAAAATGAGTGGTATGGAACAGAAACGTGGGTATTCATAGATGAAGGAGAATAAATGAATCAAAAATTAACGAAAGAAGAAGCACTCAAACTCCACAGGCAGATGTGGAGTGATATGCAAAAAGAGTTGGGGGACAATCCATCTTATTATAAACGAATTGATTTTAAGGAAAATTGGTGTGCAAGAAATAATTTTGAAAATATTAATGCAAATTGTTTTTTGTGTGAATATGATAGACAACATCCAGTTAATCCAGTCAATCCACTCGACAATCGTGTTTGTAATTGTCCGTTGGATTGGATAGGACTTACGGGTGAGGATTTTTGTATTGGTCATTATGGTAGTTATAGAACATCGCCAATAAGTGAGATTTTAGCTTTACCAGAAAGGGTCGAATAATGGATTTAACAAAAGAAGAAGCGTTGAAGTTACATCGTGAAATGTGGCGCGATATGCAAAAAGAGTTAGGGGATAATCCGAGTGAACCTAAAAGGTTTTCATTTAAGGATGATTGGGTTAAGAAGCATGGTTATGTTAATGAATGGGGCATGCCTGATATATTAGATAATTGTTTTCTTTGCGAATATGCCAACGAACAGTATTTAAAATCTGTTGAATGGAAACCTGTATGTCATTTTTGCCCTATAGATTGGAGTAGTTTAACGCCAAATAAAGATAGTATATATTACGGAACTTGCATTGAAATATGGCAAACAGAAGATATTGATAAAATATTACTTTTACCAGAAAAGAAAAATTAAAGGAGATTTTATGTTTTTTAATAATAGTTTCAATATAACAGAGGAAATGCTCAGAAATCATTACGAGTTTGTAAAAAGTTATTATAACGATGATGACGATTTATTATATGATGTTTATAAAAGTAAAAGAATAATTATAGTAAATAAAGTAATAACAGAACAGAGATTTATTTCCGAGAATTTAAGTCTTGCGTGGTTTGAAGATTGTAAATTTAAAAACGTAGATTTTAAATACGCAAACTTAAATAGAACATTTTTCCTTAGATGCACATTTAAAAATTGTAATTTTGAAAATTCTAATTGTTATTTCGCAAAATTTGAAAATTGTGATTTTGATAAAAAAACAAACTTTAAGTCGGCAGTTTTAATATATACTTCGTTTGAAGAATCAAATATTAGTGAGTGTAAAGATATTACAAACATACCTTTGTACTGTCCGAGTGATGGAGAATTCATTGCTTGGAAGAGAGCGTATTTATATGAAGAAAATACACCTGTTATAGTCAAGTTGTTTATACCAAAAGACGCTAAACGTTTATCTGGATGTGGAATAAAATGCAGAGTGGATAAAGCATTAGTTCTTGATATTCAAAGCAAAAATGGTAAAAAACACTATAATTCTGCTCATTCGTGTTATGACACTTATTTTAAATATACAGTTGGCGAATGGGTAAAACCAGAACGCGAGTTTGAAAACGATAGATTTAAAACATGTTCTTCTGGAATCCATATATTTATTGATAGGGTTGCCGCGGTAAATTATTAAATCAAAGGAGTATATATGTACAACACTATTGAAGATTTTGAAAAAGGAGATATAGTTTTTTGGGCGGCTAAAAATGCGACTTCAAAATGGCGCGTAAAATTCGGAGTTATTGATTTTCTTTCTGACTGCGGCGCGATAATAGATTTATTAAGCGTTCGTGAGCATAGATTCGTAAATGGCGTGCCGATTAATGAATTTAAATCGGAAACAAAGTTTAAAAAATTACCGAAGGGTTGGAGTTGGAATACGGAACTTTTTGAAATGACATATGAAGAAATAGAAGTTCCAGAAGAGTTAAATGATTTAAGAAAAGTTAGTAACATCGAAACGCTTTTGGCGATGGGTTATCTCGTTCCAATGAGGGAAATTTTTGATGGTATTATCGAAGCTGAAATAACGAAAGAAGGGTATAGGATAATTAAAAATTATCCGATGTGGCGGCGGCAAGAACCAAAAAGCGCGACAGTACCGTATCATAAGCTATACGATAGCTACGGTTTGGCGTTGGAAGAAGTAAATAAATTAAACGCTGAAATTGAACGGCAAGCTACCCTTACGGATGAAGAGTGGAGTATGGAGGAAATATCGAGAACCATTTCTCGATATCAGAGTTTATATGGCATGACAGATACAGAAGCAGAGAAAATTATTAAATTCTTTGCGTCAAATAAAAAAGTTGCAGATATCGAAACAAGGATTTCTTTTGGCGAGTTGCAATGGAAATATTGTAAGAACAAAAAATGGAAGACAATCAATGCAGAGGATTTATGAAGTTAACTTATGGAGGTGAAAGTATGAAAATAGCCAAAATACCAGATAGATTTGATATAGATAGAATTGTATCCGAAAGAATAGATAAGGTATATCAAAAATGCCCTTTCTGCTATGAAGAAGCAATTAATAAAACCAATGACGAGAAGTATGCTGATGAGTTTGCAAGAGAAAATGTATGCAAACAAATAGATGTGAAAATTGATGGGGAATTTTATAGAAAGTTTATTTCGGAAGAAGAATATGTGTATAGTTTTGAAAGTCCGAGTAGTTTTAGTTGCTATAGTAAAAGAAAGCCTATAGAAAAAGGATTATTTAAAAAGAGGTATTATTTTGTCCATAAAAAATACAGGTGTAGGAGATGTAACGCTGAGTGGTATTCAGAGGATTATCCTCTGGGTTTAAACGAAGATATCCTTAATAAATTAAACAAAAATATACACCAATCGAATAATGATGCATTGAGTAATTTAGAGAATTTAATTGGAGAAGATATCGCGCCGACACTACCGATGAAAGAGCAGTATTGATGCTTGACATTTGGCATTAATTGTGTTACAATTTGATTAATATTCAGAAAAGGAGTAAGACATGGCAGAATTAACAAACAACGTAGTTTCTAAAACGGAAAAACCTATGGATTGGGAAACAACATGCTCTCTTTTTGCTCGTGTAGTATGGCAGATGGGCGAAAGAGACATTAACAATGTCGAAGTTAAAGGATTTAGGGGTGAGGTTGTAAATGCCGTTGGGTTACACGGATTACATAAAGTAAACGAAATACTTGATGAATATTATGATATTTGGGAAGATAGCGTTAATGATGATTAAAACCTTGACAATGTATTAAGTCAAGGTTTAAAATTACACAATCAAAGAGAATATAAGTAATGGGAGGTGTACTTATGTCAGCTATAACAATGCCCGTAACACCAGTAGAAGAGCAGAAATGTATTATGTTCCAGTTTCCGAATAAAGGCGGCAATAATGCAAAGAGCGCATCGGTTGGTGTATCAAATAAAACATATGCTATAAAAGACGAGAATAAGCTAAAACTATATATCTCCTATTATAATAAGAAGAAAAACTTTTCCATTATTGATATGGAAAAATATGCATTGGTTATGTTTGAACTGTGCGTAGGTCTCCGCATTTCCGATATTATCCCGCGCACATGGGATGATGTAATAGACGGTGATGGATATCGTGAATTCATTAGGGTTCGCCAGAAGAAAACATCAAAATATGGCGAATTTGGTATTAATCCACTTTTACAGTCTGTGCTTAACGAGTATAAGGCGGCATTAAAGAAATACTACGGTGAATTCAATTCGGAATGGTATCTTTTCCCGTCTTCTAAAAGTGCTACAGGACATATTACCCGTCAAGGCGCGTGGAAATGGGTAAATGAAGGTGCGGAATATGCGGGAATAGAACTCAACGTAAGCAATCATGGCTTGCGTAAGACTTTCGGTTACACATCTATGAAAACGCATCAGGATGATGCAATGTTTCTCGCGACACTTATGCGTCTCTTCGGGCATTCGTCAGAACGCATTACACTTGCGTATTGTGGTCTTGACGAAGACAATAACAAAAAATTGTATAACGATGTAAGTAATTATTATACAGATTTAATAAATAAATAATAAAATATTTGTTGTACTTTTGTTTGGAAATATTATATTATTACTATGAAAGGTGGTGAATAATATGAAAAAGCTAACTAAGCAAGAGTACAATAATTATTTAAAAGATTTTATTGCTAATACAGAATTGACGAAAACCGAGTTAAAATTTTTGCACAATGAAGCTATTGATAATATATCTGATAAGCGTGGATATAATTCTTTCGCTGAATTTAATGATATTGATATAGCAGAGTTGATGTATGAAAAAATTAAGGTAACGTCTGTTTCTTTGTTTCACGTTGGGCGTGGCGTTTACACAAAACTTTTTAATTTTTTACTTGAAAAAGAGATTGTGAGTAACAATCCTTGTTATGGCGTCGCGCTATCTTTAGAAGCATTTACAAATTATATTTCGTGGGACGAATCCTTGAAGCCTTATACTCGCGAATATATATGCAACGCAATTGATTTAAATGTTGATAACAGAAATTATTATGATGTAATTATGCTTTCAATTTATGAGGGTATATTTGCGTCTTATAAATCTTTATCCGATTTTAGATATTCGGATATTAAGGATGGAGTTATCCACACAAATTCTGGCGATAGGATACCATCCGATAGATTATTAAATAGCATATATAAACTGCAAAAGGAAAATGAATTTATTTATACTTATAAAAAGGGCATTTTGGTAGCGGTCGATGACCGCGTAGTGCCTTATATAATGGTTAAAAAGAGCGATGTCGAACACTTCACAACAGACGCAGAAGGGCGGCATCGTATACAGAAAAGTATGTATAAGCTGTTAGGACGATTTAACGATAAAAACGGAACTGATTTTTCGCAACAAAAGTTGTGGGAAAGCGGATTAATAAATCGCGTTGTCGATACACTCGGCGCGGAAAGATTTATTAAAATCATGCTTAACCCGACAACAGATAAAGCGGAGCATAAAGAATTAAATGATATGCTTTGCAATACTTACGGATGGGAGTTTGATAATGAACTCGCCATAGATAAGTTTAAAACAATATACAGATATCATGCGGTAAGGATGAAACGTGAACTTAATTTGTAAAAACAGAACAAATGTTCCGAATAAATGTTTGCATTTTCTCCTAAAGTGTGGTATAATAACCATACACGGCAAGGAGGGCAATAATGTTTGAAAGTGTTATAGCGGATTTTTTAATAGATTGGCTGAAAGATGTGTGTTGGCGTAAAGAGTCCATAAGATATGGATTGAACGCCGACAATTTAATTGTCCATTCAACATGTAAAGTTTGTGATTTGGAAATCAGCGGAAATGAAAATATTATTTACATAAGAGAGTATGTTTGTGAGCCGCCAGAAATCAGCATTAACTTAAATGGAGCGGAAGTTCTCTACTCAAAGAAAATTGATATGTTTGTTGTAAAAAGTAATAATGTCTCGCTGTCGATATGCCCTTTATACCGTTAATCTCTTTATAATAGCAGAATTAAATTCTGCTTTTATATATAGTAACTAATAAGAATGTAAGTAGAAAAAGAATAGGAGTTTGAATTGGAAAAAGAAAGTATTTCTTTTAATGAAATTTATAGTAATCTGAGAAAGATTACCGTGTCTGACAGAACAAAAAGTAAAAACGGACTCGATTATCTCCCGTGGGCTACAGCATGGGACGAGATTTGTAGTCATTACAATGCGTCATATGAATTTATGACGTTCGACAATAGCGCAACTGTTGTCGGAGTTGATAGCAACGGAGATAAGATTATGGGCGGCATGGATGACCCTTATCTCGTCACAAAGGCGGGATTAATGGTGGCAACAAGCGTAACGGTAGAAGGTCATACAAGATATATGCAGTTACCAGTTATGGACTTCCGCAACACAAGTATGTCTCTTGAAGAGAGACAGGTCGGCAAGAACAAGGTAGCCGCCGCAACAATGAACGATATAAACAAGTCAACTATGAGATGTCTGGCGAAGAATATTGCTATGTTCGGTCTGGCGATTAATCTTTGGACTGGCGAAGATATCCCCGATGCTATTGTAAGCGTTCAGAAAGCCGCCGCAGAAGCAATGGGAATTATTTCTCAGAAGAAGAAAGCCGCAAAGGAAAATGGCGATACTAAGTCAAGCGAGAAGATTGATGAAATCTTATTGACAAGTTTACCGTCAGAGTGCAATGGAGACCCGCGTCTTTGCGAGGATGAGGAATTACTTAATACACTTATCAAAAAGTTAAAAACTGTTAGAATTACGAAAGGAGAAAGTAAGTAATGGGATTAGCAATTGGAAGAAATGTGACGTATGACCCAACGGTAACAATTTGGGAGGTCGATGAACAGAAGGGAAAGAGAATTCATGCGCAAGGTTCTGCTTCAAGTAAAAAGGCGGATGGAACGTATGAAAACTTTGGCTTCAACGTATATTTTATTGGCGATGCACTCGAAAAGGTAAAAAAGAAGTATCCGCAAGGAGTGAAAGATATCCGCGACAGACTTGATATTCTGCGCGGGGATTTTAGTATCGCTAAGATTCCGAGAAAAGATAAAGACGGGAACACCATCACATTTAAGGGACGTAACGGCGAAGACGTAGTAGCTACAAATGATTTTAAGTTCCTTAACGTGTTTGAATTCAAGTTCCACGATGAAGAGAATAATGACGGTGGCAATAAGACAACAGCAACGTCTGGAAGAGATAGTAGTTTTGTAAATATTCCAGATTCTTTGTCTGACATTGATGATTGCCTTCCGTTCAATTAAGGAGAAAATAATTGAGTGAACCAATTTATGATTCTTCGGCTGAGGGGGGCGTTATTGCAACGCTCCTCTACAAGCCAGAATTTATATTAGAATCTGATTTTCTGCAACCATCGCATTTTTACGATGTAGCAATGGGATGTATTTATCATGCAATTAAAACACTTTTTGCGCGTGGTAATCAGATAGATATTTTTTCGATAAGTACAGAGATTAAGAATAATCCGCATATCAATAATATGTACGAAAATGCGAATATGCCTAATCTACAGGAATTTAAAGATATGTCTGAGATAATCGCGCGTGAGAATGTAGAAGATTATATAAATCTCGCGCGAATAGTACAATCAAATGCATATAAGCGTCAACTTAGTCATAAATTGGATGCAATTATTAAAAAATGTCAGGATGTTAAACTTCCAGTAGATAAAATAAACGCCGAAATGTATTCGACCATCGAAGACCTTTCTAAGAAGTTTGTGGTAGAAGACGATTTAGATGAATTTAGTTCGAAGATTGATGGTTTATGGAGTGATATAGAGAAAGATAGACAGCGCGACAATTCCAGTAAGATTAGGTGGAAATGGGATATTCTAAATGATTACGCACCACTTGAACCGACAGAGATGTATATATTTGGTGGGAGAAGAAAAGCTGGAAAGAGCGTTTTGCTTATGGAGCAAGCTATGTTTCTTTTAAGAAATGATATCCCTGTTCTTTATATAGATTCGGAAATGTCGGATAAGTTGTTTATTCGCCGTATGCTTGCGAATTTAACAAACATAGACGTTAAAAGGATTAAGGATGGTACTTATTCCGATGAAGAATCAGAACGCATCAAAAAGGCTTTATCGTGGTTAAAATCTAAAAAGTTCTGGCATATTTATAGACCAGAATATGATGAACTTAAACTATACAATACGTGTAGAATATTAAGGGATAGATTTGGACTCGAAGTTTTAGTATATGATTACATAAAAAATAACTCGGATACATCAGAACTCAATTATAACAAATTGGGCGCGATGGCGGATTTTCTAAAGAATACTATTGCGGGGACGTTGAATATGGTTGTCATTTCCGCCGTTCAACTTAATCGTCAGAATGAAGTTGCTGATTCCGATAAGATAGAACGGTATGTATCATTTTCCGCTAAGTGGCAAGTCAAGAGCCGCGACATGGTTGAGAACGATGGAATAGAATGCGGTAATGCATTTATGAAAATATCGGCTAATCGACTTGGCGAACAACATGACATGACAGATGATTCAGACTATTTTGATTTTTGTTTTTACGGAAATAAAATGCGGATAGAACAGGCACAACAACATAGTCAAGAAGACGGGGCGTTTACATGATTGAAGTAGACCAGAATTTTCTCGATGAAATAAGGGACAATATCGACCTGTTAGAATATGCGGAAAGTCAAGGATTCGAATTTAGGCGGCAAGGAAAAGAATACTTTACGAACTGTCCGCTTCACACTGATAATACTCCGAGTTTGTCAATAACAGAGGATGAAGATGGGATGCACAGAAGTTTCTTTTGTCATTCATGTAAAACTGGCGGAGGAATTATAAAGTGGTTGACAAAAATAGAACATCTAAAATTTATGCAAGCCGTAGAAAAAGCATCGAAACTTGCAAATATGGATATATCTATGTCTTGCCAATCGCCAACTGTTAATTATATAAGAAAACAAAACAGAGAGTTAAAAAAGGTTGCGTCTAAAGCAGAAATACAACATGTAGTATTAAATGATTCTATGTACGCCAAATATAGTATCGAACAAATTCCAGAGTGGGAAAGTGAAGGTATATCGGCTGATACATTAAGAGAATTTGATATCAGAGTAGATAACAACAGTAATAGAATCGTTTACCCTGTCCGTGATATTTACGGACATTTAATAAATATCAAGGGAAGGACGCGATATGATGATTATAAGGCGATGAGAATTGCTAAATATAAGAATTACTTTCCAGTCGAATATCTTGATTATTTGCAATGTCTTTATAAAACAAAACAATACATTTTAGATGCTGACGAAATAATAATTTTTGAAAGTATAAAAAGCGTTATGAAATGTTGGGATTGGGGAATTAAAAATACAGTTTCCGCAGAGACTCATTCTCTTACAGACGGACAGATTAAAACAATATTACAGCTTGGATGCAGTAATGTTGTTTTGGCGTTTGATAAAGATGTTGGATTTTTATCCGCAAAAGAAAAAGAAATGCGGAGGCAAATTTCAAAGTTAAGTAAATTCGTAAATGTATTTTATATTTGTGATGATATCAATGCTTTATACGAAAAGGATAGTCCCGCCGATAAAGGTAAAGAAACATGGGAATTACTATATCAGAATAAGAGGAGGTGGATGGGATAATTGCAGAAGTATAAAGACTTTACATGGAGTTATAGCCGCCTATCATCATATGAGAGTTGTCCGTATCAATGGTATCTAAATTATATAGAAAATCGCGAGGGATGCTCTAATTGGTACGCTGAAAACGGTAGTGCGGTACATGAAACTCTTGAGAAGGTCGCGAAAGGAATAATTGATATTGCAGATGCAGGAGAATATTATCTTGATTTAACTCAATATAATAGTGAGTATGTCAGGGAATCAACGCGAGATAAGACGGAGAATCAGTGTTTAGATTTTTTCGCGGAGTATGATTTTTTATTGTTCACAAATTATCAGATAGTAGACGCGGAAGAAGAGATAAATTTTTCTGTTGGCGATTATGATTTTCATGGATTTATAGACTTACATCTAAAAGATAATAAAGGTAATCATATTATTGTAGATTATAAGTCTGCAAGCGATACATTAAAAAAGAACGGCGAACCAAAAAAGCAATTTTCAGATACTTGGGACGGATACAAGAAACAAGCGTTACTTTATGCTTGCGGAATTTATCAGCAATATAAGACGTATCCTAAAACTTTGAAGTGGTTACTTTTCCGCGACAAAAAAGTTGTAAGTATTGATTTTGACGAAGAAGATTGTAAAGCGGTGCAACAATGGGCGATTAATACAATACACAATATAGAAAATGACGAAGAATTTCTCCCGAAGAAAAGTTATTTAATGTGTAACCAGTTATGTGATTTTAGATTAAGTTGTGAGTATAAAGAGGAAGATAATGAATAATAACTACACGATATACCACCTACATAGTCCTTATAGTAATCCAATAGCGGGTATGGATTGTCTTACACCTATTGAGTTATACGTACAACAAGCTAAAAAATGGGGAATGAAATCGCTTGGGTTTTCCGAGCACGGTAATCTCTTTGACTGGATAGCCAAAAAAGAAATGATAGAAAGCGCGGGAATGAAATATATACATGAGATGGAGGCTTATGTTACTGCTAACTCCATTGGCGAGGAAAAAATAAGAGATAACTATCATGTTGTGCTAATCGCGCGAAACTACGAAGGCGTTCTTGAATTGAACGAGTTGAGTTCTAAATCGTTTGATAAAGAGCATATGTATTATCAACCCCGCATAACTATGGATGAATTGTTCGGAACAAGTGACAATATTCTCGTTACAACTGCTTGCATAGGTGGGTTATTGGGTACAAAGTCTAACGAAGATGTTAGAGAAAGATTTATAAACTTCCTTCGCCAGAACAAAGAAAGATGTTTTTTAGAAGTTCAGCATCATATTTGTGAAGTGCAAAAAGAATATAATAAATACATCTATACTCTGCATAAGTCTTTGGATATTCCGCTTATCGCGGGAACTGATACTCATTCCTATAATAGCGATTATGCCGCCGCAAGGTTGATTGTTGAAAAAGGCGCGGGCAAATCCTATCCAGATGAAGATGAATTCAATCTTTGCATGTTGAGTTTTGATGAACTGATAGGAGAATATAAGAAGCAAGGTGTATTACCTGAGTCTGCATATCTCGAAGCCATTGAAAATACTAACCGTATGGCTGATATGGTAGAGGAATTTACATTAAATCGCGACTATAAGTATCCTAAGATTTACGAAGACGGTAAAAAAGTTCTTTGGGATAAAACAGTAGAAGCGTACAAAAAACACCCATATGCAAGTAAAAGATATACTTGGGAAGAGATAGAGCCGCGCTTACGTGAAGAGTACGAAGTTATGTGTGATAACAATGCACAAGACTTTATGCTTTTACAAATGCATATTCGAGAATACGAGAATGCCAATGGTATTAATTATGGTTTCGGGCGCGGTTCTGTTGGTGGTTCAGAATTGGCATATGTAAACAGAATCACAGAAATGGATTCAATTAAATATGACCTTCCTTTCTCTCGATTTATGTCAAGAGAACGTGTCAATCTCGCAGATATCGACACAGACTATGATGATGAATCAAAAGCAAAAGTCACGAAGTTTATGATTGAAGACCATTTAGGTTTGCCAAACATGAAAGCCGCGCAAATTATTACATTTGGTACAATGAAAGCACGGAAAGCTATTGAATACGTTGGAAAGGGATTGGATTATTCATTAAAAGATATAGACGGCATCAAATCTATGCTTGGCGATAAAGATGAAATTACGAAGGAAATGTGGGATGAATATCCAGAACTTTGTAGAATAGTTAACCTTGTAATCGGCGTAGTTGTAAATACTGGTATTCATGCAAGCGGCATTCTTATTTCTGATAGAGATATTGAACGCGAACTTGGACTTGCTAAATCTGGAAATTCAAATTATGTATCAACGCAAGTACAGATGAAATCACTTGATGCTTACAATTGGGTAAAGTTTGATTTACTTGGTTTAAACAATCTCAAGTTAATAAATCTTGTTGCTAAATATTGCGGACACGAAAAGCCAACACCAGACAGCGAGAGATTTGATAACATGGAAGATTTTGAAGTTATCAAAGATATGCGTAAAGATACAACAATGATTTTCCAGTATGAATCTCCAATGGCATTTGCGTTTATCCGTAGATTCTTCTCCGATGAAACATTAGCGAAGGTTATAAAAAGGCGTGGTGACATAGATTTATTTATGCTTGGCGCGATTTGCAATGCCGCGCTTAGACCGTCTGGAACTTCTTATAGAGATTCTGTCGCGGAAGGCGAATATGTCGATTATGATTTAAAGCCTCTACAAGACTTCTTAGACCCGACATTTGGAAGATTACTTTTTCAAGAAGAGATAAGCGAATGGTTACAGAAGTTCGCGGGATATTCAGAAGGTGAAGCAGATGTAGTCCGTAGAGCAATCGCGAAAAAGAAAGGAACTGAGTCGTTACTGCCAGAGATTAAAAAACGCTTTATCAGTACAATGGTAAAAGAATATGGAGTCGCGAGAGAAGATGCGGAAATAACGATTGAGCCGTTTTTGCAGACAATTCTTGATGCTTCTGATTATTCTTTTTCAAAGATTCACAGTATGTCTTATCACGCAATAGCTTATATTTCCGCGTGGTATAGACACTATTATCCGCTTGAGTGGGTCGCGGCGGCACTTGAAACTTTTGACGGTGATATCGAGAAGACTAAAAATATAACTACATACGCAAAGAAACATGGTATCAAGATAAAGCCTATCCAATTTGGAGAGTCGCGAAACGGATACTCATTCATCAAAGAAGAAAATGCAGTAGTTAAAGGTTTACGGTCGGTAAAGAGCATCGGAAAGAATACTGGTGATAGCCTGTCGCAATTATACGGCGAAAGTTTTGATACCTTTACAGATTTACTTGTTGCGATTAAGAATACATGCAAGGGTGATGTAACGTCAGAACATATAAAAATATTAATAAAGCTAAATTTTTTCAGCAAGTTTGGAGAGATAAACGCTTTGCTCAATTTAGCTAATATGTTTTACACAATTTATAAGTCTGGCGATGTGAAGCAGTTTAAAAATGTAAAAGAGACTTCTGCGAAAAAGCTGTGTATTCCCGCAATATTACTTGAGGATTACTGCGAGAGAAGAACAGAAAAGACGTTTATGCGCGTTGATATGTTCGCGATTCTGCGGCATTACGAACGAAACTACAAAGAGAACTGTCCGCGCCGTGGGCTTAAAGCGAGAATTGCTGACCAAAGCGAGTATTTAGGATATATAGATATTATCGACAAACATAGATTTGCGAATTTAGTTTACGTTATGTCGTGCGTTACTACATTTTCGCCGCGTTTGCAAGTTTATTGTCTGGCGAACGGAAGTATATTAGATGTTAAAGTCCAGAAAGAGTTGTTTAATGGTCAGAAGATAAAGACTGGCGATTTAGTTATCATAGAAGCATATAAATATTCGCCAAAATTTAAGATGGGCGAAAATGGTAAATGGATTAAGGACTATAAAGAAAGGGAGTTATGGATAAATAAGTATAAAATAATAGAAGGAAATAATTTGTATTAATGCAATTAAGATTTACACAAAAAGAACAAGATAAATTAATGTCGGAACATTTTGTAATACTTGTTGATACGCAAGAGAAAGTTAATTCACATATAACAGACTACTTTGATGAACATAAAATACTATGGAAAAACAAAGCCCTTGAGACTGGCGATTATTCATTACTGATTACTAAGTGTGAAGAGTTAGGGATTACAAGAGATTGGTATTTGACCGATGAATTATGTATAGAAAGAAAAGCGAATCTTAGCGAACTCGTTGGTAATTTTGCTAATGCTTCAAAAGATGAGGGTCGTGTTTTCCGTGAGTTTAGAAGGATGTATGGCGGGGTTAGAAACTATCTCATTATAGAGGATACATCCATAGAAGATATACTGCGAGGAAATTATAGAAGTAGTATGAACTCGACCGCTGTATTAAGAACAATCTTATCTTTGCAAGTTAAGAATGGTATTACACCGCTGTTTATGAAAAAAGAAACTACTGGCAAAATTATTTATGAAATATGTTTCAGTGCTTTAAGGTCGCATTTAATGAAGTGAGGTAATATATTGTATTATATCTATAAATCTTGCATTGGCGACCCAGTTATTACGGAGTATGAATTGGACGCTAATGATTTAGTATGTGATGTATGTGGACAATCGGCAACTTTTATATCAGTTGCCGAAAGTCCAAAAGAAGTGGCTGATATAATTAATAGTTCGAATTTTAAATTCAGTTATACCGCGAAAGAAGAGATAGAAAGTATGTTTTCGGGGTTGAAATATGATTCAAAATGTGGTATAATGTTAAACTGAAAGGAGAATGTAAGTAACAAGGAGATGTTGTAATTTTGAGTTATACATATGAAATAATAGAGGCTTTGTATGATAAATATTCTATAGAAGACAGGGTTGAATTAGTGGAATTGGCGAATATTCTGTTCGATTTATATGACGCTACAGAATGCGTTGATTTTAAAAATGAGTTTATAAAATTATGCCATAATCATAATTTAAATTTTAGTGACATATATGGAGGTTTTATTATATGAGTGATGCTATAAATCCCGCGCATTATCGACAAGAAAAAATACAATGTATTGATGCTATGCGTTATATTTTCGGAGATATTCCTGTAGCTGATTTTTGTGTCTGTAATGCTTTCAAGTATCTTTGGAGATTTGAAGATAAAAATGGGGACGAAGATATTGATAAAGCTAAATGGTATATTGCGGAATTTAAAAGGTTGTTAAATGAAAACGCAGATGATATTCTGGATGATTTACCGCAAAATATGCGCGATGTGATGCTTATTAATGAATAAGGGATAAAATAATGATAAAAGTTACATGTTGCAATTTTAAATGCGATAAAATTAATTGCGAAAATTATGTATATTGTGGAAATTGGAAATGCACAAAATATGAATGTGGGAGACACCATTTAAAACAACCTTGGAATGTCCCTATTAATACATATAATTGGTCGCCAGATAAAAAGGGGGAGTGTGATGGATATTACGAATAATACAATTGAAATAAATCAATCAACATATGACAGTTTAATACGCGCTGATAATGTTTTATTAATTATAAATTTATACCTTGAGCATTGTAAAGAAACAAAAGAAGCGATAAATTATGAGTTTATTGATATTTTAAATGAGGCTTTGACATAAATGAATAATTATATTACATACTTTAAATTGTATAAAATAGAAGATAAAAGATACAGAGAAAAGAAAGATACTTACGCAAGAGATAGAGTGGGAAGAGTTTTTGATATTCACATGGATTATATTAAAAGAAGCGTAGGATATTCCATTTTTCTTGAATGCGTAAAGCCAAGCTATTTAAAGTCGGTAATTACATCTAAGGTTATAAGTTATTGCATTGGTAAAGATTTGGGTTATATTAGAATTTACACAGAAAATTCAATTTACTATTTTGAAAGAGTGTATGATATATGGGAATGATAGACACAATTTATATCTCTGGTAAAATGACTGGACTTACAAAACATGATATGGATTCTTGGCGGTCTGACTTGTCTGACAAGATTGAAAGAGAACTATATAGGTATGCAAGAATAGTAAATCCCGTTGATTATTATAATACAATAGATTCTCATACATATGATACGGATAAAGAATATGTGAGATGGGAATTAAGACAAGCGAAAAATTGCAAGGTAATTGTTGTTGGATGGAATAAAGAACAAGATTCTCTTGGCACTATGGCGGAAATAACATATGCCTATGCTAATAATGTACCGATAATTCTCTATCTTTACGATACCAACAGTAATGATGTGGATTTTTTCGATATTCATCCGTTTGTATTGCATATGTCCGATAAGATATTTTGTGCAGATGAAAAGAAAGATTTGATTAAATATCTTAAAAAGTACATATTTTTGTTTTGATTTCGAAAGGGAATATAAGTAATGAGAAAATTTACATTATCAAATACTTGGTATGGTGGTAATTTTGAAATGTTTAAAAAGAAAAATATCGTATTAGAAGAAGGTCTAACGGTATTGGTCGGGTGTAATGGTGCAGGAAAAACAACATTGTTAAAACAAATAGAAAATAATTTAAACAAGAATAATATACCTGTGCTGTATCATAACAACTTAACAAACGGTGTGAGAGCATTAAGAGAGAAATCACTTTGGACTGGCGACTTTTCCACGCTATCAAGAACAGTCATAAACAGTGAAGGAGAAAATATTATAAATGTCCTTGAAGATATAGTCAGAAAAATGGGGCGCATGTCGCAAGATAATCCAAATGCTAAAGAATTATGGTTCTTGTTTGACGGTGTTGATAGTGGATTAAGTATTGATAATGTAATTGATATAAAAGAAAGTCTAATTCCATTGGTTATAGAAACTGAGAAAAACAAAGATATTTATTTTGTTATCAGTGCAAATGCATATGAATTTGCCAGAAACGAAAAATGTTTCGATGTAATTAATGGAAAGTATATCAAGTTTAAAGACTATGAAGAATATCGTGAGTTTATTTTAAGAACTAAAGGACAGAAACTAAAGAGGTATGAATAACGAGTAATAGAATAAAAGCAGATTTAACAGGTAAAACTTTTAATAAGTTGAAAGTATTATATGAAAACGGAAGAAATAGTTGGGGAGCAGTACAGTGGCATTGTATTTGCGAATGCGGAAACGAGTGCGATGTATCGACATCGGCATTATTAAGTGGACATAAAAAGAGTTGTGGATGTTTGGGTCATCGGGATGTTTATAGCTATCATGGGCATTATGGTGAAAGGCTATATTCTGTTTGGGCAGGCATGAAAGAAAGGTGTTATAACAAAAACAATAATAAATATAAAAATTACGGTGAACGCAACATTAAAGTCTGTGATGATTGGAAAAATAGTTATGAGTCTTTTAGAAATTGGGCTTACAAAAACGGATATGACGATGGCGCAAAATACGGAGAATGTACATTAGACAGGATAGATGTTAATGGGAATTATGAACCATCAAATTGTAGGTTTGTTTCTATAGCAGAACAGATGCTCAACACGACAAGAAATAAAGAGTTTATTTGTGTAGAAACTGAAGTGATTTGGAATAATATACATGAATGTGCAAGAAAAATGTCATTGAATTACAAAAATATATGGGCTGTTTTGAATGGGAAAAAGAAATCTCATGGCGGATATAGGTTTCGATATATATAGCGAGGGTTTTATATGGTATACATTACAGGAGATTGCCACGGGGATTTTAGGAGATTTTCTACTTCAAAATTTCCAGAGCAAAAAGAAATGACAAGAAATGATTTTGTTATTATATTAGGCGATTTTAGTGGAATTTGGTCTAACTCAAAAGAAGAAAAATACTGGCTTGATTGGCTAAATGATAAGCCGTTTACGACATTATTTGTCGATGGTAATCACGAATGTTTCAACATGTTATATACATTCCCTGTTGTAGATTTTTGCGGCGGGAAAGCGCACAAGATAGCTGATAATATTTATCACCTGATGCGCGGATATGTTTTCAATCTTGTCGGTAAAAAGTTTTTCGCGTTCGGTGGCGCAAGTTCGCATGATATTCAAGATGGAATTTTAGACCCAAATGAATTTGAAACCAAAGAAGAATTTAAAAGAGTTTATAATTCGTGGCGAAAACATAATAAAATGTTCCGTGTTAAAGGCGTTTCGTGGTGGGAAGAAGAACTTCCATCAGAGGAAGAAATGAAGCGCGGTATACAATCGCTTGAAGACGTTAATTACGAAGTGGATTATGTTATAACACATTGTCTTCCACAAGACGTTTCTGTTTGCATAGGATGTATGGACGGAGATTACTTAACACAATATTTCAATGATTTACTACTAATCAACGGTTTAAAATTTAACAAATGGTATTGCGGTCATTATCATTGCGAGAAACAAATATTTGGCAAATTTAATATTTTATATGAAAAAATAGTAAGAATAGTGTAAAGGTGATTTATGGTAAAAATTATTATCGCGGGCAGTAGAGAATTTGACAATTATGATTTTTTGAAGTCAAACATGGATGTATTATTTAATTTGTTCGGGATTGATAAAGAGAAGGAGCAAATTGAAATTATATGCGGAATGTGCCGTGGTGCTGATATGCTTGGCGAACGTTTCGCAAAGGAAAATAATTATGCGATAAAGTATTTTCCCGCAGATTGGGATAAGTATGGCAAGGCGGCGGGTGTTATCAGAAATGAAGAGATGGCTAAATACGCCGCAGAATATGAAGATGAAGATGACGAGGGTATTCTTGTAGCATTTTGGGATGGTAAGTCTCGCGGCACTAAGAATATGATTGAAAACGCTGAAAAGTACGGATTAGCGCAGTACACAGTTGAGTTTTGACGATTTTCGGCAGTTATATTAATTGCCGAATTTCAAATAGTTGTTTAATAAAATTTAAGGAGAGGATGTGAATTGATTGATTAAACTTTATTCTAATGTTGGCTGTCCCAAATGTGAGTTTTTAAAAAGTAAAATGGATAGTCTCGGACTTGATTACGAGTCAACTATTGATGTTGAAGAAGCGCGGAAACTTGGATTCCAAACAGTACCGTTGTTAGAAGTAGACGACAAAGTAATGACATTTCCCGAAGCGGTTAAATGGCTGAATAATGTGGGGGTAAAAAATTGATTTGAAGAGATATGATAGCGAAATAAAATTCATTAAGAAGTATACGAGAGCATCGAACGCCGCAACTGGTAGTGCGGTAGATTCGAACGCTAATGTAGAAAACAAAAATATTACAACCTTAACTGGTGAGATTCCAAAAAAATTAATGATTGGAATTAACCGTACAATGATGTACGACAAACAGAAAGAATTATTTGGCGAAGCAGTAGCAGAAAAATACATTGAGCAGTTAGATAAACATCAAATCTATAAACATGATGAAACAAGTATTTATCCGTACTGCGTTAGCATTACAATGTATCCGTATTTATTTAAAGGGATGAAAAATATTGGCGGTATTTCAGAACCGCCGAAGAATTTACAGTCATTTTGCGGGTCATTTGTGAATCTTGTTTTTGCTGTTGCATCGCAGTTTGCGGGCGCGGTAAGTACACCTGAGTTTTTAACTTATATGGATTACTTTATCCGCAAAGAATACGGAGATGACTATTATTTAAGAAGCAATGAAGTTGTTGATTTGTCAAAAAGACGCAGAGATATTGACAGTGTAATTAGTCAGTGCTTTCAAGAAGTTGTTTACAGTTTAAATCAACCTGCGGCGGCGAGAAACTACCAGAGCGTATTTTGGAATATCGCTTATTTTGACAGACCGTACTTTGAAAGTATCTTCGAGGATTTTGTATTCCCCGATGGCACAGAACCACAGTATGAATCAGTGCTGTGGTTACAGAAAAAGTTTATGAATTGGTTCAATAGAGAACGTCTGAGAACAATTCTCACTTTCCCTGTTGAAACAGTAAATCTTTTAGATGATGGAGTTGATTATGTAGATAAAGAATTTGCCGATTTTGTTGCTGAAATGTGGGCTAAAGGACATTCGTTCTTTATGTACCGCAGTAATTCAGTTGATTCGTTAGCTTCATGTTGTTACTCAAAAGATACCTATGTTTTAATTAAAGACTCAAAAAGTGTTTATAGAGTAAAATTTGAAGATATTGAGTCAATGAAATTTGATGATAATGGATACGAGATATTCAATAATGGACGTTGGTGTAAAGGTAAACTTGTTAAATTACCGAATAGACAGATGTATAAGGTTACTTTAACAAATAACAAGGAGATGATAGCAACCGACAACCATAGAAATAATGTTTTCGGTGGTATGAAATTAACAAAAGACCTTACAACCAATGATTATTTAATGGTTAATTCGACACCTTATGACACATTCCTCGATGATAATGATTTGGATTTATACAGAATGGGTCATAATTACGGAGCGTTAATACGGAATCATCGTTTATTAGAAGTTAATTTAAGGTGGGCGTTTATAGATAACGAATTCAGACGAGGATTATTAGACGGTGTATTCTCAGATACGAATGTGTATAGTAGCTTATGCGAAAGATTTACGGATAGTTTAGATGCTATATGTACTATTGATGGGTGTATAACGCGCAGATATACTTTTGAAAAAGATGGTTTAAAATTCTACTGCTTGAGTAGATATAACTCGAACGAATTAGAAGAATCAGAAGATAATATCTGTGATAATGGTAAATATTATTTCAGAATCAAATCCATAGAAAAATATGATTACGATGATGAAGTGTACTGTTTTGAAATGGATGATAAGACTGATGATATGTTTACTCTCGCGAATGGTATCCATAATTACAACTGTCGTTTGCGCAACGAACTACAAGACAATACATTCTCGTATACTCTCGGAGCGGGCGGCGTATCAACAGGTAGCAAGAGTGTTATCACAATTAACTTCAATCGACTTGTGCAAGACGCATATAAGTATAAGGAGTGGAGAGATAAAGAAGAGTTTTATAACTATTTAGACAGCAAAATCAGAGAACAGGTGAGATTAGTACACAAGTATCAAATCGCTTATGATGATAATCTGCGTGATTTCTTGAAAGCAAAGATGCTTCCGATTTATGACGCGGGATTCATCAATATGGATAAGCAATTCTTGACAGTTGGTATTAACGGACTTGTCGAGGGCGCGGAATTCTTAGGTATTGATATCTCGCCAAACGAAGAGTATTTCGAATACTGTACACGTTGCTTAAAACCAATTTACGAAGAGAATAAAGCGGCAAAAACTGAGCATTATATGTTTAATACTGAGTACGTGCCTAAACTACGTGGGCATTTAGCGGCATAATACATAATCCGCTATAGCAATCCTCTTTAATTGACTTGGAAATCCAGAGGTGGACAACAGGGCGGAAGTTTAAATACACCGTGAACGACTAAATAAGAGGACTCCATTTATGATGGGGATGTGATAGTCTGAACATGCACGATAACCTTAAATAAAATGCATGAGTTGAGGTCGAAGAACCTTGACCGCCAGTTATAACTGGTCATAAAAGTAACAGATTGGCTGAAAATCTCGGCGTAAAAAATGCAAAGTGGGACAAGGAAGACGGATACTTCTCACCTCGCGATTGCTATAATTCGTATTTTTATAAACCAGAAGATGAAACCTGTTCACTATTGGATAAGTTTATTCTTCATGGCGATAAGACAACTAAGTGGCTTGATGGCGGTTCTGCGCTTCATGCGAATCTGCAAGAACACTTGAGCAAAGAGCAGTATCGTCATTTAATGAACGTAGCTATTAAGACTGGCTGTTCATATTTTACGTTTAATGTACCGAATACAATCTGTAATGATTGCGGTAATATTAGCAAGCATAGATACTCTGAGTGTCCTGTTTGCGGCTCTGAGAATATTGATTATGCAACAAGAGTTATCGGTTATTTAAAGCGCGTATCGAAGTTCTCCGAAAAGAGACAGGAAGAAGAACATAAGCGTTATTATTGGAGTGGTGATGCAGAAACGACAGAAACTTAAATATGTTAGTTATGCTGTAGTTTGCGAAGAAGTCCCTGACGAGATATCGCTTGCTATTAATATTAGTGGTTGCCCTTACAGATGTAAGGGTTGCCACTCCCAATATCTTTGGGAGTACACTGGTAATTATATTTCCGACGACTTAGACAAACTTATAGATAAATATAATTCGCTCATAACTTGTGTATGTTTTATGGGTGGCGACCAAAATTTAAACGAATTATATGATTTATGCAAAAGAGTTAAGAAGCGCGGCTACAAAGTTTGTATATATAGCGGTAGTAGAAGCACAAAAGTGTTTAGTGTATTTTACGACACGGCTTGCCTCGACTATATTAAGATTGGGAATTATATAGAATCTTGCGGCGGGCTTAATAGTCGTAATACAAATCAAAGAATGTATGAAGTTATATACGATGATAATAACACAAAGTTATTTTTGGCAGATATAACGTATAGATTCTTTATGCACGATTACGAAATAGATAGAATTGTTGAAGAAATGGCAAGTTTGCCACATAAAAATATCGAGAGTATTAATAAGGAGTTCTATGAAAAAAGTATTAGTTGTTGTTGATATGCAAAATGATTTTGTTGGCGGCGTTTTGGGTACACCAGAAGCAAAAAGAATCGCGCCGAAGGTTGCGGAATATATTAAAAATTTTAACGGCGATATATTCTATACATGCGATATCCATTTAGACAATGAATATTTAAATACGCAGGAAGGGCGTAAACTACCAGTCAAGCATTGTATTGTTGGCACAGTAGGTAGCGAATTAACGGGAGAAGTGAAAGGTATATTAGAATCAAAAGGTATTCGATTCTTAAAGAATCAGTTTGCTTGTCTGTCGCTGATTTCATATCTTAGATACGAGAAAAATGATGTGTATTTTTGCGGAGTATGTACGGATATTTGTGTTGTTTCAAATGCGTTACTACTCAAAGCACATTATCCAGAAAATGAGATTTACGTAGTAGAAGATTTATGCGCGGGTACTACCAAAGAGAATCACGATGCGGCGATTACAACAATGAGAAATTGTCAGATAAATATTATAGAAAGTGGGTTGAAAGAGTGAAGGTATATTTAAATAAAATTACAGGTATTGACGATGCTATAACCACGATGTATTTTTCCAAGCGTTCATGGACAAGAGAAAAGGAAGAGACGATAAGAAATGTCGTTTTTGATTCTACACATTTAGATGGTAGTTATGATATGTACGGTAATAATAATGATAAATTCGTAGACTATATGAATAAGTTATGCAAGTGGGGCACAAGACATGCAACAATGCTACGCTTTATTGATTTATCTGTTACAGTTGATGGGTTACATCGCGGCGGTCAGGATGACTTAGACAGTCATGCAAAAAGAATGGATAACAGAATCATTCGCGCGAGTACAAGATTAGGAGATTTTTCGTCTGGCGAAATGTCAGATTATTACAAAGATAAAATTATTCCGACAGATGTTGCATGTGAACAACTTAACATAGAACTTCCAGAAATGATTACAGTTGATAGCGAAACATTTCTCAAAGCGGTTAATGGCTACATCAGAGAAGATTTAAAAGACAAGCGCGATGTAAAGCGCGGATTGTATATGGAAAGCATACCGAGTGCGTTTATTTTTAAAATCAACCTTACAGAATGGGCACACGTTTATAGAGAGCGAAATATGAACGGAACGGCACATCCAGAACTTAAAGAATGCGTAGAAGAAATACAGAGCCAATTAGAAGATATGATGCCGTGGTTTAACAGAGAATTGGTTATGAAAATACAAACAGATTAAGGAGTAAAAGAATTTTGATTAAGTTTGAAAAGGTATCTTATGATAATTATATAGAATCTTGCGATAATTTATTCGGATTAAATAGTTCTTTTAAAAGATTTGAAGCAGAGAAAAGTTACGAAAATATAATCATTCCGAGGCGTGGAACTGCGCATTCTGCGGGTTATGATTTCTTTTGGCAGTTTAAAGATACAGTATTAAAGAGCGGAGATAGTATAGTTGTTCCTACTGGCATTAAAGCGCAAATGAGTGACGATGTGTTTTTATCTATTTTGCCGCGAAGTGGACTTGGTTTTAAATATAAACTTGGATTATATAATACTGTTGGTATTATTGATGAAGATTATTATAATAATGAATTAAATGAAGGTCATATCTTTATTAAGATAGTTAATAATGGAAATAAAGATTTAACACTTCAACGTGGTAAAGGATATGCTCAAGGTATTTTTATGAAGTATCTTATAACAAGCGATGATTCGGCGTCCGGTGAAAGAAAAGGCGGAATCGGTTCAACAGACGAGAATTAATGAAAATTATTGAAAATTGTTGTTGACAAAGGGGAACATAAGTAGTATAATGGCTACAGTGGTTAGGAGATAACACGAAAAAAACAAATACATGTGCATTCGGCACAGTTTTTCATATTTTTTCTTCCTTTAATGGCGGTGGTTATAGTTAGTTCTTTGGCTATTATCCTTCCTTTCTTTTTCAATGTACGGTTTTCACACTGTAACCGCCGCCAAATAAGCGGATATGGCGAAATTGGCAGACGCAAGGGACTTAAAATCCCTCGGTTATTTAACCATGTGGGTTCGAATCCCATTATCCGCATTATGCTGTATACTCAAACAGCAGAGGGATGGTAAGTTTCCTTTAGACTGCCTAAGTTCCCGATATAATATAACTTAAAATCGGCGCGGGCGGGTCGCGCGAACCCGTTCAAAATGAGAAGCGAAAGCGTGATTTCGATTCTTAGGTTTGTAACCTTTGTGGAGACAAAATAACATGTTCTGTGGCGGAATAGGTAGACGTAAAGCGTGCTGTGCAAGGGATTGGATGCATACAATAGTTAGCACGCGTGGTTTAAAAACTCTTGCATGTAAGGTGCAAATCCTTATCAGAACAATAGGCAGATGCGTAAGAATTTTTTACCTTATAATCACGTATTTATCAGCGAATGGTGTGTTGGGGGTGGTTATAAGGAGAAAATAGGTAGCGTATAAAGTGATATTAGCTGATAAATATCTCTTTTCTGCCATCTTACAAGTGAAATATACCGCATATGCGCGTAAAACGACAGGTTGTGCTTGGCGACAAGTGGCACTTAAAACCCTCACGTAGCGTAATAAGAGTAAAGGCAAAGGGGCGGGCTTTCGGTAGCTTGTAAGTGTATTTTGTACGGAAGTGACCAGTGCGCAATAGTTACTTTGTCGAGAGTAGCCGTAACCAAATCGAACGTACATAAAACTGGTGTGTTAATGAGCATTAAAGTACCACCGAAGTACAAGGGGTCGCCAGTTCGGAGTGTAGCTTAGTGGAAGAGTACGTTTGTACAACGGAGTGCGGGTTCGAATCCCGCCACTCCAATATTAAAAATAAAAAAGAAAGGGTTTTTGAAATGAAAGAAGAAAAAATTACTGGTAAGTTCAAAGTTGGCGATAAAGTAAGAATCATGGATGGCTCAAAAATCGAAAATTACACTGGTAATTGGTCGGTTGGTGAAGAGGGAATGAATGAGTATATTGGCGAAGAACATACTATTGAATCAGTATCATCAAATAAAGATGGTATGATTTATTATATATTATCTGATATCCCACCGTATATTTGGGATGAACGCGGCTTAGAGAAGGTTGAAAAAGAATTGCCATCTAAGGAATCTATTGTGATTTACAATAATGGGAGCGTTGTCACCGCTCTTAACAAAAACACCAAAGAAAAGTGTACAGCAAAGTGCAATCCGAAGGATAAGTATGATTTTAAAACTGGTGCAATTCTCGCTTTCAGTCGCCTTATTTTAGGATTTACTGTTGGTGATAAAGTTATAGGTAATGACAAGAACCATTACGCTTTGACAAATAAAGGTTGGATTGGTGTTGTTTCAGAAATAAATATTAGAATGACACCAGAACTTAAATTCCGAATGAAGGTGCATAAAGAAGGTAATAATAGCGACTACTGGTGGGTAGATTGTAGTTGCTTCGATTTATACACTGAATCAAAGGATGAAATTTACAATAAAAAGTTTAATATGAAAGTTGTTTGTACAAAAGAGTACGAAGGATACACACTTGGAAAGGTTTATGAAATTTCCGATGGTAAACTTATAGATGATGATGGAGATGTACGACCGACGGGTGGCGTAAGTAAATTTAATTCTCTCGAAGATTTAAATAGAGGTACAGCAAAATTTATTAAATTGGTAGAAGAATAAATAAATGCCCTCCGAAATTTGCGGATTGACGGTGAAAGACAGCTTTTACGGAAGTGTGGAAAGTAGTGACGCGTCGCGAAATCCTTTATTGCGAAAGGCACAGTATAATAAAAATAGGGGTATCGCCAAGAGGTAAGGCACAGCACTTTGACTGCTGCATTTCGTTGGTTCGAATCCAACTACCCCTGTTAAATAATGTGAGTTAGCGCAACTGGTGAGCGCACCCGCCTTATAAGCGGTAGGTTTCGGGTTCGAGTCCCGAACTCACAATTAAGGCGGGTTCGATTCCCGCTCGGTGGTTGAGGTCTGGTGAGAAGAGGTGCGGTGCGAATCCGTGAAAGGTCTAAGTAGGCAAAATAACCAATCTGTAAATGCAAAGCGCAGTTGAATGATAGGATTTTAGGGATTGTTTGACTGCGCGAATAGTAAAAATGAAAGGAGATTATAAGAAATGGGATGCTCTTTAAAGAAAAGTTTTGAGTATAAAAATTATCTCAAAGAGCTTTTTAACAATGCTGTTAGTTTATTACGAAACGAGTCGTTTATGACAAAAACGAAAGTTTACCACTATATTAATCGAGTAAACAAAGAAGAAGAAGATAAAGTGGAAGAAAACGATAGCATAATTAGAAGTTCGTATAGCTATATTAGTCCGAACGGTTTAATTTCGTTTACAGTTTTTATTAGAGATACAATAACACGTTTGGACGACGCAATCGTAAACGCAAAAACCAAAACTTATATAAAAGATTATGATGCTTTAACTTCGCAAAATATCATTAATAGAGAACTTCTTTCGGTTCTCTGCTATGTAAATACTTTTAAGAGTAAGGAAAAGCAGTCATCAGCATACGGAAGAAAATTTAATAATGATGGCGAACAGGTAGAATATGTATATGATACTAAAGAAGTTTCAACTATTGACTTTAATAGAAATTATACAAAATCTTTAGCCGCATCAATTCGCGCAAAATGCAACGCCGTATCTGAAAAGATTGATGAAATTGCCGTTATGCCAAACACTGTTGATTTCGAAACGATATTTGAGATTGGCGAGAGTTTCGAAGAGGCATATGAGAGATACGTTAATTCCATCGAAGAAAATAATGAATAATTAAGTGGTGTTTAAAGCCACTATTCAATTAAGGATTATGTTTTAACCGTTTCATCGCAAATGAAATATGATATTGCGGAGTAGCCATACTCTAAAATGGCAGTATGAAAACCTATTTCAAAAGCTGTAGAAATAAGTGATAAAATCATACTTTAATTTATTTTACATAGGCTTATATAACAAGAGAATATATTGCACAAGAATTGATAACCGTTATCCAGTATGCAGATTCTTCAATCCGTAAACGGCAAAGTCTATATTACGATAATACGATTAACATTAAAAACATAAATACAATAAACGACATTATTCTTTTAATTTATAAAAGATTAGAATAAATATTATTGTTAGCTTGGTGGCAATTAGCTTAATAGCAATTAGCTTAGTAGCAATTAGCTTGGCGGCAACGTAATAATTTATTCATAATAATCTTATATAAGAATTGGTTATGCATAATCCTTTATTGAGTAGTGGCTTAATTTATATAAAATTAAAAGGAGGAATATTTAAAATGAAAATTACATTTAACGACAGTATCACAAGGGCAGAGGAATTTGTAAAAACATGCAACGGTTATGATTCGCCAATTGACCTGATTGTTGATAATCATTATATTGTTGACGCAAAAAGCGCGATGGGGGTATATGCTTACGCGGCGGGTCATACTCTTGAAGTAGAAATGACAAGTCATAATCCCAATGAACTTAATAGATTCATTGATGAAATGCGCGAAAAGTATGAAGTAAAGAGAAACTAAGTGGCACTACAAAGGAGTTAAAATATGAATTTTTTGGAGTTTAGAGAAAAATTAAAAAACAATATTGATAAAATGTTCAAGGATTATCCGCATCTTTATGAAATTGACGCTGATAAAGACGAGTTTTATCAGTATTATCTTGACAGTTATCCGTCAGGCAGTAACGAGATTTTCAGAACGAGAACGGAACATGATTGTTCAGAATGCCGCAGATTTATAAAAGACATTGGTCTTGTTGTTGCCCTTAAAGACGGCAAATTTAAGTCAATTTGGGATTTCAAAGTTGGCGATAATGATGTGTATCAAGTTGTTGCTGATAAACTTGCTGAATATGTATATAGCCACGCTGTAATCAATAATGTTTATATGTATCGCCAGAGTAGAGTAGGCGTAGAATCTAATAAAGAACTTGACGAGAGTGGCAAAGTATTTGTATGGAAGCATTTTTATGCAGATATTCCCGCCGCTTATATCTATCAGAAGGATTTACTTGAAACAAAACGCGCAAATTGCAGAGATGCCGCAGATAACATGTATAAAACATTAACCGAATTCTCTTTAGAATCTATTGATGTAATACTTGAACTTATTTCAGATGATTCGCTTTATCGTGGCAATGAACATAAACTTGCGCTTGAAACGCTTAGAAAAACAAAGGTTAAGTTCGATAAGATTGAATATGACAAGATGCTTTTCGCATGGGAAAATTTTGATATTTCAATTCTGCGCCATTTAAGAAATAGTTCTATTGGAACACTTCTTAAAGATATTAATAACGGAGTAGACATTGAAACGGCGGTTAGAAAGTATGAAGAAATTGTTGCTCCGTATAATTATAAGCGTCCGAAAGCAATTTTCACAAAGAAAATGTTAGAAGATGCCAAAAAGACTGTAGAAAAACTCGGCTATACTGAATCACTCGGTCGCCGTTTCGCAACTCTTGACGATATCAATGTTAATAATGTTTTATTTACAAACATGGATGCCTCTACAAACACTTGCACAGTTGACTTATTTGGGGAACTGGAAAAGGAAGCGGTTGTTAATCCTAAAAAAATTAGAGCAACTGATATTTCAATTAAGGAATTTGTTGACAATATATTGCCAAATTCAAGTTCTGTCGAAGTATTGATGGAAGGAAGACACGGCAAAAACCTTATGTCACTTATCGCGCCGATTAATGGTGACGCGCCGACAATGTTTAAATGGGGTAACGCATTTTCATGGGCGTACAACGGGAATATAGCCGATTCCGATATTAAGCAGAATGTAAAGAAAGCGGGCGGCGATACGGAAGGCGATGTGCGTTTTAGTATCCAGTGGAATGACGGCGAGAGATATGACGGGAATGACCTTGATGCGCATTGCAAAGAACCAAATTATGAAATATATTTCGGCAACAGAGAGAGAAAGTCACCGAACGGCGGCAAACTCGATGTCGATATTATTACTCCCGACAATGGAATTCCCGCAGTTGAAAACATTGTGTACAAAGACGCGAAGACTATGAAAAAGGGTACATACTCATTCTTTGTAGATGTATATTCTTATAGAGGTGGCATCGGCGGATTTAAAGCAGAAATTGAAATAAATGGCGAGGTGTACAACTACAACTACGGGTCTGTTCGCGGAGAAAGACATATTAATGTCGCAGAAGTCACATGCGATGGTAAAGGGAATATTACAAATATCAAACATTTCATTGAACCAGTTGACACACATTTTTCTTCTGGCGATATTTGGGGAATTAAAACCAATACATTCATTCCAGTTACTACCGTCATGTTAAGTCCTAATTATTGGGATGATAACGCAATAGGTAATAAACATTATTTCTTTATGCTTGATGGTTGCAAAAATCCTGATACTCCTAACGGTTGGTATAACGAGTATCTTAGCGCGGATTTAGTAACTAATCATAAGAGAGTTTTTGAAGCACTCGGCAATAGAGCGAAAGTTGCCGAAAGCGACAATCAGCTTTCTGGTGTAGGTTTCTCAGAAACGCAAAGAAATAATGTTGTTATTAGAGTTAAAAATAACAACGGATATAGAGTATATAATGTGAAGTTTTGACGAAAGGAGATTATAAGTAATGGCAGATTTATTCTTTAATGCAGTAAAAAACAAATACAGATTCCCGTCAGAGCGCGGCTTTCTTACAGTTGAACAGCTTTTCGATGTTGATTTAAAAACTCTCGATAAGATTTACGGAACGCTTTGCGAGCAGAAAGACGCTAAACCTAAGAAGAGTTTGCTTTCACCGCGAGAAGTTGGCGATGTAGAACTTGACGAGAAGATTGATATTGTGTCGAGTATTTACAACTATAAAGACTCTATTATCAAGAGTCGCAAGGCGGCGGCTGAAAGAAGTCGTGATAGACAGAAGTTGCTTGATGTTCTCGCAAAGAAGAGAGAGGAAGCACTTGAGAATCTTTCCGAAGAGGAACTTTTGAAGAAATTGCAGGAGTTAGGCGAAGTTGATTAACAAAATTATTAATGCCGACTGTATTAATTTTATGAAGCAGTATAAGAACGGGGGGGGTACTGTAAACATTACGCTTACAGATATCCCCTTCGGGGTAGTAAACAAGAAAAGTAATGGATTGCGCGTGATTGATAAAGGCGATGCCGATAATATTAATTTCGAATTAGATGAATTTCTTAATCTTGTGTATGAAATTACTACTGGCACTGTAATTATTTTTTGCGCAAAAGAACAGCTATCACAAATATATAAATTTTTCGCGGCAAAGCAAGGAACTACCAGACAGTTGATATGGCAAAAATCTAATCCTTCGCCAATGAACGGCGAGTATGTGTATCTTTCTGGTATCGAAAATGCCGTATGGTACAAGAAGCGCGGCGGAGTCTTTAACGCAAGATGTAAAAATACAGTTTTCAAATTCCCGAACGGCAGAAGTAAACTACATCCGACAGAAAAGAATCACGACTTAATACGCGAGTTAATTCTTGATAATAGTAATGTTGGCGATATTGTTTTTGACCCTTGTTGTGGTAGTGGTACACATTGTCTCGTTGCGGCGGAAGAAAACAGAAAATATATTGGCGTAGAAATCCAAAAAAAGTATTACGACATAGCAACAAAACGACTTAACGATTTTAATAAACAGGTGGTATAATGGCGAAAGAAATTAAATGTGAATTATATAACGACAATTTTCAGAACTACAAGAGATATGGGATTCCAAAAGCACAGATGGTGATTGCGGACATCCCTTTTAATATTGGCACAAATTTCTATGGTAGTAATCCGAACTGGTACATCGGAGGCGATAACAAGAATGGTGAAAGTAAACTCGCGGGTAAGGCGGCTTTTAACACGGACTTTAATTTTAATATTGCGGAATACTTTCATTTCTGCAATAGACTGTTGAAGAAAGAGCCAAACAAGGGCGGCGAGAGAGGAAGAAGTTCGGATGCTCCGTGTATGCTTGTATTTTGCTCATGGACTCAGCAGTTTACAGTTCTGAAATACGCGCAGAAGCATGGTTTCGTGAATTGTATTCCACTTGTATTTATTAAGAATTATTCTCCGCAAGCACTCAAAGCGAACATGAGAGTTGTTGGCGCGACAGAGTACGGCATGTTACTTTATCGCGGATATCTGCCGAAGTTCCGCAACGAAAAATGGATTGACAAGAATGGTGTAGAACATGGCAGAATGGTGTTTAACTGGTTTGAATATACAAAGGACGATAAGAGTATCCCGAAACTACACCCAACGCAAAAGCCAGTGAGTTTGCTTAAAACGCTGATTAAAACTTTTACTGATGAAGGTGATGTTGTTATTGACCCAGTTGCGGGTAGCGGGTCTACACTTCGCGCCGCGCTTGAATTAGGTCGTCACAGCTATGGTTTTGAAGTTGGCAAAGCACAATATAATAAGGTTATGGAGTCAAATATGTTGAAATATAATCCTTGACAGGAGAATGTAAGTAGTGTAAAATGATAGAGTAGTTATTGAATGTTTCTTCTGGCGATAGAAAGGATAAAAATGAAATTATATTGCTTGAGAACATATGATGATTTGCTCGGTTTGAGAGAAATTTTTGTTATTGCTTCTTCGAAAGAGGAGGCAATGCAAAAAGATGAACGCTATAAGTTTGATGTGTGGCGCGGGGTCGAACACTATATACATGAAATTAACGGTGTTAAATTACTTCGCGTTTTAGGCGTTTCAGATTATGAAAAATATGATTTGCAATTTACAATCAAAGAAAAGGAAGGTACGAATGGAAAATAAGTATAAGCGGCGAAAAGATTTAGAATATAAATGGATTCTGGAAGGTGCGCTAACAGTTCAGCCGTATGGAGTAAAACTTGAAAACAATAAAACTTATGTGGTTTACGCGCATGACTTTAATGATGCGGAATTATTCTTGTCATTAATCGAAATGTTCGAACTATCGAATGTTAAATATAGGAGTGCAGATTTAGGCAAAAAGAAAATGCTTATTCCATTAGATAAGAACGGCGAACCAAAAACAATGCCGTTCTGGTATCGCGGAAGAGTGTACGAAATTATTGAGCAAGGAGAAAATAAGTAATGGAAAAGGAAATGTACCTTAAAGTTATTGTAAAGAAAGAAGGCGATGTCCGCGAAATTATTGTTCCAAAATCATACGATATTGATGATTTAATATCATTAGAAGGTGCTGAAATGGCGGGCGCGATAAAGTTACATCAGGCTCTTGACTGTATTGTACATATTAAAGAAACAAATAAAGATTGGATAGATATTATAAGAAGACATTTCAACGGATACTTTTTAATTATTGATATACTTAATTATTTTACATCGAAAGATATTATTTACCGCGTAGAAAAAATGAATAGTCGTATTCCGAAACAGGGCGATGTATATGTATCAAGACTTTCTGGTGCAAATGTCGTTGTTATTGATTATTGTTACGATGAAAATTTAGGAGAACACACTGTTCGTTTCATTGGTAAGGGTTATATATCAAACATCGAGGAAAACGATTTTTACGACAAATTTCAGTTCCTTGGCAAAAATATAAATATTTCAGAACTTGTAAATATAACAAAAAATTAAGGAGAAAAGTAGATGAAAAATTTTATTAAAACAGTAATTATTTTTATTTCAATTTTGGCATTATCAGCAATTCCAGTTAACGCGGAAAGCAAATATATTGAAAAGAAATTCGAATACGAAGGTTATTCCCCGACAATAATTATACATCATCCAGTATATAATTGGGTACTCGAAGCAAAATCAAATGGGACATTATCGTGGGCTAAACCAGTTGCTAATAAAAGTAGCCAGATATTCACAATTATCCCTACTGGTCATGCGGGATATTATGGTTTTCGCGAATTTAATAACGGTAGTTATACTCAGCGTTACATTACATATACAAAAAGCTGTTTCAAACTTGCCGAACCAAAAACAGATAAATACGGAATGGAAGTTATAAAAGATACGCAATTATTCAAATTTACGTGGAAAGCGTCTGGTACTTGCGGCGGTAAAACTTTTAAAAATGTATGGCGTTTACCTTGTAAAAATAATATTTGTATGACGATTGGCGGTTGGGGTTATTTTACATTTGAACAAACAAATTATTATTACTAAATAAGGAGATTATCAAATGAACGAAATTAAATATTTACCAGTGAATGTTATCAAAGAGGGTACAAGTTCATCATTGGTTTCCGCAGTAGGTAGTGAGTTTAATTGTGCAAATGAATTGCTCAAATCGCCATTTGAAATAAAAGAAGTACAAGATTATGTTGATACTTTGCATGTATACAGTGACCTTCTGTATCAGGAAAGTAAGAACATTTGGGGAACTTATTCTCTAAGAGAAGTTTTAAATATGTCGCCAGAAGAGTTGGTAAATAAATATAAGGAATATAAAAACGCTCCTAAAGTTGGCGAAATTTGGATGAATGAGGATGGTTACAAAGTTATTATTATCGGTATTGAAGAATTCGGCGGTGATAAAATTGTTGAATATTGGACTTGTAATGGATTTTGGAAAGGCGAGGAACATATTGATAAATTTGTACATCTATATAAAAACACTGATGTATTATGTGGAAGTTTAAGTACATTTATAAAGGAATTTAAAGATAAGTCTGGGTTAGATAAATTTTAAAACTTGAAAGAGAGTAGGTTAATAAATGGAAGTTATTAAAATAATGAGAAACACAAACGGAGATTCGCGAACCGCGAAACACATTCCGACAATCAATGAATTTGGAATAGCCAATAGAAGTCATAGGGAAGAAGTAAGTGACGCAATGCATTTTATTAACGAGAGAATTAGAGAGCGAAGAACGAAACATGATGATACTAAGGTAATAGAGCCTTATAAAAGCATTTTTTACAGAGATTTATGCGATGCCATCAGTGGCAAAATAAATTTCGAAGACGGCGAATGGTATAAGATGCATTGTGAAACTGAACGACATCATTTGAATAAATATTGTCCAGATGATGTAAATCTAATCGACATTATTGAGATGATTTGTGATTGTGTCTGCGCGGGAATGGCGCGAACTGGCGAAATAAGACAAATAGAAATAAGTACAGATATACTTCAAAAAGCCGTTAATAATACAGCTATAATGCTTGCAAACAATGTAGAAATTATCGAGCAGTCAAATGAATAATTGAGTTTTAACAACTTAAACTTTTCGAGAAATAAAGTGGAGAACATAAAATGACTCTTGATGAAAGAATAAACGAACTTAAATCATTAAACGGGAATTTATGTGATTTAGAATCGGAATATAAAAATGCACAGCTTATCAAATGGCTTGAAGAGTATAGACAACTCAAGGCTTTACAGGTAAAGCGACCAACAGAATTGTATGCTATAGAAGACATCACAACTGGCGAAATAATCTTTAATGCTCGCGGCGGTTGCTACAGACACATTGATGAAGCGAAAATAAAATTACGTAAACTTGGCGATGGTTATAAAATTGTTAAATATAAATTAATAGGATAATTATAATAAAAATGGTAATTCGTAAATATTTTTAAATACAAAATAGATTATGGTGAAATAGATGGCATACACTTTGAAATATTACTGCGATAAATGCGGTGCTGAAATATCTTTAAAAAACACTGAAACTGAAATAACGCTGAATAATTACAATACAATTCACACGCCACTCGACCTTTGCGATAATTGTAGGATTGGTCTGACTGAGGTCATAAACACATATTTAGGGTTGGGTCGGTCATATCCTAATCATAATATTAATATAAATATTATTATTGGGCGCGATGAAAATAAAGGGGGATGTTGAATGAGTGTTGAAAACGGAAAAATCTGTTGCAACTGCCGTCACTGTATACGGGAAAGAGACGAAGAAGATATTTACACACGTTGTCATTGCGAAGTGGACGGAAAATATTTACCGCATATAACCGTGATGGTGCATTGGTGCAGACATTGGGCGAATGATAAAGAAGAAAGGGGAATTTAATTATGTGTGAAAATTATACAGCAGAGGAATATCGTGAAGTGCTAAGAGCGATTCCTAATATGGACGGAGACGAGCGAAAAAACGCTTTTGGTGTAAGTACGATTGTTGGTAGTTATGTAAAGGATTTTTCAGCATCAGATTTAATCGAGAAGTACCGTGCATACAATGATTTGCCGAAGGTTGGCGAGTATTGGAAAAGAAATGGTGAAGTTGCGGTTGTTTGGTGTGTTGACGTTGAAGGAGATACGATATGGATTTGCTACCGTGATGGTTATGACGTTTATTCAATTAAATATTTTGTGAACAGATTCACGAAAACTGAGTATAGGTCGAAGTATCTTGATGATTTTCTTAGCGAAATGGAAGAGGTGTCTGGATGACCGAAACAAGAACAAAGTCATACACTGACGCAGTAGACACGCTTAATGATAATTCTCATTTAAGCAATGATGATGCAATAGTTATTTTTCTTGCGGAGATTGCGGGCAGTCTTGCGGTGATAGCAGACTTCATAACGGAAAAGAAGGACGGTGATACGGAATGAGCGTATTTATAAAAGATATGGAGATGCCGAGCCGCTGTTACGGATGCGAGTTTAGCGAATGGTCGAATCTCCATCAGACAAAGGCTTGCAATTGCGGAAATTACTATTTTAAACCATGTTTTGAAGACAATAGTAGAGAATTTTATGAGAAACGAGCAGACTTCTGTCCTCTTGTGGAAGTTTCCGCTCCGCACGGTGATTTGATTGACATTGACAGTAAAATAACCATTGGAATCAAAGACGGATTGAAGGTAACAACGGTAAAGGATTTGCTGAACGATAAGGCGGTGAGACTTCCAAAGATAGTAATTGAAGCGGAGGAGACAAAATGAGCGTTGTTATAAAAGGTATGGATAAACCAAAGAATTGCTTTGGTTGTGATTTTAACATGTATGATTGTTATTGTAAAATTACCCACGGAGCGATTGATAGAGATTTTTGGGATTGCGAAAAACCGTGTCCGATTTTCGAAGTTTCTGTTCCACACGGCGATTTGATTGACAGAAATGCACTAATAGAATTTTGTGCAGAACGGTGGATACCGTTAAATATTGATGCGGTTAATATGCAACCGACAGTAATCGAAGCAGAGGACGGTGATGAGGAATGAGATTTGTATATGCATTTGCCGCTCTAACTATTACATCAGCAGTAATCACATGCATGAGAATAAGCGGAGTGGTTATATCTGATGATGCTTCACTGATAAGCATAGCTATTGTGGTCGCAGGAGCGTTAGCAGGAGGTGATTAATGGAATGACAATCGAAGAGGCTATCAAGTCGAATGAATATTTAGAACTAAGTTATAGAGATAGGTTGCACCGTTTGACGAGTGAAGAAGCGAAAAAGGTATGTTTGCAAATAGCCACAAATTATCATCAACAAGCGGAATGGCTAAAGGAACTGTCGAGAGCAAGGACGCTCTTGAAATCAACACATGAATTGCTTGAAACTGCATGGAAGAGTCCATATGTGCTTAATGCCTTGAGTATTGCCGTACATTACGATGAAGTGGATTGTGACGGAAGCTGTCTCAAAGAAGATATTGAAAACTATTTCGATGAATACGGAGGGGGCGGTACTGCGGAGTGTGATGCACAATTCGGATGGCGTGATAACAAAGAACATGTTATAAAATCATGGAATTATAGAAGTGATGATGATGTGGTTGATAATAAAAAAAATAAAACGCGCGAGGCTCGGTGGATTATTAATTCGGATGGTTATTATCCATATTGTTCCGCTTGCATGACAGAACCGCAAAATGGCGAAATGGCAGATTATTGTCCGAATTGCGGGGCTAAAATGAAAAAATAAAAGGGGAATGTAATTAATATATACATAAAAAAATGAAAAGTTTAAATAGTGAATTTATAAAAAATATAAAATCATTGTTCACAATTGACGAACTCGCGCAACTTATCTCAAAAGAGATGTGTGTATTATGTATAAAAAGTTGGTGTTGTTTTGGCGACTGTACAGAGAGATATTGCGCCGAACACATACGGAAATATTATGAGGAACTTTTAAAACGGGAGAATAATGAATAAATATAAGACAAAAACAGAATGCGAAACTGGTGTATGGTTAACATACACAAGTATTCCACGATATATGATATGCAAATGCTCTGAATGTGGGGCGGATATACTTGTTCCATATGTAGGAGATAATGTAATATTTAATTTTTGCCCGAATTGCGGCGCGAAGATGAGGGGAAGAAATGAGTGATTTAATCGACATTGAGCAACTTGAAAAAAAGTTATCGCCTGCACAGCCAGAACCGTGTGAATATTATGCATTGTGCAGACATGGAAGGGATGAAAACAAACTTCGCGCACGTTTGGGAGTTTGCGAATACTGTAATAAAGATTCTGATGGTTATGTAAAGCCAATTGAGAAGAACGGACACGCATTTATACGATTTGGCATAAACGGGTGGGAACTGAGTTTAAAAGCAAATGGATGGCATGGAAGCGCAAAAATTAGATACTGCCCGATGTGTGGAAGAGATTTGCTTGTGAAATGAGGTGTAAAAGGAAATTATAAAGCAACTGGTTTTAACGGAAAGGAGAACTGATGAATAACATAGTAACTGTAAGATGGTGGGACGGATATCTGGAAGAGTTTGAATGCACAGAGGTGCGCTTTGGATGTGACTTGCTTTGGTTGAGGCTTTCAAATGGTTCAAATCGGCATATACCGCTGAGACAGGTCAGATGGTTTTCTACAAGTATTGAAAGTCATGAAAGGAGAACTGATGGATAACAGAGAAGCCGTTAATTGGTTAATCAATATTTTAGCAGATATTGGCAAGGCAGAACACAGTGATTTGTGGCACTACGCGCAAGCATTAACCGAAATAAAGGACATGCTTGAATCCGCACAGCCAGTATTGACTTGCAAAGGGTGCAAATATGATTATTACGAATATGCGGGATGCCGCAACTGTCTTAGAAGGGAGAGGGATTTGTATGAGCCAGAATGATGACCTGATAAGCAGACAAACGGCGATTGATGCGTATGGTGATTGGTATGTTGAGGAAGGTACGGCAGAGGGGTTTATTGGCACAGTTAAACAATTACTTGAAGGTTTACCACCCGCACAGCCAGAGCAGAGGACGGGGTATTTCATTGGAACTGAATTTGATGGGTACGCAGACGGAAGTCCTGTTTACTACGAGTGGAAATGTTCGGAGTGTGGATGTGTTTTTGAAGATGATGAACCGACATATAACTACTGTCCGAACTGTGGCGCGAAAATGGAAGATAAGGGGTGGTAAAAATTGAGTTTAATTGAAAGGGAAGCGGCGATAGACGCGGTTGAACGCATTGGGAGCGTTGATACTTACGCAGATTTGGAATATGCAAAAGATATTTTTAGAAAAATTCCAACTGCACAGCCAGAGCGCAAGACAGGACGTTGGGTGAGTCAGAAAGGTGGCGGTTATTGCTGTTCTGAATGTGGCAGATATGCTCTTGACGAAGTAGACGGAAATTTTATACATGTAGCTTTCGAAAGTAATTTCTGTCCTTATTGCGGGGCAAAAATGGTTGAGAAATAACTATTGACATAGGAGAATATAAGTAGTATACTGAAAAGTAGGAGGCATATTTATGGTAAATTCAATATTAAGTGATGCTCTTGAAATAGTGGAAAGAGCGTCAATAACCCATGACTAAAGTCACGGACTTGCGAAAGTTCGTTATTGATTAGTCTAAGTGTTTCGGACACTACGTTAGGAAAGAATGTATAGGTACTTACGGATGTATAACCAAGTCTGTAACTCTACGACGCATGATTAAACAGTTCTAATGGGTAGGAACAGTGTTGTGCATATGTAAACCTTTCCATAACATTGACGATGGTTATCTTACAGTTGATATGTACTGGTTTACAACAACAAAACATATCATAGGAGTATTATGTTTGTTTATGTGATAAATCGAGACGGAAAACCTTTAATGCCAACGAAGCGTTTTGGGAAAGTAAGAAGACTTTTGCGAGACAATAAAGCAAAGGTAATTAATAAAAATCCGTTCACGATTCAATTATTATACGAAACTGGAAATGTTATTCAAGATATCTCTCTTGGAGTTGATAGTGGAAGTAAAACTATAGGATTATCAGCAACTACAAGTAATCAAGTTTTATTTGAATCGGAAGTAGAACTCCGAAACGATATTGTAGAGAAGTTATCTACAAGGCGCGGAGCAAGAAAAGAACGAAGAAATCGCAAAACAAGATATCGCAAAGCACGTTTCAACAACCGAAAGCGATGCGAGAAATGGTTATCGCCAAGCATCAGACACAAAATTGAAACGCATTTATCTGTGGTTGATAAGATTTATAATATTCTTCCTATATCAAAGATTGTGGTTGAAACAGCGTCTTTTGATATACAGAAGATTAAAAACCCTGATATACATAACGAAATGTATCAAGAGGGTGAACAGCTTGGATTTTGGAACGTGCGTGAATATGTATTGTTCAGAGATGGTCACACTTGCCAATGCTGTAAAGGTAAGTCAAAAGATAAGATTTTAAATGTTCATCATATCGAAAGTAGAAAGACGGGTGGTGATGCGCCAAACAATTTAATTACACTTTGCGAAACTTGCCACAAAGGATATCACAATGGGACGGTAAAACTTCCTAATACAATCAAACGTGGCATGTCTTTTAGAGACGCAACGTTTATGGGGATTATGCGATGGGCGTTCTACAACGAATTAAAAAGTAGATATAAAGATGTATCTATGACATTCGGATATATTACAAAGAACAGTAGGATTCTTCATGGTTTGCCGAAAGAACATTATATAGACGCGCGATGTATTAGCGGAAATACATTAGCAAAAGACGATGATTGTATTTACTATTATAGGAAAGTTAGAAGACATAATCGCCAAATTCATAAATTCAATATCTGCAAAGGTGGCGTAAAGAAAAGAAATCAGACAGATTATGATATACATGGGTTTCATTTATACGATAGAGTAATGTATCAAGGGAAACAGTATTTTATCTTCGCAAGAAGAAAAACTGGGTATTTTGATATAAGAAATTTAAGTGGAGATAAAGTGAATAAAGGAAATATTAGTTATAAGAAGTTAAAATTATTAGAACATGTTAATGGATATCTTATAGAAAGGAGAAGTTGTTTTCCTCTCACGGCTAAAGTCGCGAGTATCCAAACAGCATAATTTTATGAAAAAGGGTAGAAGAAAAGACCATATATGGAGATTTGTTAAGTATTTAGGCGATGCGGCTATATATGCTAAATGTAGTTGCGGTTTTAGATATAGATGTGATAAGGGCATTAACGGCTCGCCAATTGGCAGAGATCCAGACGCTAATGGACTATATTATTGTCCAATTTGTAGAGAGCCAGACGCTAATAAACTATATTATTATTGTCCAATTTGCGGAAGCAGAAAAACAAGATATATCGAAAAAGTAGAAAGGATTAATAAATATTCATTCGAATGAGAACGATACACGATATCAGAGAATTGGCGAAGAGAATAAATCCAACGGTATATATATCATACGATATGCTTTACCGCGAAAATTCATGTAGAATTATGGCGTTGAAAGGTAATGAAGTACACACGTTCGAAGTACCGAATCTCGATTCGCCAGATGTAGAAGAAAAACTTAATGATGTTTTAAGTATATTTTAAGAGGGCAATATGATAACAGAAGAAATTATACAAAAGATTTTAGATATTAGTATTAAATGTGCTATTGTGTATGGCATTTATCTTATCGTTTCAATAATATTAATTATCGTTGTACTTTATTTTGCTTGGAGGTATTGGTTTAAATGAAGAGTGGTGATATTGTATATTTGCCAGTAGAATTTTTAGAAGAAAATGAAGATACTACTGGCAATTATGTAAGACTTAAATATGTAGATTATGAAAATAATACGCTATTTTTTTTGGGTAGAAAAAGATGCATTAAGTGAATTTTCGGCAGATGATTTATTTGGTGCATTAAAGAAATTAAAAGAACTATCATTTGATGAACGATACCAGTTGTTTAACCAGTTGTTTAATAAAAAATGCGGATTTTTTTTAGATATGTTTGATGATTTGACAACTGACGAAATTATAAAATCGTGCGATAGTATACATGAACCTCAAATTGGCGATGTATATATACATACAGCAGATGGTAAAAGATATATTATATATTATTATGATGGCGCAAAATATGGGCTATTAGATGATACTGGTGTTCACAGTTGGTCAAGAACTACTTTAAGAGAGTTTTTTAGTTTTAGCGGCGAAACTGTAAATTTAAATCCAGTATTAAAAAATTTAAAAGGAGGATAAAAATTGCCAACATCAGTAGTTGTTTTTGTAGTGGCATTCTTTATAGGTATTCCATTTGGATGGATTATAGGTATAGTTTTAACCATAGATAGCGATAGCAAATATTATCGCAACGTATTAAAGGAATATATTAACGCAAACGAATTAATCGACTGGATTGAGAAAAGATTCTATAAGGATGAAGATAGCAAAGAACTTGACGTATTTTTAACATCAATAGATGTAAGCGAGATTGTTTGCGAGATTCACAGGAGAAAAATGAAAAATTGGAATATTAAAGGCGCGGAGAAAATAAATAAAGTTGTTGAAGAAAGGAGAATGTAAGTTGAACGTGTTAATTGCTTGCGAAGAATCTCAGAGAGTATGCGGAGCGTTCCGCGCAAAAGGGCATGAAGCCTACTCTTGCGATATTCAAGAGCCGTCTGGCGGTCATCCAGAATGGCACATTTTAGGTGATGTTCTTCCGATACTACGGGGGGCAATTCGTAACAATGGATGGCACTACTCATTTTATTGAGAAGTGGGATATGATTATCGCGCATCCACCTTGCACTTATCTGTCGAACGCGGGAGCAAACCACTTATTTAAGAGAATAGATGGTGAGTCCTATATAAAAAAGAGCAGATTTGAACTCGGTTTAGATGCGAAAGAATTTTTTATGAACTTTTATAATTGTGACTGTGAAAAGATAGCGATAGAGAATCCAACACCTTCTGGAATATATAGATTACCGAAATACACACAAGCTATACAACCTTATGAGTTTGGCGAACCTTATTTAAAAAGAACCTGTTTGTGGTTAAAAGGATTACCGAAATTAGAGCCGACAAATATAATAGAGCCGATTGCTTCATGGGTAAATTGCAGACAACGCAAAGAAAATGGCGGTGTGACATTTCGAGATAGTAGAACGAGAAGCAAAACTTTCATTGGAATTGCTAATGCTATGGCTTCACAGTGGGGATAAATGAGGAGAAAATATGTATACTTACACAAAAATTGAAACACCATTTGTTAGAGATATTGAAGGCACTAAGAAACTTATTGAGGGAGAATATAGAAACGATGCAGTCAAATTTTTATCTAATAATCTCTGGTTCTTTAGTGAAAAAGTGGACGGAACAAATACGGGCATATACTGGAACGGACACAAAGTAAACTATCAGGGAAGAACGGAGAGAGCGCAGATTCCCGCACATCTTACGAATAGATTGATTGAGATTTTCGGTACGAATGAAGCCGAAGAGATGTTTGAACAACTGTTTGGCGAGAAAGAAGTTGTTCTGTTTGGCGAAGGTTACGGCGCGAAAATTCAGAAAGGCGGCGGTAATTATATTCCAGATGGCTGTGATTTTATCTTGTTCGATGTGTATATGGTTGGTTCAGATACTTGGCTTAAATATCAGGATATTCAAGATATCGCAAAGGCATTCGGCATTAAAACCGTGCCATTAGTTATGATTGGAACGATTAATGATGCTATTGAATTTATCAAGACTCAACCTCGTTCACTTATTAACCCGAATCACGAAATGGAGGGTGTGGTCGGTAAGCCAATAATAGACCTTTATGACAGACAGCACAACAGAATTATTACAAAAATCAAGGTTTGCGATTTCATTTAAGGGGGTATTAGAGCGTGGGAGAAGGCAAAGGTTGTGAAGGTTGTTTATATTTCGACCAGTACGATGATGATGGTTATGGGTTTTGCGACTATCACGAAAAGTGGGTGAGAGCGTTGGATACTGCGGGATGTGGCGGATATACATATTTGTCAACGTATAATAATAACTATAATGAAGAAGGAGAATAATAATGAGCGGATTTGATGATATCAAACTCACAAAATATGTTTTAAAAATCAAGCAAAAGAACAATTATAATGAATTAAAGGCTTACGCCGCAGAAGAAGATTTATCGTCATTGTTGAGTACAATTTTTTCAAATTTCGAAAAAGATGTTGAAGTTACTGTTTCGCTTTATACTCGCGACGATGACAATTGATGATTAATAATCAATAATTTTTTAATCAATAACATAATATTAGTTATCGAAAAAAGGAGAGTTATGAAAAAAGTTTATATTCCAATGTACATGTACGAAAATGACGAAAATATGCCGTCAGCAAAAGCGGGGAGAACAACTATTGCATCAGACGATGTGGAAATATGGGATGATAGTAGTGTGATTCCTGTTTGGGATGATGGTGGTGTTATTTTAAGTATTCCGAATGATGACATAATAGAAGATTATGAAGTTGCAGAAAGCCTTGCGCGAATTGAAACTTTCGAAAGCATTATGAAGCGTCTCGTGTCTTTATCAACCCGCCAGTTAGATGTCATATTCGGTGTAGATACACTTTATAAAGTTGTTAATTTTTTTAAATATAGAGAAATTATAAAACTAATTAATGAATTTGATACTAATCCGAAAGTTGGCGAAATTTGGCAAAAGCCTATTACTGGCGTAAGGGCGCTCATTGTTGGAGTAAAAGAGAACAGTATTAGCGTGATTGTCGTTGGTGATGATGATAATACTGTAGAAGAACTTTCACGCGAAAACTTCTTCGAAATATATGTAAATAGTGGCGAAAAATCAAAATATTATAATGTACTTATTAATGAAATAAAATAAAATAAAATAGCCATAAATATTTTATGCAATATGCACAAAGAAAGTAAATAGCGAGGTATAATATTGGTTAATCCGCCGAAGAAAGGTACGACAAAAGAGCAATTTAATCGGAATTTTTTGAACCGAGTTTTTTATCATTACAGCATTAATAATAATAGCATTCGACCATGTATCATAAGTAATGGTTATTGTGATTCTATATTCGTTGGTGTGCGATTTTTTAATATTGAATGGATTCTATCAGAGTGGACATCTATGGTGTCGTGGGAATTATTATTTGAATCTTATCAAGAAGCGGCAAAATATGATAAACATGTAAAGAAATTATACAGCGGGTTTTTCGCGAAACCATATGTAAATATAGAAATATTAGAGAAGCATAAAGGACAATTGCGCTATATAGAAAAGGAGATTGGTAAAAATCTAAAATCGTATCCTAATTTTAAAGGGATAGATTTTTGCGATGTTCATGCGGGCGGCATACAGATTCGTGGTCACCATAAAGATATAAAGGGTTACTGTTTTGGCGAACAAATAACTATTAAATATGATTTTTCCAATTATAAAGATACCATTACGCAATTTGTGGATATGTGGAAATCTTTAGATAATGATAGTTATATTTCTGGCTACAAAAGTTTCTTAGCAGATGGAGAGAGATATGGTTGGGATTAATCGTTAAATTTCCGCTTGACAAAGGGGAACGTAAGTAGTATAATTGACCGTAGATTGGAGGTGATACAACAAAGTGATGAAACAAATCAAAAACTTTCTATGGCGAATTAAGCCGCGATTATACATTTGTCCAGATGTATATTTGATTTATTGGCTTGATTATGAATTTATTTTTAAAAGGAGGATTTAATGGAAGGTAACAATGAATCACTTCTCAATGAATCAAATTTATCTAATAGTGAAATATTTAATATGATTCTGCGAGACACTAAGCGCGATGGCATTGAAGAGTTGATTAAGTATCTTGAATCTACTGATTTTTACACAGCACCCGCGTCATCAAGATTCCACTGTGATTACGAGGGCGGACTTGTCGCTCACAGCTTGAATGTTTACACTTGTATCTTGAAAAAGAAAAAGAATGAGTTATGGAGTAAATATTTGAGAGATACGCCAGATGAATCACTTGCTCTCGCCGCCTTACTCCATGATGTATGTAAAGCAAATTTCTATAAAGTGGATTATAGAAACCAGAAAACATACGATGAAGATAAGGTGAACGCCGCCGCACGTTGGCAAATTAAGTCAGACAGTAACGGTAACTTTATATGGGAAACAGTACCGTATTACAAACCTGATGAACAATTCCCGTTCGGGCATGGCGATAAGAGCGTATATCTTGTAAATAAATATATCACGCTTACGGACGAAGAAGCTGTAGCAATCAGATTCCATATGGGCGCGTATGAAAGTCAAAATATCTGGAATTCGTTAGGAAATGCTTTCGAGAAATTCCCGCTTGCGTTAGCTTTACATGAAGCTGATATGGAAGCTACACATTTATTAGAGGTAAAATGATATGAATTGGGTATTTTGGTTTGCAATAATTATAATTGCCGCGCTCGTCTGGTATATCCTAAGAAGAATTTTTCAATTCATCGGCGGTTCTGTAATAAAAAGAGCGAATGGATTAAATAGAATTATGCACGATGAAGATGAAAAAGAGCCAGAACCAATTATTAAAGACGATATTGATTTCGAATCTGCTAAAGAGCAGTTTGAAATATACATGAACAAATATTTAAAATAAAAGGAGAATGTAAGAATGAAAGGATTTATTGGTAGTATTGTTACGGCATTAGTGATTGTTGTTTTACTTGTTGGCGGTATTAGTTGTATCGAAAAGATTCCTGTTGGATATGAAGGTGTTCAGTATTCTGTTTCTGGCGGTGTAAAGGATGAAACACTTGGTCAGGGATGGCATCTCGTATCTCCAACCATTAGGGTTAAGGAGTTTACAATTTCAAATGAACAGCTTGTCTTAACAAAGGACAGCCGCGAGGGTTCAGAAACGGACGAATCTTTTAAGGTAGCCACATCTGATGATGCAAGCATTAGCATCGACTTTCAGATGTCCTATAGATTTATTCCTGAGAAACTTGTTGAAACTTATAAGAAGTTTAAGGGTATGGATGGAAACGATATTGTGCAAAATCGCGTCCGTACTGTCTTGAAATCAAAAGTTTCTGAGATTACAACTAATTACTCGCTAATGGACATTTATTCTGGTAATCGTAAACAGATTAATGATGAACTTACAGATTATCTTAATAAAGAATTGAGAGATTTTTACGGTATCGAAGTTATTGATGCATCAATTATTAACTCGCATCCAGACGAAAATCTGAAAAAGACTATTGAGGCAAGAGTACAGGCACAGCAGTCCAAGGCACAAGCGAAAGCCGAACAGGATGCAATTAAAGTTAAGGCTGAAACCGAACTTATTCAAGCTAAGAAAGAAGCCGAAATTAAAGTTACCGAAGCAGAAGCGGAAGCGGAAGCAAATAGAGTTATTTCAGAATCTATCACCGAAAATCTTATTCGTATGAAAGAGGCTGAGGCAAGACTGCAACATGGATGGGTAACTATTCAAGGTGCTGAATCAGTAATCGCGGACGAAAGAAACGATGAAGAATACGCAAAGAAGGTTGCAGAACAGGTTGCTAAGGAATTAGCGGAGGCACAGAATAAAGATAATGGCGAGTCTTAACTTAATTTATACATTTGATTTTCCGCTTGGCGAAACAATTATTCGCGCAGTAGAAAACGATAAGGCTTCCTCTGGTATAACTGTTGTTAGCCGCGAAAATCTTATTAATGAATGTGTTATTGAGTTTAATGATGGTACTGTATGGGCTTGCTATAAGCCCTACATGTACCGCGCTAAACTTAGTCAGAAATGGGATACATGTTTGTTCGATAATCAAAGTATAGACAACACAAACTCAAATGCTTTGAATTACATTATCAATAATCATAATACGGGTGGTAAAATTGAATACTTTAATTAATAAATACATCAATTCTGAAATTGCTGTAGCGTGGTTGCTAATTTCGCTTATAGCTTTGGTCGTAGGATACACGATTGGATATTATTTTTAAGGAGGTAATAAGGTATGGATTTTAATAATATGTTCGGCAAAATGTACGGTAAACTTGCCTCTGGAATGTGCAGACTTTCCATGAACGGCGATATTGCCGTAAAGACAAGCAACGGATATAAGACATATAATGTCAAGACTGGCAGACTTGTTAATCAGGCAAATTTCGTTTTTAACATTGGCGAGGAATTCTTCTTTGTTTTCCCGACAAACAGAGTAAAGAAGGGCGATATCGTTCTTATCGGTGGTACTCCTAAATGCGTCATTAAAGCAGACGAGAATCAGATTACTGCTATCGACTATGAGAGCGGAGAAGTGAAGACACTCATTCCAGAACGCCATGTATTCATGGGTAAAACATATTTCTACGGTAAAATCATTTCCATGTTTGGCGATAACGTCAAAGGTAAAGTTGGCAAGATTTTTAAGTATATGGCTATGATGCAAATGTTCAGCGGCGGGAACACCGATAATAACGGCACTAATAATATGATGGGTAATATGTCCATGATGATGCCAATGATGATGTTTGGCGGCGACTTTGGTAAAACTTTTGGTGATATGTTTAACTTTGACGATGACACCGATGAAGATGATGCTTTTGATTTGTGTCTTGCAGATATTGAAACAGCCGAGCCGTTGTTGGGCGAATAAAGAAAGGAGTTTGTGAGTAATGGGTTCTGGAAGTTGGAGTAGAGATAGTTATGCAAGTTATAGTTCCGCGACAAAAAGCGCAACACTTGATAGTTTGGGTAGACTTACTGGGTCTGGCGTATCATCGAATCAAGCTATTTACAAACAGCGACAGATACACGCAGATTTGTTCCCGAAAAACATTATGCGCGAATGTTGCGACACAGAAGAGCATCCGAATACGATTCCAGTGATTCTTGCGCTCGATGTAACTGGTTCTATGGGAAGTGCCGCAGTAGAAGTCGCAAAGAGTTTAAATGTTATTATGACAAAACTCTATGATGAAATTACCGATGTTGAGTTCTGTATTATGGGTATTGGTGATTTGTATTGCGACCACGCACCAATTCAGATGTCACAGTTTGAATCCGATGTAAGAATTGCCGAACATCTTGACAAGGTATATTTCGAGTTCGGCGGCGGTGCTAATAATTACGAGTCATATACAGCCGCTTGGTATATGGGATTATACCATACAAAACTCGATTGTTGGAAACGCGGCAAGAAGGGAATTATTATTACACTTGGCGATGAAACACTTAATCCTTATTTGCAAAAAGATAAAATTAAAGAATTTGTTGGCGATAATTTACAGTCCGATGTTGATACAAAGAATTTATTTAAACTTGCGTCTGATAAATTTGACATCTATCACATTAATGTGACACATAGTTATTATTCATACGATGATATTCCGAAGTCCTTTAAAGATGTTATCGGTAAAAATAATTATTATGAAGCAAATCTCAACAATGTGGCGGATATAATTACAGAAATTATTATCTCCGCGACAAATAATAATAACAATGACGGCATAGTAATCGCAACGGGTAATACTACAGCAACAGACGGTATTTCTTGGTAAATATAAAAGGAGTTTGTTAAATGGGAACGATTGACGCAAAATCTGTTATTGGTGCTAATTATGGTGACGAAGGTAAGGGACTTGCCACAGATGCTCTTGCTGATGAAGCGATGAATACATACGGTAATTGTCTCGTAATTTGTAACAACGGAGGAGCGCAACGTTCCCATACTGTTGTTTTGGAAGACGGTACGCGACACGCTTTTAGCCATTTCGGTAGCGGAACATTTAGAAGAGCAGATACATATTTATCTGAATATTTTATACTTAATCCGATTGTATTTAGAAAAGAATTTGAAGAACTTGTCAAATTAGGTTATAAACCAAAAGTCTATATTGACAAAAATTGTAGAATATCTACGTTTTATGAATCTTTTTTGAATCAGATGTTGGAGCAAAGCCGTAAAACTAAACATGGCAGTTGTGGGTTAGGAATATGGGAAACGGTTAAATTATACGATAATAATAATTATTGTTGGAGATATGGCGATTTTAAGAAAGCCGACTTATATGAAACAATGAAAGAAATTGAAATCCGCGCGTATCTATTTAGACATACACTTAGTAAATACCGTACAAGTGGAGCAATAACAGACGAAATTTATTATTATTGGAAGCCATTAATCGAGGATTATAAAATACGATTCCACTTTATTGATGACTTAATGTTTATGATTGATAATACAATTGAATCTGACGCGGAAGTGATACGAAATTATGATTCTATTATTTTCGAGAATGGACAAGGTTTATTGTTAAATAGCGATAAAGATAATGTGCATACAACTCCGAGTAATACTGGAATGAAAAATATCGTAGAAATTGAAAACTCTTTCTCTGGCGATTTTTATGTTGAACCAATTTATGTCACTCGCACATACATGACAAGACACGGCGCGGGTGAATTTAAAACAGAATGCGCAAAAGAGAATATAGGTAATATCAGAGTTGATAGAACGAACATTCCTAACCCGCACCAAGGAAGTTTGAGATACGGCACATTAGATTTTGATGAATTAATAACACGAATTAGGAACGATGCAAACAGGGATTTTTCAATTTTTGTTACGCACACAAACGAAGTTCCTATTAAAACATATAGAGAATTATTAGAATTACAGAGAGCAGCAAAGCATCTATATTTATCTTGTAGTGAAACGGGAGGTTATAAATATTAAATATGATTATCACTAAACACGATGCTAAATATAAATATATTTCAACCTTTAATACGGAAACTGGATTTTACGCGAGAACAGGGATTATTGAGAATGGTGTTGATACTGGCGTAGACCCATTTATGTCTTCATTTCCAGAACTTATTGACGTTGGGGTTATGGAAACGTGTGTTTGTGCAAAATATTGTAATGTTGATTGTTATCAAAAAGCAATAGAGCGCAAAGGCAAAAATATGAGCGTCGAAAACTTCGAAAAAATAATGAAAGAATCGTCTGGTAAAATGTTTCAATGTTTACACGAAGATGAAGTTGTTTTACGCAAATCTGGTAACTATATAAGTAGTGTATACATTAAAAATATTAGAGTCGGAGATAATATTTATTGCGGAGACGGTTTTCACGATGTATATGAAAAACGCGAAAAATATGACGATGTATATGAAATAAATATCGGATACGGCAAAACAATTAAAGCAACAAAAGAACATAAATTTCTTACAGTGGATGGTCTAAAAACTGTTGAAGAATTAAAAGTAGGGGACGAATTCGTAACTGCTAAAAACAAAAAGAATATACAATCAATCAATGAAGTTGATGTTGTTAAATTAATTATTTCCCGCGGATTAGACGATTATTTTTTCTTATCAGACTGTGAAGGTTTAATGGAAGTATGCAATAAATATAACATTAAAAGGAATAGGAATAAAACTGTATTAATATCAAAAATTAAAAATCATTTAGAGGAAATAAATTATAGAGACGCAAAAATATCAAAAGCTCGTTCTCCCTATAGGCTTAAAACGATATATCCAATAACGAAAGATTTTATGATATTACTTGGTCATTATATTGGTAATGGTTCGCGAAGGAGATATGTTGTAAATGAAAAACAAACAAAAATGATTGATTCAATAAAAAAATGTCTACAGAATTGTTTTGATGATTTCTCATATACAACAAGATATTCGCAAGGTGCTTGTATAATTGAATTAAGTAGTAACATGCTCCATGAAGAATTATTTGACAATATTTTTGGATGTAGAACTCCTAATCGAGAAAAACAGTTACCGATTTTCATATATAGCGTAAGCGATGAAATGATTTTGTATTTTCTTGAAGGTTATTTTTGCGATGGCAATATAGATATTAAAACACATGATGGTAATTATGGCGAAATTATTTTTAATACTTCAAGCGAAAAATTGTTCAAAGATTTAACAATGCTTTTATCAAAAATAAATGTTGATTATTCCGTAAATACAGAAAATGGCGGACAATTCGAATTTTCAAAAAATGATAAAAGGATTATAAATAGAAAGAAACGCTATAGAATTATAATATCAAATTTATTAGAGATTAGAAAAATTTATAAAGTAATTTCTGAACACATAGATTACGACAATTTTTTAAATACAATTATAAATGTAGAACATAATGAGAATTATTTGAGACATAGAAAAGGATACATTGTAAATTCAATAAAAAATGTCGGTAAAAGAAGAGTTATTGATATAAATATAAATTCAAAAGAACACTTGTTTGTGACAACACATTTTATTGTTTCTCATAATTGCGCAATGGGTGGGGCGGGTGACGTTGATACCCATGAAAATTTTGAAGATTTACTTAAAATTTGTAAAAAATACAATATTGTTCCAAATTTTACTACAAGTGGAATAATGATGACAAAAGAAAAGGCTGAATTATGTAAAAAATATTGTGGAGCGGTGGCTGTATCCGAGCATCATGCACCATACACAAAGAGAGCGGTAAATTTACTACTAAATGCGGGAGTTAAAACAAATATTCATTACGTTCTTAGTAATAATTCCATTGATGAAGCTATTACAAGAATTGAGAATAATGATTTTCCGAAAGGTATCAACGCTGTAATTTTTCTGCTTTATAAGCCAGTTGGATTAGGTACACAGGAAAAAGTATTACACACAGATGACCCGCGAGTAAAGAGATTTTTTGAAGCTATCGAAAATGTAGACCACAATTTTAAGATTGGATTTGATAGTTGCACAGTTCCCGCGCTTATTAATTACACTACAAAAGTAAATCCAGATAGCTTTGATACTTGCGAGGGCGGAAGATGGAGTATGTATATTACTTCTGATATGAAAGCGTTACCTTGTAGCTTTGATAATCAGGATATGAAGTGGGCTTATGACATTTCTAATGATACGATTCAAAACGCATGGGATAGTAATGTTTTTGAAAACTTTAGAAATATTTTTAGAAACTCATGTCCAAACTGTAAAAGAAGAAATGAATGCATGGGCGGGTGTCCCATTAGGAATGAAATTACTTTGTGCAATAATGTAGATAGACATTTAGTGATATGGAGAAATAAATGATAATTTATGAAGAAATACCAGATGACGCAATGAGAGAACATGATACTTATGTTATAGCCTTTTGTCCTGATATAGACACGTTTTTTGTAACAAATCAACGGGCGTTCTTTTGGGAAACAGAACAGGATTTTGAAACAAAAGAGGGCGCGATTGAATACATTAAGTTAAATATTGAATACTTTAAAAATATTCATAATCAAATAATGGGTGAATGTTATGCGGGAAATCATTATGGTAGAGGTAAAGATGTTATTTTCGTTGAATGCGACAATAATGCTTTTTATATAAACGGTGATTAATTAGAGGATAACAAATAATGAAAAATAATGAAATTAATGATGATAAAAAATTTGTATTAACAGAATGGGGATGTTTAGCATCTATTCTTTTAGATTACAATATTGATTTCTCGCATATTACGCCAACAATGGGCAAACATATGGTAGAAGATTTTTTTAATGTTCTTGAAAAAGCGGGATATATTAAGAAGGATGAATAATAATGAAGATAAGAAAAGACTTTGTGACAAATAGCAGTTCGAGTTCTTACGTCATTGCCATTCATAAAGATGCTAACATTGAAGATGAAGTTAAGAAATTTGTATTAGCAAATAAAGAGGCAAGCGAAGTTACAGATTATGAAAAGAAGTGGGGTTGCGGTGTTACACAGGAAAAGAAAGAAAAAGATATACAAAGATATATTTCATGCGAATTACACACTACGCCTTTATTAACGCTTGGAGATTGGAAGATTTTCAGCGGTACTGCTGATAGCGATGACGGGTATATTGACAGATTTCTTTATAATTCTCTTGACTACGATAGCGAATATTTTAAGAAGGGTTCTGAATAATATATGAGTAGAAATTACGAAAAGGAAAAGCGCGGCAAAAGAAGAAAAGACAAGTATCGCAAAGCAATAAGGAAATATAGACTTTGCAATGAAATATGGGGCGACGCGGAAGATTATAATGACGGAATTTTAGGAAAGTATATTGACGGTAAAATCCACGACCATGAAGATTGTTATAAAACAAATAGCGACTGGTGCGGTAAAGGTAATTATAAACACGGAGATAAAAAACGAGCCGATAAGTGTAAAGACATGGAGCGCGAGTATATGACAAATGAAGATTAAACTTGATAGTATGTTGCTTGGCGCGTTATTTGCAACTATATTTTATTCAGCGTCATATCCATGTATACATAAAGTAATCATGGAGAATGTAAGTAATAAGTTAATTGCTCTTAGCCAGATAACGAACTGCCTATCAATTGTATTTTTTGGATTTATATGGAATAGACAAAAAATACTTTTTAGATACTTTCCTGTCTTTTGTTTTTGTGAAATAGTATTAACTTTTAGCTTAACAATTTATGTTATTACTACGAATGATATTCGCGCCTACTATATAGCGGATACTTTGATTTTCGCAATAGTGTCTCGTAATATCATTTGTGGTAGTAATAAACTAAAAACGCTGATATATAGTGATGATGAACGCGCGAAATATGATAATAACGAATCATCATGTTACGCCATCGCGACTATAATTGGCTCTTTAATTTCTATGATTGCCAACTCTGGTTTTGTTTTTATGCTTTGGGTTGCGACAATTGGTAACGCGATAGATAACATGTTTTATTTATATACTTATAATAAAATTAGAAAGGGCGAAAATGAAAATTAGAAAAGATTTTGTAACTAACTCAAGCAGTAGTAGTTTTGTAGTCGCTTATAAAAAATTCCCAGAAGTTGATTGCGAGACACGAGAGAAATACCCATTTATTGATTGTTTACAAAGAATGTTTGATGATTTTTATATTATACGGTAATGATAATAATTACACGGAGGACGCTTATATAATTAATAGTGTCAAAGAACTTGAAAACTATATTATAGAACAGTACTCTTACCCTTGGTCGAAATGTAACACATTAGATGAAATTCTTGAAGATGATTACTGCACCAGATTTTTTTATGAAAAAGGTAAAGAGTATATAAGTAAAGGGTATTCTATATTTGAAAAACATGTTGATTACGATGAATCGGATAAATTTAAAGAGGTTATCGCCGCCGCGGAGTCAGAAGATTTCATAGTTTTAATAGAGGAATAATTATGAAAATTAGAAACGATTATGTTACAAACAGTAGTTCAAGTAGTTTTATTTTAACATTTAGCACAAATGATGATTATGCAGAATTTGTAGAAGAAATGGATTGGTATGACTATAACGAATTACTGACATTTATTAAGTCGCAATTACACAGAGCATCACAAGAAGAATTGAAAAAACGGGCGAAAGAGTTTTTATATAATGTATATTATGCAAAATATGAAAAAGAAGTAAAAAACAACATAAAAAATGAAACTGAAAATTTATCATTAATCAAATTATTCGTGTATCTAAAATCTAAAGAGTGTAAAGATTTAATAGATGATAAAATAAAAAACGATAATAATTATATTGAATCTATAAACAAAATAGATAATTCTGAAAAGATTGTGTTTTCTACAATTTGGGATACAAATGGTGGATTACTTGAATGGGCTATAAGAAACGGGTTTTTAAAACAGACATGCCGCAAACACTTATTAATACAACACGATGTAGGATAAGGAGAATTTATTATGAAAATAAGATGCGATTACGTAACAAATAGTAGTTCAAGTAGTTTTATAGTTGGTTTTAAAAGCGAAAATGATATAGATTCACAATTAAAAGAATCAATGGTTAAATGTGACAGTATTTATAAATATGATGAAGTTTTGCGTGATATAAAAAAACACAGAATAACAAAAGAATATGCGCTTGAAATATTTAAAGATGAAGTTCGATGGAATGTGAAATTTTATTTAGAAGATAGTTACGAGGATAAATTGGGTGGTTATACAAATTTTGAAAAATGGATTGAGAAGGAAGAAAATAAAAAAGAATTTGATGATGCTGTAAATTCAAAGATAGATGAGTTATATAAGCGTTTCAAAGAAAAAATTGATGATTGTGAATATTTGGCAGAAGTCGAATATTGTGACCACACTGACGGAGACCTTGAGCATGATATTATGCCATATCTCGATTGTACTATCAAGCGTTTTAGTCATCATTAAGCGGAGGTAAAAATGAAATACAGAAAAGATTTTGTAACAAATTCAAGTTCGTCATCATATGTGTGTGATATATGCGGCAACGAAGTATCAGGATGGGATTGTTCAGTACGAGATGGGGATATGTTTGAATGTATGAATGGACACGTTATTTGTGATGAACATATGTTAATTCCATCGAGAGATAAGTTGTTAGAATTTATAACTCAAATCAACAATAGTATGAGGAAAGTTTATAGAATGAGTGAATTTTATAGACTTTCGGAAGATGAGATTACCGAGATGAGTGACGGTGAACTTATTGAAAACATTCTATCAGAATGGTGCTATGAAATGCCAGAAGAATTTTGTCCCATTTGTCAATTTGAAGAATATTCTTCGCGGGATATGGCTAATTATCTTTTCGCAGAATATAAAGTTCCTAAAAGTGAAGTTTTCGATATTATCAAAAAGAAAAATAAACGTAGAAAAAAGGTATATGATTTTGAGTATATTAATTTTGTAACAGAAAAATTCGGATTGCATCTCGAAGATATTCAATCGAGTTTTAGGAGCAAATTTAATACATATTCAGAGTTTAAACATTATATAGCGCGAGAATTTTAAATAAAAAGGAGTATATAAGTAGTGAATTCGAAATTATCAGGACGTTTCAAAGTAACAAAAGTGTTAAAGAAAACAAACGCGAAATTTTTTAAAGATTTGAAAGTCGGAGATATTATTTATATAACATATAATATTCGCCAAACAAAATTGGCGGGGTATGCAGAAACACTTGACGTTTCAATGGATGACAATAGAGAGGAATATCACGAATTCTTTTGCACAACAGTAAGCAGAGTATTTTGGAATTGTTTTGAATTTGAAGAATTATAAATAAAGGAGAATTTAAATGAGAAATCCAGAAAGAATTAAACCGTTTTATATGACATTAGCAGAATATCACAAAGATTTTGTTCCAGATTGGCGATTTTGCCAATTAATTGAAAACTTCAAAAGATGGGTGTTTTCAGAAAAAGGTATTGTAGACATTTTCTACATAGAAGACGATAAAGCAATGGAATATCTTGAAGAGTATTTTAATTCTATGAAAGCGAGAAGTTTTTAATGTATACAGAATTTGATAAGAGAATGAAGGGTTATGAGCGGCAGTTTAATGTCGCTCTCGACCCATACGAGCCAGTCATTGTTAGGGTCGATGGCAGATGTTTTCATACATTCACAAAGAATTTTCAAAAGCCATTTGATGATGTTCTTTCAAGAACAATGCGCGATACTATGCAGTATCTTTGTGAAAATGTGCAAGGTTGCGTATTAGGATATACACAGTCGGACGAAATATCTCTGCTTCTTGCGAACTATTTAAATGAAAGAGCAGAACCGTTTTTCGGGTATAGAGTTCAGAAACTTTGCTCCGTTATCGCAAGTATGGCAACTGCGGCTTTCTTGAATAGATACGAAGCAAATGTAGAAGATTACGAAAATGAATTCGATGAACTTTTTGAACGATATTATGACCATAAATATGTCACATTTGATTGCCGAACGTTTAATATTCCTAAAGAAGAAGTTACGAATTATTTTTACTGGCGGCAATCTGATGCTTTTAGGAATGCAGTAAATATGATTGCAAGGACGCATTATTCTGATAAGCAATTAAAAAACAAATCAAGAGATGAAGTTATTGGTATGCTCCACGAAAAGAACGACTATCTGTCTAATTACGAATCGCATCATCTTTTGGGTAGTTGCTGTATAAAGAAAAAAGTTCCCCTTATCAAAACTGCGCCGACATTAGAACAGAGCGTTTTCGCAAGAGACAAGTGGTATATTGACTTAGAAATTCCCGCATTTAAGAAAGAAGGGCGAGAATATATCGAAAAATTATTCTAAGAGAGCGGGGTGAAATTTTGAAAAATATTTTATTTACAAAATACTGTGATAACTGGATTAAGAATAAAAATAAAATAATTAACGGCAAAACACAAGAAGGATACCATTACAGATATAAATTAATCAGAAATTATTTTAGCGATAAGCGTAAGAATTTAGAAGATGTTACTCGCGAAGATATCAAAGATTTTTATAATTACTTACTATTTGAAGCACCAAATAAACGAAGTAAGACAGGAATTGGATACACAAGGAGATATGTAAAAGATATAAGAGCATTGTTCAGCCAGATGTTAATTGACGCTGTGTTGGACAATTATATTATCGCTAATCCTTGCGATTATGTAGATATACCGAGCAAGGAGGCATAACAACGGAATAGATGGACAAACAAGATTACATAAGCAAAAAGGATATTATGCATATGTATGATTGTGAAAGTGATAAGGCTTTACGGATTTTAAAATTAATGTATAATATAAAATATGCATTCAAAGTTGGCAAACAGTATTACACAACCGCCGAGTACAACGCGAAATTTTTTGAATTGTATAAAGGTAAGAACGTAATAATATAATGTTTTGTAATGTTTCGCCGCTTTTTAATTATCACAAATAATTATCACATTTACAATCTATCATTATGAAAAGACGCATAAATCCAACAAATAGTGAATAACTTTGTTATAGTTATTCATTATGCTAAGTAATTAAAAATTGTTCATCTAAACCAAATAAAACATGACGAAACGCCTCAAAACGTGATTCGGATTGGTAGAAATTACTAATTGAATTATGTTTCGGGGCGTTTTATAATGTTTCCATTATCACAAAAAATTATCACTCTCGCATACAATTTTTAAAAATGTGATAACGGAGGCAAAATGAGAAATAAGGCACAAAACGGAGAGGGTAGCGTAAGAAAATTAACGGACGGTAAATATGAATGCGTTATGGTTGCGAAATATCCAAATCCCAAAACAGGTAATGCAAAAAGAATTAAAAGAAGGGGAAGCACAAAGGAAGAAGCGCAGAAAAACGCGCTAATGGCTAAACGTGCTTGGGAGAAAGAGATAGAGAAAGGAAAGGATGCGAAAATTCCAAAAGGTAAAACATTTGGCGAATATATGAGCGAGTTTATAGATAACGAGATTAAGCCGAATATAACTGCAAGTGGTTATAAAACTTACTGCTCAAATATGAAGGTTAATTTCTATCCATTCCCGATTGCAAATTATCAGCTTCATTTGCTTACATCGACAGAATTTGAAAGTTATTACAACTCAATCCTTGAAAAGAAATCAAGAAAAACATGCTCTTTGCCTATTCAACTATGCAGAAGGTGTTGCGAATACCTTGTAAACAGAAGTTTGTTAGATGAGAATTACGCGAAAATTGCAAGAGTACCGCGAGAAGTAGCAGACGAATACGACCACAAACGCGAACAAGAATTAAAAAATCGCAAAGAAGTATTTACCGCCGAGGACATACAAAAATTCTATTACGCTTATAAGAAAAATATTAGCGAGTATCCAGTTGTAATACTATTCCTTTTAGAAACGGGTATGCGAGAAAGCGAGTTTGCATCTTTGCGAAATAGTAACATTGACTTTAGACAGAATATAATTAACATTGTTGAAACACGTTCAACGAGATTCATAAACAATGAGAAGAATAACGGCATAGAAGAATATGTGAAAGTACCGAAGAACGGCGAAAGTAGGTTTGTTGTTATGTCCGATTTATGCCGAGAATGTGTTGAGTATATGCAAGAACAAACTAAGTTGCATTGTCTGAATAATCCAGATGATTTACTCTATCCCACGTTCCGAAACGGCAAAAGAAGAAGTAACGCAACTATGCGCGTTGGCTTTAATTTAGTTTGCGATAAGATGGGGATTGATAGAGATGTACATTTAACTAAAACAGGGAGAATGAAAGGATTATCAATTAACTCTTTAAGACATACAGCTATATCTATCGCTAATAATGCGAAAGGGGCGAATGTAGTTAGTACAGCACTTATGGTAGGACACAGGGCGATTAATACAGAAAATGTATATACCCATGCAACAAAAGAAAGTTTAAGTGCTATTACAACACCATCTAAAGCCGTTCTTGACGATTATAAAAATAATTTGTCGCGCGACAGAGAAAAAGAATTATACGAACTTTATTTAAAACTCAAAGATAAGTTTGAAGAATGAATGCGCAAAAAGTAAGGCTACGAGATTTTCTCATAGCCTTTTTATTTTTAATCTAAGTCATTAAAGATAGAATACCATGTTTCTGCGCCACATATACCATCTACTTCAAGTTTATGCGCGGTTTGCCATGCCTTAACTGCTTTCTCTAAATCTTTATCAAATGTGCGATTCATCGCGCCATTAAAATATCCAAATCCAGACAAAACAAATTTTAAAAGATATACTTCGTCTTTAGTGTCGCCAATCTTAATAAACATCTTAGCCGCATAAATTTTACAAGTATCTAAAAAGTTTATGTTTGATATAGTAAGATTAGCGTCAAACTTATTGTTTGCAATTTGCTTCCATACGGCAACAGCGGCATTTCTTGATTCGCCGCCATAAATACCATCAACGGAAATCCTACGTCTATTCGCCGCAATGATAGTTGTTGAATATGTGTTATTAAGATATTCCTGTCCCTTTTTTACATTTTCCTTCGCGTCAACCTTAACAAACTTATTGTCGATATTGTCTGTTTTGCCGATAGCGGATTTGTAAAGTTCTTCGAGTTTCGCACTTGATTCCTTTCCAAAACAACCGTCAACTTTAATGCCAACGCTCGTTTGAAACGCTTTAACCGCTTTATCAGTTCCACTTCCAAAATCGCCATCTGCACCATAACTTCCGCAAGAGAATCCACATGCAATAAGTTTTTCTTGCATACGCTTCACATCATCGCCAACATCGCCAATAGAGAGATATTCTTTATTAACGTCATAGTCAATATAGCAGAAACATAAAATTCTTCTATTATTCCAACTATATGTTTTTACTGCACAAGCGTTACCGTTTCTATCATATTGAATATTTGACGTATTTCCCTCGCCACATTCAAAGGTTCTATTTCTTTCATTAATAGATAAAACGCGCCCGATATGAGACTGACTAAAAATTACAAGCGCACCAATCTTCGGTACTTTTCCAGTTTTGCCCGCCGCCTCAAACTTATCACGGGTTTCGAAAACGCTATAGCCGCAATAATTACTCGATGTCATATTCCAGTTCTTCAATGCTTGTAACTTGCCGAATTCTTCTATTTCTAAAGCGAATTGATATGTTGCACACCACGGCTGACCTTGGCATCCCATAAGTCCTGCATTATCGACAATTGTGCTAAATTTTTGATAATTAGAACTTCCCACTTCGGTATAAGGAATAGAAGCGTAGTGTCTTTCCTTCGCGATTATATTAAAAATACTTCCCATAATTCCTCCTTATTTAATTGTAGCCAAAGATTTGAATGTTTTAACGCCCGCCGCGCCGTCTACTTCAAGACTGTTTTTCTTTTGATATTTCTTTAACGCATTTATCAGTTTTTCACTCATCGTTAAACCGTATGGCTCAATCCCATTTATATAAAGTCCTATCGCTAATACGAGTGTTATGTTGGGTTGCTCCGTGTATATCGTAACAGGGTGTTCCTTTATAACTTTTTCAAGGGAATTATTCCACTCGCCATTTTCGAGTAGGACAGTATGCATACTATACCCGTAATCCCTATTTACTGCCCTTTGCAGAGCCTTTATAAACGCATGGCGAGTATCTGTGCCATAATCACCATCAACGCTTAAACCAGCCCCTACGTAGTTATTAAGATGAACTTGACCGCTTTTAACGAGTCGCGTCTTAGTATCATCATTACTTACATTCGCCTTAAACGGTAATCTATAAGCGTAAATAAAACCGTCGATGTTTTCTACGAACGGTTGTATGCCTTGAATACGCGCGTTTGAGCCACAATCATATCTTTCATACAACCCGTTATTTCTTTTCTCACCAAGAATAAAAACATGTCCTTTAAAGTAGATAATATCGCCCGCCTTAACTTCCGATTTATTAGTTATCTTTTTGCAACCATTTGCGGCAAGATATAACTCTAAAGAACCTACATTTCTATTTCCGACATTTTTTAAACCAGATTCAAAAAGAACCATATCAACAAATCTATCGCAAGATACATATTTCTCGTGCGGATAATATACAGACGGAATGAACGCGGCATTACCATACTTAAAGTTTTTCTCGCGTACAAAATCAGCAACTTTCTTTGCGTTATTTAAAAATTCGCCAACGGTTAAATTAAATTTAGATTCATTTGCTGATTTAACTAATGCGGTAAGTGCTTTTTCTGACTGTTCGCCATAAATCCCGTCTGTTTCAATACCGCTAATTTCTTGAAGTGCGACAACAGATTTTCTTGTATTATCTCCAAAGTCGCCATCAATGAAGCGTTGCGGACTACTGTAATATCCACAATCGCATAATCCGACAAGCATCAAATTAGATTGTAATTCTTTAACCTTTTCGCCAGAAGAACCTGTTGTAAGATATGTTTTCGTTGCAGTTTGTGTTTCACCCTCGTCTTCTGCATATTGTTTAATCCAAGTTGCACAGCACACATGGCGCGTCCAAAATATTTTTGCTTCAACTGGCTCATTGTATTTATTATAATCCGCATATCTCGGATTTAAACAATCGAGAATGTTATCAACAGAATAGTTACCATTACAACGCGCAAATATTCTCTTAGGGGCATTACCGCCGCCTAAATGTTGAATTTCTATCCACATCATTCGTGCTTTTACATCCTTTACGCCGTATTCTGTGGCGCGTTTTTCGTAAGCATTTAACTGTTTTACCGCGAAAAGTTCTTTCTGGCATTTAATACCAGTTTCGGTTGAGATAAGCGCAGACAAAGTAGCCGCCTGTGAAGAAGACGGATTCCAACGCATACCAACCCAATCCTTATTTAACATAGATTCTATACTTGGCGAACAAGTATCAAGTCTGCGAAATAAATTTTTATCGGCTTTAAAAATCATATTGCATAATTCATTTGCCTCGCCGCCGTAAAATTGAAACGCGCCCAATGTACAAGTATGCTCTCCACTTGTATTTTTATATGGTCTCGTATAATCATCCCAACGACCATATCCGTATCTTTGACCGCCAGTTTCTACACCTGAGATTATGTTAGCCATAACTAACTTATTGTGTTCGTTCATATATTTCCTCCATTAATTAATTAAAAATGAAACATTAAATGGTAAATATGCCCCTATAGGACAATCTATAAAAGACGATGCGCCGTATCTACTCAACGTTACTTCACCAGTATTATAAACACTTAATAGCCAACGATTTGCGCCAGAACCTTGACAAACAAATTGACAATTTCTCGTTGGCATAAAACCGCTTGGGAGTGTAAAAATTACTTCCGCATTTTCATTGACAGCCGCCGCAGTTAAATTTTTTAAAGGACTTACAACGCCGCGAATGAATACTGTTTGACCAACTTTTCTATATTGAACGGTGCTACCGTTATAATACAATTCAAATTTCTTACTTAATGTTGTTACAGCTTTCCAACCTGTATCTGTAACTATTTTATTTAAAACTGTTGTAGAAATATCTGATGAAACAGGTTTGAAATTTGCGTCAGTAACAACGACATTATTCTTTTTCCCTAAAGTTGTCGCGCTATCAACAAGAGTTTTAACCGCGCCAGAAGTAGGAATTTCGATTGATTCACTATCATCACTTATCGTATGTACTGGCGAAAGATTTCCACAAGAATTTCCATTTATATCATTAAGATTATATGCGCCAGTGCTACCATCTCTTACTAATGTATATGAATAAGAAGCTATAGGATGCTCATTGAAATAATTAGTAATCTCTGCTTGAATATCGGCTAAAGCAACACCGTCACGCGCAAGTTGATTTACAGCGTTTGCTATACTCGCTATTGCATCTTGCACTGTATTACCGCCGTCTAAATTATTTTGGTTGCTATAAGATATATCATCGCTTGATAACTCCATACTTTTCTTTAAGTTATCAATCGTTATTTTTCGATTAATTTTGCCCGTGACTATAGGTATAATAGAATCCTTGCCCGCTTTTAATATTTCTGTAAAATCACTTATTCTCATTCAAAACTCCTTATTAAAAAGTAGGAGAGTGCTTTCCGCACTCCCCTTGATTTAATTACTGTCCAAGTTGTTTAATTGTTTCGTTGACTGCTGTTGCAGTTCCGCCAGATGCGAAACCTACAGCGATTGCCGTAATAATGTCGCTTGCGGGATATTCTGGAATAACATACATCCCGATTCCTCCAAGAACTGCGCCAACAACAAGCACAATTGCGGGAATAAATTTGTTATCAATAAATTCAGTAGTTTTAATAATCATACCGATACAATAACAAATAAGAGTGATAGCCGCGACAGTAGCAATTCCGAAAGTTTCCATAATGTATACCTCCTAAATTTTAAATATTTATTTTGGACTCTGGTGTTGAGTCATCTATAACCTTGAGCGAAGTGATGCATTTGTTATATTTAGCGTCTCCGCTGTGATTTCCGCCAACAAGATTGTAAGCATTATGTAAATTCACAAATTCATCAAATTCATCTGATGGTATATAACCCAACTCAAAGTACCTTTTAAATTTAAGATTGATTTTATCCCCAAGTTCTTCGCGAGTAGCAACGGTGATATTGTTTATTTCCACCTTAAATCCATCATATTGTTCTCTCAAATTTTTAATTTGTGATTCTAAAGAATTTATAGACGTTTTAAATTCCGATGATAGTCCAGATATAGATTCCTTAATTTCCCGTTTTTCAACATCGTCTTTTAACTCTATACCGAAAGCGTCACGTAAATTCTTTAATACATTAATACATTGAAGAATTATTGATAACAATCCAAATACTATAAGGAATATCACCCACGGACTTGTTTGTGATATTATTTCTACTGCTTCTGAACTCATATAAAATCCTCCTTTATAAAAAAATAAGACTCAATCCTCCAACATAAAGAAGATTGAGTTAATGAAAGCCGAGGACGTTTTGATATCTCCGAAGTCTGCAATTGATATTTTCTCTATATCAACATCAACTTCTTGCTCACCTAATTCTGCGATATCTTGTTTTATATCCTCAGCATTTTTATTTCTTGCAACTATTTCTTTTAATAAACTACAGTAAGGTTTTAGTGCATCTTCGATTCGCGAAAAGTTTTTACGAATTTTGTATAAGATAAGTATGTTGATATCAGGCAAATTACTTTGTGCCGCCCTAACATACTCATTGATATAATATTGCATATCTTTGTTAGATAACTTCATCGTATTTCTCCTTTAATTCAATCAATTATTAACATATAAAATAGTTACTCTTGCATGACACTGTATACTACCTGTTGATAAATTTTTTATGCGCACTTTGACTGTTGTACTGTTGTCAAACCAAAAAGCCGTTAAACATGCACTCGCAGAACCAAAAGCGGCGCACTCAATTATTCCTATTGGTGTTTTATCATTCGTCGCAACATTAATAGAAATTTCATTTATTGCTGACGCGGCTATTGATTCGTCGGATGTAGTGTATGTCGTTTTAGATAACAAGTTTGATTTACTACTATTTAGATTTGATATTGCTCCCGTTATACTTCCGTCACCTATGCTTGATATAGACGTATTACCCAAACTGATATTATTTAAAACAATGTCACCAGTAGATGAAATTGAAAAATCGTCATTATCAAGTTTTGTATGATTTATACCATTACTATGAAATATAGATTTGCCAGTAAGAGAATCAACTTCTAATCCGTTAGCATTTAAAATTGTTTCGTCATAGGATTGTCCGTCTATATCACCAGTAACATTACGTCTAATTAAATCAATTTTAGAATTATAAGAATCTATAATAGTATTGTATAAAACACCTTCTATAGTAACTTCATCAATAGTACCGCTACTCCAATAATCTCTTCCTAATTTGTTACTTGATGAAATATGGTCTTGGACACATGTCATATGTGTACGGGTGTATGATGAATAATTATTTGACAATTCATATAAATTAACTTGGTCGCCAACTCTGTAATAATATCCAGAAATCCATGGATTATTAAATGTATATTCATCATTATTGGTGTCAAATATTTTAAAACTACTTAATTCATTTTCTTTAATTTCCCAATTACCTATAGTCCCGCGTGAAGCAACCATATATCCGCTATTGGTTAGTTTAAAATTTGGGCTATGTACCGTTAAAGAACCAAGAGTGTCAGTTCCGATATTAACGCCTCCGCCGCCGTAAATATTAATTACGCCGTTCTGTGACGTTAAGTTTAGTTGCTTATTAGCTAAAATGTTGGCGACATCTGTTACCGTTAGCGACAAAGTACCGTCTTTAAGATTCAGCGTTGAAGAACCGTTAGTGCCACTAACAGCGAGAGTAATGCTATCGCGCAAAGCGGCAATCTCACTAAACGCAGTTTTAACAATAGAATCAGAATAATCACTCGACACATCATCCCAATAATTCGCGTCCGTTGGGAGATTACCAGTTGTAGAAACTAACGCTTTGTAGAACTTGCCGTTATATACAACTATATCACCCGCGCTATAAGACTTTGTATTGTCATAAACACCATCTGCGCCAGAAGTTTGTGTATCATTAACAGACTGCGAAACCACCATTAAAAGTTTATCGGCGGACATAGATACATCAGCAACGTCCGAAATAATTCCGTTTGTTGTCGTTTGCATCGCACCCCATTGTGTCGTTAAGCTACTGCCGTTAAGTGTGATTTGATTTGAATTGAATATTGGCGTTCCACTTGCATCAACGCTATCTGAGATTCCTGTCCAATTAATCTTATTCTTTGTAACAGAGTTATCGCCAAGCATATTTGTACTTATCAAGCTATCTGCTATAGCGTCCCTCTGAATACCGCTTTGAGTATTCCATAACAGCTTTTGGTTTCCGTTGCTGTCAGCCGCGCTATAAATCTTAATGTCATAAACATTGTTGGTATCCGCGCCGATTAGCATACGAAGGTCGCTATTAGCGTCAAAGAATTTCATGCGCGAATTATCAAACGCGACAGAACCGTTTATATCGCTAACAATTTCAAGATACTTGTTTACTGTAATATTTTCAGTAACTAAATCGAAAATTGTAGCGGAGTCCGCTTCGAGATAATTTGTCATTAAAGTTCTTATAGTTGCGTTGACCGCTTCCAAATCTTCAATTTGTGCATTTGTAATCTGTGCATTCTCTATTGCGGTATTGGTTACTTGCAAATATGGCTTTATTAACGAAGCCGCCACCTCAGAAGCAACAGCAGAAGCATTATTTGACGCATCAATCCTAATTTGGTTAGAGCGTGATGAAATATATGAATCTAAAATTGACTCTATATCAGAACTGCCCGCCCTACTTTTAATAATATCTGCAAATGTTATTGAAAAATCGGAGTAATCTAATGCATTAAAATTGATTTCAGATACCCTAAAACGGCAATTTTTTCCTATAAAAGTGTTATTTTCTATGTTAATATTATCAGCTATATTTACCACTAAATCGCCGTCTTCTGGTGCGGGAGAATATGCAGTAGCTTTATTTCCAATTTCTAACTTAACATTACTAATTTTAACTTTCGCGCCATCTAATGTTCCATTTCCGTATAATCTAAATCTTAAACGTGTATATTCAGAACTAAGTTGATTTGCCGTAAGTTTAAATGTTCTTTCATATACACCAATTTTATTGTTCGCAACATACTGTTGAACACGCTGACCTTCTGTCGGAACAATCGCAGTACCGTTTAACTGGACATATAAATGAGAGTTGTCCGTAACTTCTCCGATTACTTCATAATCCGCAGTAATCGTTAAAACACAACCTTCCTCGTCAAAATAATTTTCACCGAAATCTGTCGCGTAATAATAAGTTGTATACGCTGAATTATTTTCGGCGGCGGCACTTGTGCGTGCATTTTTAGTATTTAATAAAATATTTCTACCAATAGTATCATCCTCTACATCAAAACTATCTTCTAATTCCATATTGATGTTCGAGTCATTATATTGATGTGCGAATCGTTCAGTGTCGAAAATGAGATTTATAAAATCTCCAAGCTGTAAATGGTTTCTGAGAGATTCAAAGTCTTTTGTTGCGTATAAATTATCAGTATCTACGCTCCATACAAGTTGCGGTCTTGATTCGATATCAAGTCTTTTCTTTGCCGCTTGATATAATTCTTCTGATTCCGCAATAATAGCAAGCGTATCATCTGTAGAAGTTATCAAATAATTAGAATCTACATAATCACTTTCTTTATAAAGTGATTTTATAATTTGTGGATAATTAACTGCATCCTCAGAAAAGTTTTCGCCAAATGTATTATAATAATATTCAAGAGATGATTTTTCCGCTATATCCTTTAATTGTGATAAATCATCATCAATTCTTTCTTTAATATCATTTACTTGTTCTGTTTTCTTGTCAATTAATTCGTCAAGTTCTTCTACGTATACCTGATAATCTTGCCATTCTTGATAATGTGCATTCCACGTTTCTCGCGATATAGTTTTAGTGTTATCCCACGGTTCTGTATATCCAGACTCAGCAAGAGTATTAATAAGTTCCAAATACGTTTCACGTTTTAGTATAAGGTCGTTTAAACCATACATTTCCCAAACTATATCACTATTAACTTTATCTTCACGTTTTCCGATTTCACCACTTCTATATTTAATTTCATTTTCTATATCTGGAATATTCACAGATTTATAAGAGTAATATAATGCCGCGTCAGCCGATTTATTTAACTCTTCATAATCAATAACACCGCTTTCATCTGTATATATTTGCTCTATTAATTCCACCGCCGCCTTAAACATTGCTAAATCGGTTTGTAAATCATCAAGAGAATAATATACAGTAGAAGACCAATTGTTATTAATAGAATCTTGTGGTTGTCTATCCATTAAAGCCGAAAGTAACTGTTGCTGATGACTATAATCAATCATTAAATCTTTATAACTTTGTCTTAATGAATCGCGATAAGATTCATATAATTTGTATGTATTATAAATTTCTTTATCCATCATATAAAGAGGATAATCAACATTTGTAATTTTATTGCTACCAAAATTTACATAAGATATATCTAAATCATTATCACCGCGAACATTAAATACTGTATAAATTTCGTCATTACTTTGCTTAACTTTTATCTCTTGAACAAATCTTTCGAAAGAAAGATAAATATTTGTATTCTTGCCGTAATCATCTATAGAATAAACATTAATTACATTATGAATTGTATCAAAATCAAAAATACATCTAAATGCTTGTGCGACATCTTTTGTTAAAAATGAATATACATTCTGGCTATTCGATATTGAAAACGCCCGCATCAATGTTTGAATAGACCTATCAACGTGTCCTATAGTCCAACCATAATAATCATCCGAAAGAACCAAATCAAGCAAACTTAATTTTGAATCATCAGGATTATATAACTGAATTTTTTTCTCTGGTAATCCTGTCGGTGTGAGATTTTCTGTAAACATTTCAAGACTTTGTGTAGTTCCTTGATTTACAAAGAAACCAGTAATATGTTCATATTGCATAACACTTTCGCCAGAATAAGCAGTAAACGACTTCATTTCATATCTCGTATTTTCCGCCTTTATTGTTGGCTCTTCATTGATTCGGAAATACCCATATTGCCCTAATTCTGGTATTAAAATTCCGTAAAACGAATTGAGATATTTGTAAGCGGGGTTTAATTCTTGCTCGAAAGTAGAAGAATTTGTTATATATTTCGATACTGTAAAATCTATCTCGGAGATGTCGGTAAGTTTTAATGCAACATCAAACTTTGTAACACCCGTAAGAGAGCATATAATTTTTTTATCAGCGCGGCATATAAATGGAGTAAAAGTATCTACTTTGCCGTAAGCATCATTTTTGATTTGTATCTTGCCATCTATAATCGACAGTAAATTATTTGCCAATTATAAAACACCTCCTTAAACACCTATATTTTCTAAAAATCTATAAATAAATTTACAAGTACATCTGCCTTGTATTTTAATTTCATTATCTCCGTCAATTAAGTATGGGAACATTAAACTTGTTAAATTGTCAAAGCTGTATAAACTGCCATCATCAGAAAATACATTAAAATCTTTAATTACTATTTTTTCCCCATTTTTGACGTTTACTCCAAAACCAGTATCATTTTTATTAGAAAGATTCGTAATAAAAACTGTACCATCTTCTGTCGGCATTATCTCTATAACGGGATATATTGGTAATCCAGTTGCAGTTCCATCGCTTGATATAATAATAGTTTTATCTTCCAACGTATTATTTACATTCACTTCACTTTCTTTCGTAAAAGCAAATGCAGATATATTCGTGAAGCTAAAACCTACACCCATTTTTTGTACTTGTCCCATTTCAGAATATTCTGCTTTATTAAACACGCCTATATATTCTAAATCTTCATAAACCGCCGTCCCATCATCTCTTTTATATTTAACAAACGATAAAACTTTAGGAGAGATAGGACTTGTTAACCAACCAGATAATTCGCGGATTTCTGATTGTGTTAAATATTTACCATTCCTTTTCGATATCATAATATCGAATTGCAACGTATCTTTTGCAGTTGAATGATAAAAATGAACGACTGGTGAATTATAATTTATATCGCTCATTTCGACTTTATTATCCATAAAGCCCACACTTGTGTCTGACGGTGAAGTATCGAATGAAACAAGTTCATAATCATTATTTAAACTTGATAACAATACACCGTTAAACATAAAATCTTTAGCTTGCACCGTCATTATTATTTTCCTCCATAATAAAAAGGGGAGAGTAGTAACCCTCCCCAAATATATTTACATTGCAATACCAATTTTTCTAAATGATTTAATCATATCGCTCTTTGTGTATTCCGCCGCACGTTTACAAATATCTTCAATATCAGCAACCGTGTTATTATCCGCATTACCTTCTACAGTGATATCGTAATTAATATTAATATCTCCGTTCATTCCCTTACCAGAATTAATATTTGCCGCGATATTAGGCTTTCTAATTAATGTCGATGGCGACATTTTACTTATTTTCCAAAGCATTTCGCGTTGTTGCGCATTAAATACTGTATCGCCAGAATCAAGCTGTCTCAACACACCGTCCTTGGTTAAAATTGCCTCTAAACCTTCTTCGTCTGTAAGCGTTAATCCTTGAGAAGCATTAAAAGTACCGCGAGCCTTTTTGCTCTTTGCTTGACCTTTGAAATTATTTGTTTTAATTTTTACATTAGCAGATTTAATATTTGATATAGCATTATTGTAAGCCTTTACCGCTTTAGCCGCAGAAGTCCACGGATTTAAGATGCTATTATTAAGTGTTATTCCATACGATTTAGCGATACTACTCATTCTGTCATAAGTATTTTTATAATCGTCACGTATGAATGTTAATGCGTCATTGATAGCTGTCTTTTGTGATGCAAGATATGTTTCTAAATCATTTATCTTTTCGTCTTGAATCTTTTTAAAATCTTCAAGTTCTTTATCATACGCTTTAGACATTGTGTCATACTCGTGGTCTCGCCGCGTATCGTCTAAATCCTGTTGTGCCTCTTGAAGTTTTGCTTCTAAATCTCTAATTTGAGCGCGAGTTGCAAGAGATTCATCGCCAGATAAAGCGGCAATTTGAGCCTCGATAGCGTTAATATCCTTTGTTTTATCTCGAATATTCCGCGCGTAATCGTCAGCTTCCTTTTGCTTTTGGAGATTATCTTGACGGGCAGTAACAAGTTTTTCAAAAGCCTCAGTTTCCTTTTCTATACCATCTTTAACTAAATCAAGAATTGCATCGCGGTATTTCTTTACAGATTGCACCGCATCTAACTGGTCTTTTCGCAAATCATATAATTGTTCATTATATTCGTCTTGCGAAATTATTCCTTTTTTCAATTCTTTATTTAAAGCGGAATAAGCTATTTCGTAGTTTTTAACTTCTTGTTTAGCTATTTGCATAGAACTTTGCAACATGGCAAGTTGTCCTTTACCATTTGTGTTCATGGTAGCATCATCCCTAAATGGATTCATATCACTAACCAAGTCGTAAGTAGTATCAATTTCGTTTCTGAGCGAATCATACTTTGATAATAAATTATCAAAATTCTTCCAATTAGTTTCCTTTATGGTATTATTAAGTTCTTCTATTTTTAATTTAGCTTCATTAATTTCTATTTGCGCTTCAACACAACGTTGAGATGCTTCATACCATGCTTGAGAATATTTTAAAATTTCACCGTTCGCAACTTGCGCGTCGCGTTCTTTCCCTATTGTTTTTATTCTTTGTTCATTCTCAGCAATTAAACTTACATAATGGTCTATATCGGTAGTTACTCTATCTAAATTGTCGCGGCTATTTAATTCTTTATATAAATCATTAGCTGTTTGATTTCTTTCTTGTACTGCTTCGCGCCAATCTTCCCACCACTGGAATTGCTTCTCTATATTATCAAGTTTTATTTTTGATATTTCTTGCAATTCCTTTTTAAGTTTTACAATTGCACTTTGAGTATTTTGAGCCGCCTCATACCACTTCTTATAATCATCAACTTTCTTTTTTAAATCTTCATCGCCAATAGATTCAATTTCTATTGTGCCATTTTTGACTTTTTCAACATGCCCCTCGTCAAGCCCAACTTGATTAGCTTTATCAAGGTAATAAGCATACGCTTGCTCATTCGCAAGAATTGCTTCATGTACTTTTGCCAACTCTTTTTGAGCATATGCATTAGATTCCGTATACTTTTCAAAGAGTTCCATAGTATCAGCGAGTAAGCTAATTTCGTCATTAAGACGGTCAATTTTTATTGCGGCAAAATCGTAATCAGTATTTCCAGACGCGAGAGCAGTACCAGAAGCGTAAGCTGTGCCATTCGCATGTGCTATATTACCCCTTCCGCCACCAGAAAGAACTTTTCCGTTCTTGAATAATTCTTCTGTTTGTTTATGGTTGAATACTATCGCACCTTTAGGGATACTCGTAAATTCCGCGCCTTTATCGCCAACAGTCCAGAACTTACCGCCGTAAACAACGGTTTCCATTCCTAACTCGCCAACAAGAGCAGTTTCTTTTTTCTTTGTCCCCCAATTTCCGCTTGCATAAGCTGTGCCGCCAAAATGTGCAGTACCGTTATAATTAGCAGTTCCATTATACTTTGGTGCTGAACCAACAGTATTTATATGATACGTTACCGTCCTACTAATATTGGGATAAGAGGGCGGAGAAGGAGCGTTAATATGATAATTAACAGATGGATTTTGGTCTGGATACACTGGTGCGGGCGGTGCATTAATACCGTATGTGACTTTCGGATTTTGGTCTGGATATTCTGGCGGTTCTTCCGCTTCAACAGAAACACTTACAGAACCCGCTTCGTCTGGCACTTCTACGTTATCCGCAACAGCGTCAACATTAACCGTACCCGCGTCACCTTGCGGAACTTCAACATTATCTGCTACAGCATTCACGTTTACTGTACCCGCGTCACCTTGCGGAACTTCTACGTTATCGGCAACGGCATTTACATTTACTTGTGCTTCGCTATCCTCTGGCATTTCCACTTCATTTGCCGTAACATTAGCTTCAATTTCTGGATTTATGCCAGATGTGTCTATATCACCCTTTGCTTTAACATCGGCTTCGACAGTTACGGCTTCTCCGAGTTCTGGTCTACCGCCCATACTGAACTGTTCGTCAGCGTGAATCTCTCCAAGTTTCTTGCCGTATTGTTCCGTTCCTTTATCGACACCACTTGAAATACCTTTGCCAACAGATTCAGTTACTTCTTCACTGTTTGCGCCTTGCGAAATACCTCTTGATGTACTTTCTGCAAGTGCCGCTTCGTCTACATGCGGCGTAATCTGAATTCCAAAACTACCATCACTATTCATCATAAGAGAATAGTTTTGACCTTCTAATCCACCGTTGCTTTGTAATGCTTCGGTAACCGCATTAGCGTTTTCTATCATTGACGCGACAGAAGCGTTAGCTTGTTCGGCTATTGTTGCCGCCATGTTATCAGTACCAGAAACTTCCGCATTACTTAAATCTATACCTAATTTCGGTGCTAAGTCGCTGATTTCCATACCAGATATATAATCAGCTATTTCCTCTTGCGTGGCGTCTGGGCTTAACCCTTCGAGGTCTGAAGCTAATCCATTTTCTGAAATATATTGCGCGATAGCATGATTTGCGCTATCAACAGCTCCTTCTGCCGTGCTAACAGCATCTACGCCAAGCATTCCGGGGGCATATTTATCTACGGTTTTAGTATAATTTAAGTCCTCAACAGCTTCTTGCGCATCTTTAAGTAATTCAATTCTATTCTTAAAATCCATTGAAGAAGAATCAGAAGCATTGAAGTTCATAAGATTATTCTCAAACCCATTGCGCTCTTCAACTCGTGCCGCGAGTTTCGCGGTTTTTGCAAGTTCGGCGTTTAAAGCGTTGAAACTATCAATATCATCTGATTGAGATGCCGCATGTCGGGCTTCTTGCACATCATTAAGATGGTTCGCCAGACTTTCTGTGGATTTAGATATTTTATCAACGGTTTCGATGCCGTCACCATATTTCTGTAACGCTTCATCTGCACCGCCGATAGACTGCATTAATTGGTCATAGGATTTGCCAACTCTCGATATTTCTACAGAATGCCCTTCGAATCCATCTAATGCTCCGACAAGTTCAGATGCCATTGATTCTGATACACCCCAAACTTTAGCAACATTAGCAATATCTTCCGAGGACATTTTAATATCTTTATTAGCACCAACAAAAGTTTTTCCTAAAGATTCTCCCGCGCTGTTAAGTTCAGAAAGAATTTTAGTGCCATTTATTTCAGATTCCCATTTTCCGCTGCGTTCGTTTTGTGTTACATCATAGAACTTTTTGTAGTTAGCTTCTGCTTCGGCATAAGAATCCGCAATCTCTTGATTACTTGCTTTTGTCATATCCGCGTAAGTCCAAGCGTCCGTAAACGCTCTTGCCTGAGCGCCGCTCGTCCAACCTCTATCGACTTCTTCTTTTAAGTTTGCGAACGATGCGGCAACTGCATCGAGATTCTTAGTTGATTCATAATCACCGCTTGCTGTATCAAGATATGTATTTAATTTAGAACCTAAACCAGATAATTCTATCTGCGCATCGTTTAAGTTTCCTATACTTGCTTGAACGGTTTTTATAGCTTGCGCATATTGCGCCGCTTGTGATTTTAATTCACTAATACTTTCAGCACCTAAACCGCCTTGCCTTGCATCACGCGAATTTGCTTTTGCAATTTTATCTTGAATGTTTTGATATGATTTCGCTAAACTATCTCCGTATGATTGAAGTTGTTTTATATCAGCTTGATTATCGGCTCTTTGACGAGAAATTGAACTTGCCCTATTTTTAGCAAATTCTGAATAATTCAATCTAAATCCGTTCGCGGTTGTTTGAATAGCAGAATCATACCTACTACCTAAAATACCCTTTTCGCCAAACGACAATCCCTTTGAAGAAAATCCGCCTTTTGCCGCCGCCGCAGTATTAGAAAATCTATTTTCAAAATCATTTATACTTTCGGTTACGCTTTCAAAATTATCTTCCACAAGCGCAAGAGCAACAGACCCATCTGTTGAACCGTTTGCAATTCCAGTGAAAAGATTCTTAATTTTATTAGCGGCGTTATCCATTCCAGAGGCATTGACTTCATTCACAAAATCTCTAATACTTTGTGTTGAGTTTTCCCACCCTTTGCTGAACCCACCATTTAAAGCCATATTTGTGAGTTCTTCTGCGACACCCTCGTATTCACCATAACCGAGGATAGTATTGAGGAATTGGTCATCACCCATCGTTGGTCTAAGCATTTTATTTATCTGATTTCTTGCACTTTGATATTCCTTCTCGAAACCAGATAATGCTTTACCTGTAGATTTATCCGTAAAAGCGTCAAGATATTCGTATTGTTGGCTTAATCCTTCAGAATATTCCTTATTTAAGTCTACTAATTCATCTTGTAGCTTCGAAACTGTTTCTTGATTACCGCTTTCCATAGCGGCATTGAGTTCATCCTGAGTTTTTATATAATTATCAGTAACTTGGTCTAAGTGTTCCGCCTCGGACATATAAATACCTTTACTATGTCCTTGACCTGCTAATGTATTTATTGCGAGACCAATTTTACCAGTTAACGTACTTGTTGAAACACCATTGCGCATATATGCATTATCCATACTAATTGCGCGTCTTGCTGATTCAGCGGCACTCTTAGCTTCAACATCTGCTATTGTTTTTTGATAAGTTAACTTTGTTCCAAGTTGTGCGTTTTCATTTTTTAATTGCTCAACTCTTGAAGCCTCGCCAACAGAAGAAACTCCGCCTTGCTCGATTGATTTAATTTCTTCTTGATTTTTTGCAATTTGAGAAGTGATATCCTCAACTTGCTTTCTTGCGGCATTACTATTTGTTAAACTATTAGATAATTTTTGTTGCGCTTCTGTTAATTGCTCAGTATTATCGTCCCATAATTTAAATGCGACAGCCGCGGCAGTTGCAACACCCGCTGTTATTCCCATCGCGGGTAGCAACATTCCCAATCCTTTTGTTGCGGACAGCAAAGATTCTCCCATCATTTTTGCTGTTCCAATCTTACCATATTCCGCAACTACTTCGCCGAACTTCTCTTTGCCGAGTCCTTCTGTAAATTTCTTTGTAAATACGCCCGCGCCCTTAATGGCAGTTGTACCTAATCCGCCGAGAATAACAGTGCCTAATCCGCCACCAGTCGCATTAATAACACCGTCAAGTCCTTTAACCATCATAGTTCCCATATCAACGCCGAACTTAACAAGGTCACTATTGATTACATCATTCGACAATGATTCGAACGCTGATTTAAACTGTGCCTGTTTACCCGCGATAGAGTTAAGGAACGATTGATTTTCTTTTTCTGCTGAACCCGCAGAATTCATAGCCGCCGCGTAAGCATCTTCCGCATCCTTCCAGTTTGTCATCATTGACGAGAAGAATGAAGCACCACGCTTGCCCGCGACTTGTTCTATAATAGCACATTGTTATTTTGCGGAGTCGCAAATTCCGCATTTTATATCACACTTTAACTCCTAAATTTTTTAAATTTTGTATTAAAAAAAGTTCCATATTATCTACATAATACGGAACTCTTATAATATCTATTTGGTTTCTTTTACAATAATTATTTTTCATTTTATCATGCTTTTTTGTATATTCTAATTTTAATAAAGACTCTTGATAGGATTCTTTATTACTAAATCTAACTGGTTTAAAATGTTGTTCTCCATCATATTCAATTATTATATTATATTCTGGTATATAACAATCAAAAGGTAGGGTATAAGTATCTTTGCAATCTTTAAATGTTTTTTCACGTTCTATAATTAATCCCAATGATTCTAAAAACGTACACATTAACTCAGATTTATGCGTAACATTGCTTTTTCTACAACAAGAAACTCTATTATGTACAATGCTAACTGGTGCTAATGTAAAATAATAATCATGCAAAGAACAATAAAAATTAGCGTGAGTTGAAAAATTTACATAACTTCCATCGTTTATGATAGACAAAGATGGAAATTTGTTTTGTATAATTCTATTCGCTTCATTTATATTTATTGTACATCTATTTGAGACGTTTTCGAAATAACATAAAGCACAACCGCTTTTACAATTACATAACGTAGAAAACGTTTTATTAAATGTCGCGTCATGTTTATTACAATACCATACACTTTCAGAATTCGAATATCCTTTATATTTTATGAGACTAACATGACTATTTAATATATGTACTCTTGCTTCTACCTCTTCATTAGTCAACGTTAATTTTTCCAAATTCTTTTCGATACCACATTTTATGCACCCTTTGCCAGATATTATGTCGTTAATGGTTTTTGTGTGAATAACATTATGTACTCTACATAAACATTGAACTCTATCTGTAGAATGTACATAGTCTTCAAGTATCTCAATATTTGGATTTAATATTTTTAATTGTTGAATGTCATATCTCTTTTTAAAATCTCCAGAAGAAGCGGGATTGCAATATTTACAACCGCCACAAGATTTACGCTTCATGTTACTTTTACGCATTTTCTGAATCCCATATTCCCTATGTTTTTCGCATATGAAATATATATAATATATCCCATTCTCATCAATAGAATCTATATATTCGAATCCCTTTTCTTTTGCTAATTGCGAATCATAATTCTTGTCAATTTTAATTTTTTTAGATAATATAGTTCTTTCCCTACCACAATAATAGCAACCTTTTCCGCTTTTTAAATGACCAAACGAAATTTGTTGCACTCCTTTTTCTTCATGTTTTGGACATATATATTTTAATTTAGAAGATACATTTTTATATTCATCTTCCGTTGATAGTAATTTATATCCTCGTTTTTTAAATTCATTACATGCATCTATATAATTATACTTTTTCAATATTTACATTATTAATGTGATATAAAACCCGCACTTTCATGCGGGATTAGACTATTTCTTAACCACACTCGTTAGAGTAGCAGTAACACCTTTTCCGTTTAAGGGGTTTTCTCCCACGCCATTTGCGATTGCGCCGTACTTCTATTGATTCAGATATTCTGGATTTCCACCATTATTCTCTATGTCTGAATCCCTACATGGGAATAGTCGTTGAACGTTTACCCTCGGCTTAACTACCTTTTGATGAAAGGATTACGTTAGGGTACTTCGCTACAGAACAGCGATTGTAAAAGCACTTAGGTTTTGCCATATGCCATCCTTATGTTGTTTCTGCTTTCGCACCTTCATAACTTAATTTCTTAGTTATTGTGGTATAAGGCTTTACGCATTACCTGTAGTTAAATGTTTTAATTATGCACATTTCTGTACATACGGGTTACTATTAGCCCGATTCATATCTGAGATAGAATCCCAATTTTTAGCGAGTTCACCCATAATCTCATAGGTTGATTTGAATTCTTGTCCGCCATCTTCGAGAATATCGACTCCGCCTAATTGTATAAGTGAATCTCTAAGTTTTGCTGTGGATGTCGCCATACCTTCGGTATCTTCACCCGCATCAGCTAACTCTGTTTTCATCAATCTGTTACTTTTATGACCATAGATTTACTATGGCGGCAAGGTATTTCTGCCTTGCTCTCACATTTCATTTATATTATGGAATTATAGTGTGAGTTCGGACTGGATATCACTCCTTTTAAGGAGAACAACTTGCGTTATGATGTTACCACCATACCGACCGCAGTCTCTTGGGATAAATTACTATTTGTAATTTCTTTCCTAAGTCTTTAGCCTCCCATATAGCCATTTGACTTATATAGTTGTTATGCCACTAATTTATATTGCGTAAGTGGACATGTATTACTACATGATGGGCATGTATGTCTACCCCTGATACGCAAAGCAATTGTTTTTAACGCAGTACCAGTTGCGGCGGGGTCTTGCATGGCATCGTTCGCGGCAACAGTTAAACCGATAGATTCTTCCAGTGAGTTGTTAGCAGTAGCTAACGCACCACCAGACCTTTTAAGTGATTCACCAATTCCTGTTGACGAGATAGCAAATTCATTCAATCTGTTACTTTCAGCTTTAAAAGCCTACTGACTATGTATAAACATAGCGGCAAGGCATTTCTACCTTACTCTTGTATTTCATTTTTAGATTATAGTACAAGTTCGGACTGAATCTTCATCCTACAAATAGGAGAGGGCTAAACCATAAATGTTACCACTTACGGTATTACAGTCTCTACGGATTTATAATATACATTATATCTTTCCTCGGTCTTGTCCATCTCTGGATTTTAACCGATATAGCCTCTTGCTTACTACTGTGTTACCACAGCGTTAGGCAACTAACTTACCTACTTTGTTAAATGCGTCAACAATATGTAATGAATCTTCGGCTTGAATATTAAAGCCCTTCATAACCGCGACCATATCAGTTGCGGCTTCTTCGCTTGTCATACCTTCATCGCCAACATTAGCGAATAACGCGGCGTTCTTTCCTAATTCCGCCGAATCTTGAAGATTATAACCTAATCTCGCAAATGTAGCTGTAGCTTGGACAAGTGACGTTTGCGTTGCACCAATTTCCATTGATGTGCGCTTGATACCCTTTGAATAATCTGCATATTCTTTATCGCTATTATCCGTGACTTTGTAAAGTTCAGTCATAGCAGAATCCATCTGCGCGACATTAGAATACATAGCTTTTACAGTGCCAGTTACAGCCCTCGTAATAGCGTATGCGCTCATAAACTGACCGACAACATTTGCGCCAAAATTACTAAAGCCATCTTTAATCTGGTCTATGAAAGTCATTCCAGTTTTTCGTTCAACAGCGGCGCGAGAGAAGATAAGTTGAGCCTGTTTATCAGCATCTTTTATTTCTGTCTCTGTAGTCGCGTTTGCATAAGCCTCATTGACATCGTCAATTTGCTTTTTATAAGGTTTAAGCATACGGCTATTTGATTGAATAGCCGCTTTAAATCTATTTTGCGCGATTTCAGCATCTCGACTATCAATAGCATTATTTGCGTCAAAAAATTCTTTTTGTAATTCTGCTTGTTGTTTGAGAGAATCCATACGCGCTTGTTCAAAGCCGTCCAATTTACCATGTTTTGCCATAGTTTCTGCTTGTATTGCGGCTGTATTCCCAATCGCTTCCGAATATGCTTTATAAGCATTAGAATTTTTATCTGTAATTTTTGACTGTTCAAATTCAAGAGCATTTATTTGTTTCTGCGCACTATAAATATCTTTGAATTGCTGATTACTAACTTGCGCTTGTATACTTGCTTCTTTCTGTGCGGCGGCAGTTCCAATTTGAAGTTTTCCCGCGCGTTCCATATACGCAAGATTTTGTTTTTGAATATTTGATAAATTGCTATAATCTTCCGTACCCTTTTGCGCATCATATTGATTAAGTAAATTCTGCGCCTTATTTGCAAGGAATTCTTGTTCAGTAGAACCATCGCGTGCTTTAACTGCGGCTGTTTGCAACTTCTGATAACCTTTATATACATCAGAAAGAGATTTAGCATAAAGATTAGATTGATTCGTTGCATCTTTATACGCATTCTTTTGACGCTGAATAAAATCTTTAGCGTCATTATTTGAAGCGTTGGTATCGCGCATACTCTCGATAGAACTTCTTGCGGTATCAGATATTTTATTATCTTTAAGTATTGCGTTGATATCATCAATCTGAGTCTTAGCTTTCTCTCGCAACGCATTAGCTTGATTTGAATCGCCCATATTACGCGCCGCATTTAAATACGAATTTAATCTGTTTTGTGATTCTTTTGCCGCTTTAATTTGCGCATTATCATAATCCTTAAACGAACTATTAAGTTCCTTTTGTCTTTCAGCGTGATTTATTCTATCAATTTTAGCCTGTTCTTGCGCTATGCGTTTGCTCTCAGCGGCTTCTGCTTTTGCCGCGTCATTAAATGCCTTTTCAATTCCCTTTTGTCTTTCGGCATGTGTTTGCTGAGCAATTTTAACTTGTTCCTTCGCACTACGTTGCGCGGCGGCGCGTTCAGCTTTATCTAAATTATCAAAATGCTGTTGAGCCTGTTTAGCCGCGATAGCTTCTTGTTTTTTATTGCTTTCATCTCTTGCCGCAATATGCGCTTTTCTTGCCGCGATTGCAAAATCTTTATAATTATCGCTGTTTTTACCGAATTGTTTTTGCGCTTTTTGCCTAATGAGTTTAGCTTCATTAAAATAATCATCTGCTTGTTTTTCTAAACTTTCTCTAAGATGCGTTTTCTCACCCGCACTAACAGATTTTTCTAAAGCCTTATAACCATCTTTAACAGCTTTATTATATTCCGATAAATATCCTTTAACGCCTTTTGCAATACCAGTTCCGCCGCCAACACCACCGCTAAGTGATTTTTGTAAAGATTCTTGCGCTTTCTTTAGAGAAGAAGAGTCGATATCCATACCGACTTTAACTTTCTTCCCGTCCATAGCCTTTATTTTTTGTTCCGCTTGTTCCAGTTTTTCCAATCCGTTCAACTGGACTTCAACGGTAGCTTGATAATCAGCCAAAAACTACACCCCCTTTATTTATATAAAAAGTTCGTCAGAATCTTCGTCCTCCGAATCATCAATTACATAAATTTTTGTTGTTTCGGTGCTGTTATGTCCAAGAAGAGACTGAGCGACTTCTAACGATTTGCCTTGTCTAACAACGATATCGGTAGCCCTTGCTTCCCTCAGACAGTGTGGATGAAATCTCCGACCAAGTAGGGGAGTAAAAACATTTTCGCTCCAATCATTAAATGCTGTCATTTTAAGTTGGCGCGTTGTACCATCCTTCTGTTTATTTACAAAAATATACGGGCAATCATCATCGCCACGAAAATCTAACCATTCGCGAATTGCGTCCATCGCCCATTCTGAAATTTTAAATTGCCGTACCTTGCCAGTTTTTCCGCGACCTTTACATCTGATATCGCCAGTCTTGTAATATTTAGCAGTTTTTTCAACTTTATTCCCGTTCTCATCAGTCACTATAACTGTCTTTTCAATTGGCTTTTGATATGCAATTTCTTTTCTAAGTTGTCTTGTTTCCGCGCGGCGACAACCAGTATCATAAGTCACCGCCAGATAAGCAATATATTGTAGATAATTACGCGGTTTTTCTTCACGCAATTTAGTTATCATATTCATAAGTTCTTCATGTGTTGGCGGCTGTTTCGTATTAACAAATGACTTCTCTGGTTTTTTAATCGAACTATTTATAAAGTTTCTGAAAGTTGGATATTCGTCCTCATAATAAACCATTATGTAGTCATTAAAACTCGAAATACAACTTCGTTTTGTGCCTATATCAGAAGAACTGTGGTTAAGTGACACTAACCAATTCTGAAATCTTTTATAATCTACACTTCTGATTTTAGTGTAATCTTTATTATTTAAATTCGTGCGTATATAATTAATCCAAATTTTAAGACACGACTTATAAACTCTTCGAGTCGCATCAGATAATTCAATATTGTTATCAAAGAAGTCATCGTAAAGCGCACGATTTAATTCATTACATAATGCCCATTCTTCGTCTGTTACTGGTTTTAATCTTTTCAAGGCTTTCCAACGCCTCCTTTCTTTATTAATTTCTAAAATTATTTTCGTAAAAGAATAGGGCGGTTATGTCACCCATAACTCGCCCCATTAATTATTTTGAATCATTGCAAAACTTCGGTGTATCAATCCATTTCCCTACATAATCTTTTATTGTTTCATCATATATAAAAACATAGGATTTTTTATTCTTTAGGCTTTGTATGCCATCCATACTACCATTTCTTCTTTTTTCTTTTAGGCAAAACCCGTTTCTAACTATTCCATTATAAGACATGACATTCACCTCTTAGAATCCCGCCGCGCTACAACCTTCATCAAGCCGCGACTGCATTAATCCAGAAGCTATCGTCCAGAACGGAACGCCGCCACCACCAGAATATCCGCCGTGTAATCCCGCTTCGGCAGAGTCAATGACTTGAGTCATAGTCCAAGGTGTACCAGTAGAATATCCGATTCCAGTATTAAGTCCTACTTCGCCGCTCGCGCCATTTCCAGTAATATGTGCGGGAACAGGTATTTGCGGTGTATCGCCTAAATTTCCAGTTCTTTCGTACCTTTTGGGTGAATAATCTCCATAGTATTTATATATATATGTATATAAATCAATTTCAATTTCATCGAGAGCGTATGACACGGCAGTTAAAGATTTATCTAATAAATCACTTTTAATTGCGCCCAAAGTCATATAATCACCGCCTTAAAGCATTCTCGCAAATGTATTATACTGTTCCTGATTAATCTTTCCGCTTCTAAAAAGCAAATCAAGTGCGTCTTTCGGAGTATTACAATTCCCGCCAAGCATATTTTTCGCTACAATTGACGGGTCAAAATTATTACCATATCTCTGTTGCGCATTTTGCATAAATGATTTTACTGCATCAAAAATATTATTCATAAATTAAGCCTCCATCATTTCATAAATTCCGCCAACGTATTAAGAATCTTATCCATTTTGTCATTCATATTATTAATTTCTTCTCGCGTCACATATTGATTTTGAATCGGCGGCGGCGTAACTTCCTTTAAAGTCCATTTGCGCTCCGCACTCGGAAATCCGTTTACATCACGCGCTCTAAGCCTAAATTCTGTCATTGCTTCGTTTAAAAAGAGCATTGACGCGCCCGCGTTAATTTGATATCCATCTATATTATTAATATCAGACACAAGCATAATAGTTAGCGGTCTGCCCTGCGTCTGTACCTGTCCAAAATTATTCTGATTCATCAATTATTCCTCTTATAATAATAAAGTGGGACTTCGTTGCCAGAGTCCCACGCATCATAATAATCACCATTTATAACAGTTACTACATGGTCGCCAATTCCAAGTATGTAACATCCATTTTTATAATCTTCGCAAAAATCCATTACTGTATAACAGTCTGGACAAGTGTTGGGGATGGAATGTCGTGAATACCCCCATTTCCTTAATAATGCGCGAAATACTTCATTAGACTTTGGCATATCATATATTTCCCCGCCAGTAATACATAGCGAGAAATAAGCATCAAACCATTCAAGATTTTCCGCTTTACATAATGCGCGCACAGTACAATCGCTTACTGACTTATTTGCGGGATTTGGATTATAATATATCCACGACATTTTACCACCCCCTTACTTAGTGATTATTATCACTGTCCACTTCGTAACTTATTTATCCAATTATTTATTTCGGACTGCTCATGTTGAGTTTTTGCCTCATCGTACAACTGCTCAAGACTTGCAATCATCCTGTCGTGAATACTATGCCCTGAGTAGCCGCCGTCCATTGAGCGATTCATACGGGGGTTACTATATCCCCTATTATAATTCGACATGTCTCTTTGGTATGGCGACGGCATGTTATAGCCAGAATAACCATTATCGCCCATACCATTACCTTCTCTTATACAACTAATATCTTTAAGTGCTTCCACTATATCTTTAACAGCTTTGACCTGTGTGGCGTCTTTTAATTCGCCAGTTTTAACAACCTTATGAATTTCTTCTACAAGAAGTTCCTCAAGATTGTCTAAATCTTTATTCATATTCGTCATTGTAATTTATCCCCCAAAATTTCTATGTGCGCGTTTTTCATTAAAATCGGTTGGTCTGACAGATTTACAACTGTCACATACTGACAGCATCCACACCAAATCGGTACGGGTATTTCGCAAGAAACATTCCGAAATTCATCAACCGCGGCGGGAGTTGCAATCATTGTGCTTACTGGAACAGTAGCCCCATTCACAGCGAAAGCAATGCTAATCTCACCCGCTGTACCACCTGTGGGAATCGCGATATTCGCACCGAAGTTAATAGGAAACTGTTTACACGGAGTATTATTACAACACGGACAAGTATTTCTCTTGTTCGCGCCGCCATAAAGTCCAAATACTGAACTTCCTTCCGTAAATTTGATTTTTCCTGTTGTGTCTTTAATTACAACAGTATCGAAAATTGCAGAGCCATTTGGGGCGATAGTTTGAACATTATTAGCAGTATAGAATCCCATAGTTACACCTCCAAATTAGGAGTTGCAACCGCAACCCTGATTCTGCGCCCAACCGTAGAACGGTCTTGCATACGGCGGATTAAGGAATCCTAAAAGCTGATTTGTCTGCATCTGATTATCGCTCTTGAGTGCTTCCGTCTGAGCGTTCTGAGATGCGGCGAGGTTGTTCATATACGCTTGCATACGAAGATTCTCATTTTCCTGTTTTACAGCTTCAAGCTGAGACTGGAACATCTGGTCTTTGATGCTCTGGAATCCCGCGTTCATCTTTGTTTCAATGTCGTTCATCGCAGATGCGATTTCCGCCCTATCTGAACAATGTTCCGCGAGAAGAGACGCTTTAAGGTCAGCGGTAGCCATCTTAGAATCGCAACAGCACTGTTGACGAGCCATCTCATAATTTCCCATCTGTGCAAGGATAGCATTATGACCATTGTTAAGAGTGGAGATAGTGTCGAACTTATCATTGCTCATTTGCATCTGTACACCGTTAATTGCTTGCATATTAGCCATAGCCTTATTGCAAGAATCAACAGAAGCATTTGCAAATCCATTGGATACAGCGGTGTTAAGATTATTCAACGCAGTCATAACACCCATCTGGTCAAATCCTTGCTGTACGCCAGAATTGTACATGTACGGTACGGCAACAGCAGAAAATCCGCCATCATTATTTCCGCCGCCGAAATTGCCGCGACCATAGCCGCCAAATCCACCGCCGAAAAGCAGAAGGATAAAGAGGATAATCCACCAACCTCCGCCAAATCCGTTGCCAAAACCATCATTGTTACTACCTGTGAGTGCCATAATATCTGCGGCTGAAAGTCCGCTTCCATCTGTAAGAGACATATACGTGTCCTCCTTTAAAAATAATAAAAATAAAATTGAAATGTTACTTATATAAATAAAAAGACCCGCCGATTGGCGAGTCTTAATACTTATCAATATTGAGCGTTACTGTATATATCGTCTATGGTCGCTCTTAACTTTATCAAGTGAAACGTGTGCGTACTGTAATGTTGTCTTAATCTGAGAGTGTCCTAAAATTTTCTGCACAGATTCGATAGGCATTCCAGAATTAATACCTTTAGTAGCCATAGTATGTCTAAATCTATGCGGAATGACGTTATCAACACCACTTTTAATTGAAACATTGTATAATATTTTGCGTATACTACTTGGAGTTAATCTATTATTCGGCTTACGTTGAGTCACGAAAACAGCGTCCACCGTATCTTCTCTTGAATCAATATATTTTTTTAAAGATACAATTGCGGACGCATCAACATAAGATGTTCTCCATTTTCCGCCTTTACCATATACTGTAATTTCTCTCTTTTCAAAATCTATATCTTTTTTATTTAATCCGCACATTTCCGATACACGTATTCCAGAAGAATATAGTATATCAATTATTGCTCGTTCCCTTAAATCACTACACGAACGCATAGCTTCGATTTCGATATCAGTAAACTCTTTACGCGGTCTACTATCGTTTTTATCTGGTTTTATTCTAATAGAAGGATTTTTGTCTATATATTCCTCTTCATATAACCAAGTGAAAAAAGACCTAATTATTGATTTCCTTTGATTTATTGTTGTTTTAGATAATTCTTTTCCGCTTTTTCTATTAAAACTAATTTCTTGAATATATAACCTTAAATGGTTTACGGTTATTTCATTTAATGGCATACAAAAATAATATAATAATTTTTCCAAGCACATGCGGTATTGTTCCCTCGATTTTTTGGTCATTTTACCGTCTTGTTCTTTAGCCGCCATATAAATATAATATGCATTTGGTAGTTTATATTCGGATACTATTATATTGTTTTTTATTGGTTTTATTTCATAATCAATTGAATATATATAAAGTAAATTAGCAACTTCCTTGATTTTTTCTCTGTCTAAAATATTTTCAAGTTTTAAACAAAATCCATCTACATAAGAATCATGCATAAAAACACCTCTTTCCACGTAAAACCTTATGAAATATAAGGTATAAAAAAACCGCCATGCGGCGGTTAAACAACATTCTCATTTTATTACTCTTTTTCTAAATGCCCGTTTAGTTGACTACTGTTTCATTGTTGTAATCCTCGCCAGTGACGGCTTTATATTCTTCTTTTGTCAGCCTGCCTAACTCAACAAGGTTTCGGAGCA